TGAAGACGGATCAAGATCATCTCGAACCCAACGAAGATTTCGCGGTTTGAAATTTCTTCTGTCGCCGTCGATGAATTTGATTGTGCAGTGGATGGGGTTTTCGATGGTGCTTTCAGAACGTATACCGAAAGCCTTTGTCACCATTACAGCGACCCTTATTACCGGGTCTGCCGCTGATTCAGGATATGTGTTCTTGTAGTAGTACGACTTGGGAATCTTCAACCTCATATCCCCGGCAATCCATGTGGGGTACACAAGGCATTCCTTTTCGATATCCCATATGTCACCTTCGCTGGATATCATAAATCCTTTGAACATACGGTACTGCTGTGTGCCATCGTACTTTCTCCACTTCGCCGTTGGGTTTACAGTGACCCATGGATTTGATGCTGTTTCTGTAGTAGTAGTATTTGCTATGGCATTATTATTCTCTGTTTCCGCTTTGGTTTCTTCAGCCATGGGAGCTGGAAGTTCCTCTTCTGTAAATAACGCTCTTACATTTATGAATGCTTTTGCGTATTCGGCTGAGAGGACTGGGAATAATGCCCCTATGTCGGATACGTTTATTCCCTTGATTGATTCATGAAGGGAATCAACAAGACCCTTCATTTTTATTGCTGAGCTAAAATTTTTCATTTCTTTCCTCCTCTTTTTTCTCTGAAAAATGATTGTGGGGTATGTTTTTCAACATACCCCGGGTGTGATAGATAGACAAGAGTTATGATTACATGTACTCATTGAAGATTTTCTCCATGTCGTCCATGTCCATCTCGTCAACAGGCTTGAGAGAGCTCCAACATGTCGTGTTGGTAGCATCATTCTCATCGTCAGCGTATTGACAAATAATCTTGGTCAGCATAGTTGTTTAATCCTATTTCACCTCCTGTTAAACAAAACACTGACAAGGTTGGAGTTGAGTTGAGGCATGAGCAGTTGCTTATATTGTCATGAACGCTCGTTTCGTTTCTCTTGTCATATTAATAATATATATTTGAAAATAGTTAATAATAAGGAGATGATACAATGGCTTCTATAGCTAAAGACAAGGTATTGAAGGCTGATATAAAAGATATCGGAAAGACATTTATCGAGAACATGTTTGCCGGTTATCATGATAGAGAAACTGGACAATTTCATGATCCACCTTTTGTACCAACCGAAGTCATATCTTTAAAGAAAGAAGAATATGAATGGGTTGATGGATCAATATCAACCACTGTGGGAATGTTGCTCTTCAACAGGTACATCCTTGAAAGAACCGGCATAATACAACATCTTGGTTATTGGAATAATCCAATAGATAAAAAGGGCCTCGAAAAGTTAACTTCAGAAGTTAATAACCTGACAATTCAAAACATAATTACTATGCAACAGATGGGTGATTATATTGATTCTCGTGATAGATTGGGTTTCTGGTGTGCAGCTTTCTTAGCGGTCGCAATATCACCATCACTAATCAGGCCAATGAACAATGTTAATCAACGTAAAGCCGAATTGTTCAAGCAGTATGAGAATGAGTTAAATTCAACCAATCCTGTTACTCAGACGATGACAGTTAATAAGATTGAAAAGGAACTCATGGGAATGGTTCGTGAAAATCTAAAGAATGATCCTGGATATGATCTGTATAGATCAGGCGATGGTAATCTTGATAATAACTATAAGACTATCAACGTTATGAGAGGATCTGTTTTCAATGAAGGTACAAAACGATACAACGTCGTTGAGAATTCATTGATGAATGGTATAACCAAAAAAGATATAACACCTTTTGCAAACTCTGTGTTGGCCGCAGCATATCCTTCTGCAGTTGGTACAGCCGATGCAGGTTATATGGCTAAAATAATACTTGCACTGTTGCAATCAGAACACATTGATCCGAACCCCAATTCTGATTGTGGAACAACACAAACAATTCCACTCACAATAACACCGAAGAATACTAAATATGTTCTATTCAGATATATAAATGACAATGGTAAAAAGGTTCTGACTGATCTTCATAATATTCAAAATTATGTTGGTAAAACAGTACAGCTGTATTCTCCTCAGTGCTGCGAAAGAGATGCTATCTGCGGAAAGTGTGCAGGTACTGTATTCCATAACCTCGGTGTTAAAAATGTAGGTTTGCTTGTTACACAGATCACACAGAAACTGCTGAACATCAAACTCAAATCAAAACATGACCTGTCACAGAACGCGGGTATCATTCCCAAGGAATATATCTTCTTAGATAAAGAAGGATCATCTTCACTGTATACAATCAATAATGGTATACTAACAAACAAGGTTAAACTCAAATTGTTTATACCACGTCTATTGGAAGAACTTGATGGATTTGTTAAAGAACCAACAAACATATCATGCATGGGAATATTCCCCGTCAAGTTCTATGATAAGGATGATAATGAAATATTATCAACAATGATGATTGTTCCTGCTGTATTGAATTTCAATATATATGACGACGTGCAAGAAGATCCTGATAGTTACATTGTAACATATGAAGCAGGATCAGAAATATGTGCGTTGGCCATCCAAAAGACTGCTGTAAATGTAGAATATTTTATAAACCAGATATATCTATATTCAAAATCACCACAGGTTCCATATAACCTCATGACAGAACTTATGTTCAGATGTCTGGAAATCAATGGAGTTGATCTTACTGGTCCTGCAATAACATATGAGTTATTGGCACGAAGAGTATGCCGTCATGGTGATAAATCCTTTGCGTCAGTATATGGTAAAGGTGAAGCCAATCCAATGGGTTATGAAAAACAACGTTATCGTGAAGCAGTTCAACAGTCAGGTGTTCTACAAGCAATTCTGTTTGAGGATATCTCAACAGGTATGAACAAAGGTCTTGCACAGACGTTAAATGGTAAACAACCAACAACAACACCACTTGAACAAATCATAAAAAGTTAAAAAAAAATATGGGGGCATTATGCCCCCATATAATTAAAAACCATAATCTTCTTCGTCTTCCATCTGTGCTTTATATTTAGCACGAAGAGCAGCTACTTTCTCCTGTTCTTCACGGAGCTGTCTTTCACGTTCAGCAATAGCTTTCTGTTCAGCAGCAACAAGTACATCAATCTTGATGTCTTTACGTTTCTGAACATAACCAGCTTTGTCAATTATAAGCTGATCAATGATATTACGCTTGAACTGACAACCTGCTGCATGAACATGTCCTCCACCGGATATAAATCCGCATGAAGTCTCGAATTTCTTCTCCAACCATTTGATCAGTTCTGACACATCAGCTCCACCATTTTCCTTGGAGTAGAATGTGTAACTATATTTGACACCATCAAAACTGAACTTACATACAGCATCGCAGTGATCATATACTTCCTGGAAGATTGATGAATTTCCTTCCATACAATTGAGGAATGCTACCTGTGTACCATTGACGTTACCAAAGAATCCATTATTAAGATTCCTGGAATCAATTGAATTTCTGTAATTCACTACAGTAACACCATTGGTCAACATGGTTGTCAGAACATCATTCTTCTGACGGACATCACCTTCATCAAGTAATTCAACCCATATTTGATTTAACGGATGTTTATCCTTTACGAGCTGAAAACCTGCTGTGAAGAACTTTGTGTCAGGGATCTTATGCTTCCATATATCATTGTCATCGATCATTCTTACGACATCGGGAATACGTTCAACACTCTTATCACTCACGATAAGTTTGTTGTATTTGGATATCGGCTGTCCTGCATCATTGACACGACAGCATGTGTTTCTGAGATCATCATCATCAAAATCAAACTTTGCATTCATTGGTTCAAGCTGGTCTTCATAATTGAAAACATTTGCATAGATCCACGTGAGCATCGTTCCAGATATACCTTCTCTCATGAAGCATCTATAATACTTATAAGAATCGAGCTCTGACTTATATGTATTATAAGTTTCTATTCCTGTATGGTGATGATCAATATGTAATACATATACACGGTTATCTTCACATGTACGAATAAGATCAAGTGTTGCAGGATCAAGTGATAAATCCACTATGTAGACTATATCACCTTCCTGGAAATCAGGATATCTCTTATCGAGGTTTCCCTGATAATTGTACTCGATAAAGCTCTCAGGTGTAAGCTGTTCCATTGGGCTAATGAGATACTGCTTTACCAAGAAAGCAGCACATCTACCGTCATCATCATTGTGATGAAATATATAACTTTTCATTTCTTCCTCCTTAATTTTCAAGCAAACCTGATGGTGCTGACATCTCATCAGCAATTCTCAGTTCGCGTTCTGATGTTGTTTCGATCATATCTCTGATGTATCCGTTGAATACTATCTGAGCATCTCTTGCAGCGTCTGCCTCTGATTTTGCAATTGTATGTAATGATATAACTCCATCGAGCTCATCATCATCTTCATCATTAACAATCAGATATTCTGATGGATCAGCATCTTCTTCAATAATGTTAATGATTGTGACGGTGTTGTCAGGTTGGATATGTCCATATACCTTGTAGCTCTTATTTTCAGGAGAATCCTCATTTGCATCAGGAACAGGAACTTCATCCTTACCAAATACATCTTCCGTCATGAATGTCTCCGGTAATGTAAACATTGACTGCATTGACATAGAAACCAAGAAGTGGTTTATTGTCTTGGTAAATGACAATAAGTCGAATGCCATAAACTTTACCTTTTCGAGTGTGCTCAGGGTCGGATTGATCTCAGTATAGTTTGGCTTCATACCATAAGCAGTGAGTCTTTCCATGAATTCCTTATCGAGCATATCGATATATTTATCTCTCTCTTCAACAGGGAATTCGTTTATTATGAGAAGATTCCTCATTGCATTGATAAGAGATGTTTCCATTTCAGAAAATCCTGAAATGTTCTTAAGACGATTCTCACCCGAGAACAATTCTGCATTACCAGGATCAAAAGGGTCTATTGTGTATATTGCACCAGTACACGAATGTATTGGTATACACCCTGCATCAACCCTTTCCTGAATGCTTCCGTCCACCGGAACGTCGTTTGTGGTTTCTTCTCCGATTATCTGATCGAAGAGTTCTTTGTGCTCTGCCATTGTTTTTACCTCCATTAAAAGATTTACTTTTTCTATATGAAGATATTCGTTTTAGAATATCATCAATGGTTTGTTTTGTATCATCATCAGATACCTGTTCATCTTCCGTTATCTCAATACTGTCATCAGAAGGTTTCCTTTTATCCAAAGGATCAGGTTGTTCATATAGGATACACATAATTTGTCACCTCCACAAATTTGTAATGATCTGTTAGGTCATCATGTAAAATATATATGTATTTGAAAGGAGTTTTTTAAAATGTTAGAATTCTCAATTATCACCATCAGTAGTTTTGTTACATTACTTGTCTCTATTACACGTTATATAGGCAAGTTCTGTTTCAAGAAAGACATCAGTAGAGCGCTGCCCATATTCTCTATAGTGTTTGGTGTCACTCTTGGCATCTGTGGTTTCTATACACCAAATGTAGAAATGGGGTCAAATCTGATAGAAGCTATCTTCATAGGTCTATCAGCTGGTGCTGCAGCAACCGGTATCAATCAGGTTGGTAAACAGCTCAACAAAAAAGACAAAGAGTATGAAACTCAGAATAGTGTCAACACAGCAATGTCCGTTTTAGGAGAATTCCTGGAGAGTATAAAAACGGATACAACTGACATGGATGAATCAGAGTCTTTGCCCGAAGAAGAAAAAGAAACTGATATGGATTACAGTGAAAATGAATAATGAATGAGATATTGCCGGGGCGTAATGCCCCGGTTATCTCTGTTCAATTGTTTTTAGTGTATGTAAAATTTCAACTCCCCATTCTTATAGACCTTGAAGTCTTTGGAGAGTATGTCGGGATTAGAAAATCCCTTTTTGATCGATTCCAGATAATCTGGATTTTTATATCCCATTAATATTTGTCTTTCGGTGCGAGACAACTTAATGGATTTGCCATCTTCTGCAGTTGCTTCGACTATCTTGTTCGATATGCCGTTGCTTATCTGCTCTTTTATTACCACTTCTTTTATTCTTACCTTCTTTTTCATTTAATCCTCCACCTTATTTGTTTTTATTGGTTAACGGAAATAATTGTAACGACCGTCACCCCAGAATGATGTATAGTGAGGGAAGTCGCCCTGATGCTCGAAATAGTATTCGACAGCATCTATACAGCTCTGTGTAACATTGCTTCTGTAATATGGAACTGCATATGCAGGGTTGTACTGATATGGTGCTGTCAACACATTGTACACTGTGCTCGGCAGACCATTTGTCCAGCCACCATCATAAACGCGGTTCATTACTGTTGCAACTACACAAGCTTTATCATACAGAGATACCCAATCAGAGCCGTATTCCTGAGCAACTGTATTGCACAAATAAATACGCTCTTCATCTGTGATATACTGTAATGATGTCAAAGTCGGAGTAGGTATTTGATATGCTGTTACAATCTCTATATCAGGATTGCATTCAGTGCAGTATCTACACTCTAAACCTTCTGTACTATGAATTTCATAACACTCATCATTGAACCAACGACATGTATTCCTGTGTACATAATGTGTACTTGGTTTATACACAACATACTCTCTGTTCTGTACTTCTGGTTCTGAAGTAGTTGTTGTAGTCTCTTCGGCTGATGTCTCTGTAACAGTCGTTGTCACAGTTTCATCAGTAACATCTTCCACTGAAGATGCCTTTGTTGTGGTAGACTCAATCACAGTAGTAGTCTGCTTGGTTGTTGTTGATTCAACAGCCTTCTCTACCTTAGGAGCTCTCTTAGGCTCTTTATTGGCAATTGAAGTTGTAGTAGTTACGATTGCCGGTGATACAATCGATGCCGTACCTGCTGTTGTTGTAGTGTTAAGTGTCGTCAACAAGGTCGTTGTTACTTTTCCCTTTGTTGTTGTAGCTCCAGTTGTCGTTGTTGTAACAACAGTTTCCGCAGAACTTGTCGTAGTCTCGGATACAACCTCCTCCTCAATAACTTCATTTGGGAAGTTATCATTATGCATATTAGAATAATATGCAACAACACCAGTAGAACAACCTACTGCGAAGAGGATTCCTGCGGTTATACCAATATAACGCTTAGCATTCCTAAGCTTATTGATAATTGTCTCCTTGTTGATGTTTAATTTACTCATTTTAAAACATTCCTTTCAATTGGATCTTTGCTGTTTACATATGAGGCATTGTAACTTCTATTAAAATTTACCTCATACTTGGACCATTAGGACCTTTCTTGTCATTTTTGTTTTTCATTTCGTAAATTTACATACACACTTTGGAGGATTAATTGGTGTACTTAACTGATAGCTTACGCCATCTTTCCACCATATCTTATTGTTGTTCTGATCATGTTTTTATTTTCCAAACTCGAATGTAAATATTGCGTGGATCCGAGAACACACAGTATTACATCACAATGAAAGGAGTTTTATAAGATGAACAAAGCCGAAGTAATAGCTATGATTATCAGTGCCGTATTGGGATCCGGTGGACTGGCATCAATCATCATAGCATTATTGAGCTTTAGAAAGTATAAAGCCGAAGCACAACTCACAGAACAACAGGCGATAGATGCTCAAAAAGAATCTGAGCGTAAATCAAATGAATACATCACCTCTCAACTAAAAGAACTTACTGAACGTCACGCTGAAGAATCAGAGAAGTATCGTAAGAAAATTGAGGAAATGACGAATCAAAATGAAGATAAGATAAAAGAATTAACCGAGCAAATAAATTCATTAAACAATCGCGTCAACCAACTTATGAACTGGATCATTGTTGATAATAACGCTTACAGAACATGGCTCGAATGTGAGCTTCGTAAATTGAAGCCCGATATAAAGTTCCCAAAATGTCGACCGGTACCGGGTTTTGAAGATTATGGGGATATTGTAGTTTCTGAAGATTAAGTTTTGTGGGCGGGTTTCCCGCCCATTATCTTTTCCTTCGTTTTTCTTTTTGGGAAGCTTTATAAGCGTTGATTAAAGTGTTGCAAAAGACATACGATATTGATATCGTTACCAATAACGCAATCACACCAGCGAATATTATTGCAAATGGAGCCTCAACGAAATCCACGAATGCTCCATAAGCGTACATAATAATCATGGTTGCAACAAGCGAGTTTAATGTAGACAACATCATTACAGATGTCATCAATCTTGTCAATGTTTTGAATTTCATGTTTTCATATTCCTTTCATTTCTTTTTGCACAATATTGTTCTATCGTGCATATTAATAATATATTTATGGAATATTAGAAAAATTTTTCTATGCTACCGGTTATTATTTTAACTTTCTACATATATATTATTACTATGATAAAAAATAAACCATTTACACCTTCATTATTGAAGGAGAAAGTGAGGACGTTATGAATATGAGATTCGCAAAGCTTGCAAATCCTGATGATTTCTTCCGGGATGCAATGAATCAGGTTAAGAAATTTAGATTTGCATATGACGGGTCTATACCCGATCTTTGGTCACCTCCCGGTATCCATATGGTGACCTGTAAACGAGACGCGGACAGGTGGTCGGTTGCCGCCACACCAGACCGATTGGTATACAATTACAACAGTTCCGTAGGTAGTATCATCATAGATATCTCAATATTCGATTCACACAATAACAAGAAGATTATCCATTATGACGAGTTCTTTAGCGAGAATTTAAATGGAGCAATTAATGAAGAACTCAAAAAACACGTCGAGTTCATGAAGGAGTTCTACGAAACAATCAAAGAAGGAGATGACATCGAGGTATGAAGTATCGCTGTACATATGACGATGAGCTGAATAAGTTTATCGTTGAAGAAGACGATCCGAACTATGATGGTCCGGTAACAAATGTCAACGATGATATTTATGTATATCACGTTGAAGCTTCTTCTGTAGAAGAAGCAATAATGATGGCTGAATTTGAAAAGGCCATCGACGATTAAAGAAAGGAGGTGTCCTGTATGAGAAAGGACGCTAGATACATTGCAAAGATGGTTGTCCTTGCACAGGACGCCTCTGACGCCGGCAAGGGCTTGGGTATATTGAACATGAAGATGTCTGATCGATTTACCCAGTATACTGGATACTATGCCAAGAATAAGTATATCGCTTTGGCATTAAAAAGAATATCAACATGCAAGCCTTGTGGGTGGAATTTTTATGTAAACAAGGAAGATGATCAGAACGGATACCCTTCCGTTCTGACATACTTCCAGTACAAGGATGAAGATGGAAACAGATATGACATCTGTTTCCATACACCGTTGAGTCAGGCAGAGAATTCCTTTGCTGAATTCATCGGTAAGGGTCGGAAGACACATTGGAATGGCAAGATCGGTGGAGCTCGCCGAGATTGTCAGAAACTGGTAGAGCTCTTCGATTTATAAGAAAGGAAAAGGTGATTATTGCGATGCACATTTGTTGAGGAAGCTGAACCTCGTTAAAGAACAGCGATTGTCCAGTATCATCAAACGACCATAAGACAAATGGGAGTTTGAATATATTGGAAGGTCTATCTGGTGACGATCGGAGTAATAGACCGCGGGGTAACTATCCCTATGATTTTACTGGTTTAAGGATTGTGACGACAAATCTATTCCGAAAAAGGAGTGAGACCAATGACTATAGATAAAAAATAAGCCCGCATAACCGCGGGCTTATTTTTTTCACTTTTCTTCTTCATCTTCAGACCACACAATATGTTTTATATTGAGGGCCATGTGCTTAAATGTCTTATAACGACTCTTAAGCCAAAATCTATCCATCGGAACTGAAGAATCGAATATATCATAATAGTCTCCTATTTTTCCCATATAACGAATTCTCCAGAATGTCTGTTGAGCAGTTATTTTACTGCAGAATGGTGATGCTGCTATAATTGTTGTGATACCTTTTATATCAGTACCGGTTCCACATGACTGAATTGTTGTCACAATGATATCACTTCGTTTAGCATATTCGTTGTCCTTCTTGGAATTCTTTGAACAAATCGTTCTAATATCGAGATCATATTGAAAATCCCGGTCTCTATCGAGATGTGTTTTCAAATAATAAACACAGTCTTCACATAGATCTATCAATGGTAAAAATATGAGTATCTTTGCATATTGATCTTTTTCATATGCTGTCTTAACGAGTTCTTCAATACATTTGAAATGTATGTGCTTTTTGTCATACTGAATAACCCATTTTCCATATGATGCAGGATTCATTCCTTTTCCACCAGCAACCCTATATTTATATATGTTTGGTTTACAGTGTGTATTGACTTCAACAGTGCTGTAGTTGACCCACCTCTTTGGTGCATCATCAGTAAGTAATGCTGATGGCTTATAGAAAACAGCATTTGAAAATACATGTTTGAATATGCTGTTCTCATCTTTACCGGATCTACCTGCTGTTGCGGTTAGATAAAGATTGCGTTTAACATTGAAACAGAAATCCATTATTAATGTATCTCTGAATTCAAGATGTGCTTCATCAATTATTTTTAAACCAATACCCAAGTTCTTTGTTATATTCATAACATCAGTCATCTTTTGTATTCTAACAAGACTTGCTCGAAATGTTGCATGTGTCATTAAATAAACATCATAATCTAATTTCAGTTTACCTTTTGCAATTGCTTCAAGCTCTTCCGTAGAAGTTATCTCATGTACTTCTTTTGTAGTAAGACCATTCATATTGAACAATGAATTGAACCATTGTCTTCTCAATGCATCTCTATGCATAATAATGAGAGTCTTCATCTTAAGCTTACACAGTCCGACACCTGAACAGAAGGTGTTATGTGTAACTATGAAGTTCTCTGTAAGATAAAGGTGGTCTGGATTATCAACCTTAATACATCTGGCTTTTTCTACATGAGAATACTTGATGTCTACTATTCTAAGTTTTTCTTTTTTCTCATAATAGAGCCCTTTATCTTCTTTATTATAATACGCTGAATAACCCATCGCATATAATATTGGTAAAGCTACTTCATTTATGTAGAAATTGGTTTCCTCATCATCTATTAGGTCAACATGCACACACCCACATGTACCAATGAATCCTTTCATTCTCAGAAAGTCATGCATTTGTTCTGGTGATGAATTTACATATGTGCCATATAATGAATCGAGAGTTGGTGTTATATGTGGACCGAAACAAGCAGCAACATAAGGTTTCTTCTTATATTGAACGGGTTCACATATCGGGATATACAATTCATGAGTGTTTATAAGATCGATCAATTCCTTAGTATCATAAACAGAATACTTTATTTTGTCATCGATATATACTGCCCATAAATGGTCCAAACCACATTGTGCAATTCTACCATCCTCAAATGTCAATTCATAGATATTTTGTTCTCCATGTTCAAATATACCTATGACCTGGGTCGGTTTACCATGTTTATCAAATACATAGTCACCAATCTTTAGATCACCCATTCTTATGTATCCACTACCACAATCTTCATGCTCTATATCAACATATCTACCAGCCTGCAAGACCGTTGACTTCTTCATATGTGTTGTAACTGCAGGAATCTTCCTTGAATAGGGTTCCATTTTGCCAAAACCACCTGACTTAACTAAAAATAATTGTGATTGATCAGCGTTGTTGTGGTATCCAGCACCAGTAATAAAGTCTATAACATCGACCTGTTCTTCATTACGAGGTGGAATGATCTCCTCATATTCAAATTTCATTGGTTTGAAAGGATGATATAAATCATATACAACCTTTATGTTACCCAAACACTTTTGAAGATATTCTATGTCAACACCTTTATGGAGAAACAACGTATCTGTTTCTTTATCATACATAAAACCCAAAGTCTTTGTATCTTCAGCAAACTCATCCTCATAAGTTAACATATCAATCAGTGTTGATAACAGATACGATGCTTCTTCTCCATTTGATATTGTTATTGATGTAGCTCTAACAGTAACTACAAAACATGTTGTTGATGCCATTAGAGCATCATCTCCTTTTATATAAATTCAACTCTAATATGGTTGAAGTTCTTAATGTCATTAATTTGTTCGTCATTGAAATAACCGACTGCAACTACAGATCCATCATAACAAACACGAATCTTTTTATAATTATCCTGTTCAGGAGGACGTTTGAATTCATTTTGTAGTAGTAATGTTACTAATACATTTTCAGTTATGTCTTTTAATTCACCATTACTTTCTTTTGAAAGATGGTACTTATCGCAGAATTCATGTATCGTACTTAATCCGGCGATATTTCTACTGATATGTTTATTTTCCATCATTGTCCCTCCTGTCGATATGTCCAGATTTTACAAGTAACGCAAGATCTTGATGTAGTATTCCCCTATGCTGAAAAGCACGTGTCAATATCAAATATTGATCATACGTTAAACTTATTTCCCCCAAAGATTGTCTGCTTATATTAGAATAAATATCATATAACATTGTATCGTTATCATTTACCGATACCCCTATATCATGTGTATTATGTTTTATATCAGACATTTTAATATCACCCTTAACTTCAGTATTATGTATTACTTTGAACTATCGTCTGTTTTCTCGAATGGATTGAAAACACGTTTAGTCTTTATGACGATGTCTGCAGATAGTGATGATGTATTGACATTGTATTCGATACACTTCTCTCTATCAACATTGCCCAGTTTGTCAGCTATCGCTTCAACAGAGATATTGAAGTATTTATGATATCTCTCTGTTTCAAGCTCCTTTGACATGTGCTTTCTTCCATCATCAGTAACACTTTTTACCCAAGTATAGAACTCATCACGTTCTTTAGAAACCTTCTCACGGGACTGTTTATATTTTTCATAATTCATCCCATCATATGTCTGCATGTAATAAAGGAGATGCCCGGCCTCGTGCCTTGCTGTATTACGTATGTTTATGTCGATATAGTTATCAAAATCCCATATATGATATAATGCATTCTCAATGAAGAGATCCATATTAATCTTAACAATTAATTTCTTTATTTGAATACATCCTTTATCATCGGTCTTTGCAGCAAATGTTGCATAACATGGTCTGCTGTTTCTTTTCACAATACCATCATTGTATGTATTAACGATGAACTGACGTGAGAAGGACTTCTTGTCTTTGTTTGGCTTGAATAATTCATCTTCAACAAAAAGAATTGTTGAATGGGATACTTTTATTACAACCATATCATGGTATTTCTTTTTGAATATTTCAGGATGGGAATTGAGTGTTTTGAGAACCTCATCCTCGAATATCTTAATAAGCTGGGTTTTGAATGACCCAATATCGAATAACTTTGTCTTATTCATTTTTCGACTCCTTTTTGGTTTTATCTTTGCGGACATGAGTTCTTATCACAACATCTATTCTGCGTTTGTGATTTTTGAACTGATAGTCTATTGATTTAGCTCTATCAACTTTACCATACATGTCAGCTATACTTTCATTTGGTATATTGAAGTATTTTTCCAAACGAAGACGTTCTTCGTCATCTGTGAGCGTTCTTGGGGGATCACCTACTGTTGCTTTCCACCATTCCCTCCATGCTTCTTTTTCTTTCTTATTCTTCTTATCATTTTTAATGAAGAGACTGTCTTTTTTACCATCATATGATATATAGTCGATTATATGACCGGCTTCATGACGAGCTTCTTGTTTCAGAAAAATCTCGATCCAATTATCGATGTCCCACATATTGGATAATGCTTCTTCAACGAGTATATCTGTATTTACTCTTATCAGTAATTTCGATATCTTCAGATTCTTTTTCTTATCCACATTACCATACATATGTGCTATCATTGGAGTAGAGTTTCTTTCATATGCTGAATCATTGTACATATTAACGATGAACTTTCTTGAGAATGTTTTCCTTTCAGAAGGAAACAACTCATCTTCAACAAAAAGAATTGTAGTGTTTGTAAAACTTACAGAAAATATATCCTTATATTTTTCTGTAAAAATGTCGGGATATGATGAGAATACTTTATATATTTCATCACATATAATGTTTTCCAACTGCTTACGAAGAGTTGTGAAATCAAATATTTTTACTTTTCCCATTGGGATTACCTCCTTTTTTTTTATAATAGTAAGATGTATCTGATTCAAATAAATAATATATATTTACATAGGGCGGATAATCCGCCCTATGTATTTTGAATAAGGTTATGACAAAGTCGCTCTGATACACTTACAACCAGGAACATGTTTTGGACGTGTTGGTTCAACTGCCATTGTTGTCGGCTGTAATGTATTAATGTGAACAGTTGAGATTCTCGAATCAGCATGGTACAATGTAACCGACTGATCATTGTCTACACAGAACACTGCTATCAGATCATCCTGTTGAGAAAGTTTGATAATCGGTTTAGGATCAGCAAACTTCTTAACTGTTGATAGATACTTAGAATGATTAAGTCTAAGACGGCCCAGTCTTGTAACATATACCAAGTATGGTTTGTTTGAATTGATACAGAACATTCCACGAACTTCACAATCGGTTTTGATTATGAACTGTCCTGCTGCATCAACCGAGTTTACTTTGTTAAGATCAGATGTTGATATACGCTTACCCATACCATCACTTGTATAGATGAGAATATCTGCGTGGGATGTATCGGGTACTTCTAATATCGAAACGATCTTTTCATCACTTGATGTTGGAATGAGAGGTTTTCTGGTTGCATTAGAAGGTATCTTATCTATTGGCATATATTTGATACGACCTTTGTTGGTAAGCATAACTATGTTGTTTATCTGATTGGATACTGCAGCAACACAATCACCCATCATTGTTTTACCAATAGATGTGAGTGTTAATGGCTTACCATGTGGAACTTTATCAAGATTAACCTTGATGAATCTTCCCTTATCATCGATAAGACAAACCTCATTACCGGATATGGGTACAATGTCAGAAGACATGTGTTCGGGATCTTCTGTTTCTGAAAACATAATTGAACCATCAGTAAGTATCTGAACGATACTGATGTTGGAACCGTCATTGGTCTGTGAATTGAGTATCTTACTGCGTCTCGGGAAACCATACTTTTCCTTTATCTCTTTTATTTCATTAATTACAACATCACGAATCTTTTCTGGATCAGCAACATTCTCATGAATGTAATCTATCTCATCCTTCAGATCACTGATCTTCTTCTCAGTTGATTTATACTCGGACATGTTTAACTGTGACAATCTGAGATTCTTAACAAAGTTTGCCTGTGATGATGTTACTTTACCTTTATACTCCTTTACGAGGTTGGATATAATAGCATCTTCATCAGCCGATCTTTTGAATACACGAATTGTTCTATCAAGATTTTCAGGTGATAACATAAACAGTTTACCTGACAGCATATCATATCGAGCAGACTTTTCAACAAGCTCTCTCAAGAACCATCCACGTTTGTACGCAAGTCTGAAATCTATCCATGATCTCAGAATCTGCCGTGGATTAAATTCTTTTGTACGGAAATCGTTATCTACAACTACCATGTTTGTTGTTGTAAATCCAACTCTGAATCCAGGTATACGTTTAAACAGTGTCTCAAGTACCTTATAAAGATTACACTGTTTACACCTGATGACATATCTGAGACCGTCCTCCAATCTCTCCTGTTCCTGATCAAATGTCAGAATCTCATTGATTCTATTTGGTCCATCCTGCAGAATACGCAATTGTGTATCAAGCTTTTCGATGAATTGCATATATGGTGTGTTTGTTATTGTGATTACATAATTAACCATATCAATCTCGAATGAAGATTGCATTACAAATCTATTATCTGCAACGACTATTATATCACATCCGGTTGGAAGATCAGGGACAAGTTTAATCTTTGCATCAGGATTCTTCAATAACTTGATAGTTGCATCAGCAACCTCATTAATGTTATAAGGAGGAATGTCTGATGATAAAGTATATCCTATGCCTGCAGTACCATTCAACAGAATGATTGGGAATCTGGCAGGAAGACATATCGGCTCAACCGCAGAGTCATCATATGATGGCTTCATCGATACTTTTCCGTCAAACTCATCGAACAATGCCTTTGCTGAAAAGTCTGATAAAGTAATATCAAGATATCTTGCAGCAGCTGCATCATCGCCACCAGCAAGAGTACCTGCATTACCTTCAGTCTCTATGAGTGGAATATTGTTTGAGAATGTTTGACATAATCTTGCAATAGTATCACCAAGGCCTTGGTCGCCATGAGGATGTAATTTCAGCAAGTCTCCCATGAGCACAGAGATACGAACATGTTTCTTTCCATAAATGGTATAAAGCTGATATAACATTCTACGTTGTACCGGTTTTAATCCATCCTGAATTTGTGGTATTGCTCTTTGGAGATTGACATTAACTCCATACAGGCACATGTATTGTTTTGCTAATGGTCCAATATCGACGTTGGGGATATTTGTATCTCCATATAGTTTTTCCATTTCGTTTTACCTCCATTAATTATTAACACCAAACTGCATATCGAGATATTCAAATACTTCGGATACAGTAGGTTCGTTAAACCAGTTAGACATCAATGAAAACTCATTCTTATTTTTATAAGTATTCATCAATGGTCCAGTCATATCTTCAGCATGAGGTCTATTCTTGGAATCATGCCAAATATATGCTTGGTTGAATGATGTGTTATTGCACATTCCATTCTGGAACACTTCATTGTTTATATTACATTTATACAACAATGACATTGGGTCCATATTCATACCCATTTTAGTTGATGGATAATATGATGCTGCATCAGCATCCAGGACACCATACATTATTAAGTTCAATCTCTTTCCATTCAATATTAAACCAGTTGGTTTATTATGTTCTGGGGGTGCGACAAATGCACCTTTGAAAGCGGGATCAATATTAGGATCTATCAGAAGTGTATTTGCCTGAACAAATCCTTCATCTTCGAAAATGAATTCTCTGATATTTCTAACGATATGGGTTTCCTTAAAACATTTTGCATACTGTGTTGCAAACATATAAGAACGACCCACAAGAGATTGACAGTCATTAGACTTTAATTCGATTGCAAGTTGTACAACAACGTCACGAACATTATACAAGATAAACTTAATAAAGTCTGTATATGCGAATTGTCTAAACGTTCCTGATTTTGTTTGTGTCAACTTATCGATTTTAGCAACATCTTTACCAACAGAAGATAGAGAATAACTTCGTCTTTCCTGTTGTGATTTACGAATCATCGCGAACAGTCTCAGTTGACATATGTAAACCGTATATGTTGATGTATAGAACCAGTCTGATGATGTCTTAAATGAGAACTGTCCAGAATTATCTTCATGATAATACAACTGTTCGGTTTTAAATCCTTCCGGAATAAAGAAGTCTTTAGGATCATAACCAAGATATTCAATTCTATGAAGTAAATAGTTTTGGTCAAACTTACCATTCCATGATAAACAGAACATTGGTCTATATTTATTGATGTAATCAAAGATGGTTTTGATTAATTTGATCTCATCATTGAAATCAAAGAAATGTAATCTTACTTCATAATCAGCAAGATATTTTTTGTTGTCATCATCATCTTCTTTGACCATTCTCTTGAATTCTGATTGATTGTTTATCATCCAATTATATTCAACCTCTTGTTTCAATAAAAGATTATGAAACTTTGGATGCAGTTTATGTTTTGGACGTGGTCCGAGTACCATTACAGCACATATCTTTTGTGCCGGTAATATCAATGTAACGGCATTGACAGGTTGCGTTACATCCTTGACATCTTTAGGATCGATCGTCTTATCAATAACATCACACTCTATATCAAGGAATGAATATGTTACTTTGGATACATCTATCTGATCTCCATACTTTTGCAACCATCTTAATCTGAAATATACATCCGGTGAGAAATCTGCTTTAAATACCCATGGGCATTCACACATGAATTTTGTTAATTCTCTACGATGCATTGTTGCTGAATTCTTATTAAAGAAATCGGCATATTCACCACCAATATTCATTGCGATTACTTTTGGTATTTCAGATACCTTACAATATACAGGATAACACTTATCAATTTCTGCTTGTGAAATTTGATACTTGTTCGTTCTATATTCTTCTTTTAGAAACCATATATCAACAATAGGTTGCTCATATTGAACCTCCAATTGCTGTGTTATCGGACTCCAATAAATTACCTCGAATGTCTCTGGTGAACGTGAATACCGTACATCAAACAAAATACTACCTTCGGGATAATCCAATTCTTTTAACTGTTGAACCATATAAATTACTCCTCCTTCATCTTTTTGTTTTATCAGATAAGTGATTTTGGTTTATTGTATCCTCGATTCGAATGAATAATATATTCGTTTAAAATAAGAAAAAATCACGGCTATTTTCTATGCTACCGATCAGGATTTTAAAGTTCTACATATATATTATTACTATGATAAGAAAATAAACCATTTATGAATCTCCCACTATGGGAGTAGAAAGGAGTCATTATGATCATGACTACATTAGCATGTGTCACAATACTGGCAGTCTTTTGCTGTATAGGAGGCGCAAATGCAAAGGCTCCCAACGCTGGCACTATATTCGCAGACGTTGTGTCAACGTTGTACCTTATCCCATTATTAGTCACAACAGTAATCGTGGCATTAGTCATAACAATAATCAAAGCGCCATTCAATTTAATAAGTAAGCTGAAAGGAAAAATCTGGAAGAGAGGGAATGAAAATGATTTATGAGATTTTTGAGTGCTTTAAAAGGAACAAAGAAGGGGATGACTACTATGAGATCTTCACAAAGATCTCCCAGGTAGATTCCCTGGATAGCGCCATCCAGGAGGTATATAATCGACTGTCAGCAAATCCCATGCGGGATTGTGCAAAGATAGATATATACCCGGATGCCGCAATGAGAGTTATGTTACACCCGGATCAAATCGTGGCATATGGTTGGTTTATCAAACCAACCAATGATGTGACATGTCACATCGGCGAATCATATACATTCGGCGAATGTACTTTATCAGATGGCCGTTGGCCTGATGATGAAGTACCTGAAAATGATGAAAAAGAATACTTTAAATAAAAATGGTGGGGGAAAATCCCCCACCATTTTTTTTTTGATTAATTCCCATCTTTTATCTTGATAAAGCCGAATTGTTTTCCAAGAGCAACCATATGATTATGGTTAGCTCCTTCATCAACCGAAAAGTCAGATGATATATTATGATCTTTTTCTATTGAATCGACCATTCTATTGGTATCCTCAGTATTTTTCGTACTTTTTATGAGATGTAATGCAAATTCATGATAAGACATTTTTCTGTTTTCTTTTTTATCAGTATAGCATGTATCTTCAATGAGATGTTTGTTAGCTTCGGAATCTGTTGTATTCATTCCATATGGAGCCTTTGCTCGAATATCACGAATTTCTTCAGCTAAAGATAAAAATTTTTCGGATCTTGTACCTTCAGCAGCTTTCACAGCGTTCTGTTCCTTTTGTTTATTTTTTATTTTACTGAGGTATTCACATTTTTCAAAATCTATCTTTGATAATGGTCTAACAGGTAGAACAAATTTAAGCTTTACAGAAGTATCTTTTCCTGTGATTTCACCCTGTCTATTTTGTGTACCATTGAAAGGTGAGATTTTGTCAACTTGTACAAATGATACTCCTCGGGTGTCTCGTTTTAATAAATTGATCAATTTATACACTGCCTCTATTTTGCCATTATACAATGCACTAATTAATCTATTCATAAGAGGAGTTCTCTTGATTAGTAGATCTCCTAAAGGATTATTTGGTTCATTGTTTTGTTTCTTTGCTTGTTGAGATGCCTCGAATGCGGAGATTATATATTCCGCTAATATATAATTAGATTTTGCTATACTGGGGTTATGTGTTTTGAAATCACATTTGTATGTAAAAAATTTAGAAGGTGTTGATACAGTTTTACCTGTATCAACACTAGCTTCCATCACAACTTTATCTGATATCATGTCATTTAATTTATTATATAAAGATTCGGGTATTGTAACATTGTTATTTATGTCACGTATCAGATTCATCTTGTTTGCATAATTCATATGTGCTTCGAAAACATTGATAGCTGATTCAAGAACAATTGCATCAATATCAATAAAATCAAATTCCATTTATATCACACCTTTTGAAGATTATTCTTGTTGATAGCAGTTGTAACGTTCTTACCATCGGAAGAAATAACAATTCTGTCACCATTTACTTCAAGAACAGTGTATACCGAAACAAACATAGTGAACTTCTTATTTGTTCCATACACATAGTTTTGTCCCGATTTGATCTTAACCTTATCACCTTTCTTGAGTGTAATACTACCCTTTACGACAACCCAACCTCTACCGGATTTGAGTTTTCCAAATGTAGCACTACCGGAGACCTTCTCATCGATGATAGTGTATACGCCAGTAGCTCCCATTGTACCAACCATTCTGCCACCTGCAGATCCATATATGGGTTCACTGGCCTTGAATGATTTGGTGTATTCCTGGAATGTTGATACTGCCTTTACAAGTGTGATATCATTTGTCTTGATAGGAGATTGAATATTTCTATTCTTAGCTTCATTGAGACCAAGAACGGCTCTATCTCCAGAAATAGATGAGATGTACCATTTCTCATTTACAACCCACTGAGGAATACCACCACCATTATAGTATCTAGCACCGTCATTTATCTTTACAAGATCGCCGACCTTGAAAGATGTTTTGGATGTAGATGATGTTGGATGTGCGGGTGCGGGAGTCGGATTGGTTGTAGCAGCATTCAGCTGAGCATTTACCTTATTACATATTTCTTGTGCTCTTGCTTTGATCCAAGGACCAGGGCATGCTGTTGCAGCAAACATATAGTGGAATGTGAGTGAACCATTCTTATTACCAGTGAATTCAAGCTTCTTTATACCATTTCTCTTACAGATATCAACACAGAGTTTGATAAGAGAATTGTATGCAGCTGTCGATATAGGCCAATTAGGAGCACCATCTGAGTTAGATACCTCAATGGTGATAGCCTGATGGTCATTTTCTGGTGAAGATGAACACCATGATCTGTCACTTTCAGGGCATGTTAAAACGATTCTACCATCATTACCGATACCATAGTTGGATGACATCTGTCTTGATGGTGCAGCAACTATATTGGCAAATGTTTCGATACTATTTACACCAGCCATGTGGTGAATAGTAATCTTTGTAATCGGTTTGTTTCTCGGCGAATTTCTGTTTGGAGAAATTCTGGTTAAACTAACCAATGAACTGTTTGTGAATGCCATAAATAATTCCTCCTTTATTAATAATAATGGTTAAGATCCCTCTTTTTGATAATTTTATGTTTGAGCAGATAATCTATGACATCAGTACTATGTAATATGAATTGTTTGCTTGATGTACCTGCTACTGCACGTTTTTTCAAAGCTTCAAAGTATTCTTTATCCCAAGGCTTTTCTTTCTTTTTTATGTCATAATCAACAAAGAAATTGGGATTCTGTTTTTCATAGTATGATATAATATCATGAACTTCTTCACGAGTGTGTCTGCCTTTAAATATGTCAATTATCAAAGAAGCGATTTTCAAATTATCATCCTTTTTATCAGGATAAGGATCTTCAGTTATTTTATCTTTAACTACACATCCTCCGAAGAATCATCCGACGACGCCTTAGGAGTTTTCTTTCCTTTTATCTTTTTAATAGCTTTATCAAGCTTGGTCGGATTCTCTTCATGGAGTTTCTTCTTCTCGTCATAATACTTTTGTACAGCAGCCTCATAAGTCTTCATGTCTGCTCCTTTAACAGCATCTTCCGTATTTTTGAAGATATCATTCAAAGCCTTATCGGTTGCTTCGGTGATTTCATCCGCTGTTGCGTCTGCTGGAAGCTTCTTCTTTGTGATAGCTTCATAGTAAGTCTGAACGATCCTGATCTTATATTTATCATCACTCTCATCATCATTCTGCGGATATTTATCCAGAATTTTGGGATTTGTTTTGGTGACCTTACTGTATATTTTATCAACAACTCTGCCCTTAAATTTGTCATCTTCCTCATTCAACTTTATTGGAATATTGATATATCCAACAACCTTCTTTGCAACACTGAGTATTTTTGTACCAGCAAATACAGCAGCATTGATTATAGTGAGTTTGTTTGATAATTCCTTGATTGAAACAAGAACATCATGATCTTCTTCATTACCACCATTGATTTTTATTTCCTTAAGCTTTTTGTCAACAAGTGTTGATGCAGCAACACCTGCTGATGTTAAACCGCCGGCAATACCAGATATATGACCTATGAGGTCTCCCAATGCTCCAAGACCCATATCAATGACTTCTGATAATGAATGCTCTTTCTTTTTATGAATAATCTTATCACATTCATCTACGAAAGTTCTTATTTTACTAGGATTAGTAACATCAAACTCCGCCTTGATCTTTGTAAATAAGTTGAATATAAGATCACCGGTTCCAGCCAACCATGCGATTGCACCAAACGCATCTTTCCAGGTCTTTTTGAATTTTATCTTACCAGACTTTTCGTCAAAGTAGACAACGTCTTTGCCTTCTTTTTCGTTGATCTCATTAACCTTTGCTTTCTTTTCTTCGGCATTGGCATATTTTTCAAACTTATTAGAAGCTTCTTTGAGTTTCTTTCCTAAGGAAGAGTCACTAAAGGCTTTGCTAATAGCTTTACACATTTCCTTTATGAGTCTTGGTATAAACATCAGGAAAGTCACGAGCTTATTGGAATCCTTCTTACCAGCCTTCTTAACATTGTCAAGTACGGTTCCCTCCATGATATATTCATCTTTGAGTTCATTAGAACAGAAATCCATGAAATCTATCTGTTTACTATATAGAGAAACCATTGATTCCAATACACAGAATGAAGAATTTTCCACCTCTGTATTTACGGCATCAATAGCTGTAAGTATTTCGTTACTTATCATTATTTAATCACCTCTGCAATTATAAAAATATCATAGCCGGGAAATCCCCGGCTATGACATGTCGGGTTACATATTACTCTTCTTCACCTTTACCGTTGGATAGTTCTTCCTCCATTTCAGGTGTCAGTTCAACAGAGTCAGTTGTTAAGTTTTTCTCCTTATCATCCATCGATCTCAGCTCCTTCTTTTGAATAGTCAGGTTTAGTCAGTAAGGAATAATCATCATCCTGATTGTGTTTCTTCCAATACTCTATAGCTCTCTTGTCACCGATTGGTCTACAGAGAATTGATCCATGAAACTTTTTATCCAAGTCATCACCAAATTTGGTACTAGGACCACCTCTCAATGAACCAAGATATGTCTTCGAATATTCCTTTCCATCAATGACTTCAGTACCACCATCATCACCAGTAACTATTGCATGAAACTCATCACGAAGACCCTCATCAACAATATCGGATGTATCAGGAACTTCAACTTCGGCAGATTCTTTACCCCAGAATTCATCCTTCTGATCCTGCTTTTCTTCACGTGCAAGATTCCTTTCAAGACGTGCTGTTGAAAGTTCATCCTGTCTTTCTTCATTACGTTCTTTGAGTTTGGTGAGTTTCTTCTGCTTCTTTGCGATACGCTTCTTGTCCTGTTCGAGACGTTTTGTTTCCTGCTTAGAACCCTTGATCTTTGATTTGAGTTCTTTTTCTTTGCGCTTCTCTTCAGCAAGTGCCTTATCTTCTTCCGGATCATGGCTGAAGTTAGCTCTTGCTGTACCGAGGATTTTTCTTACGAAGAATGGTCCACCGTTAGCCATGTACTTGGCAATCTTACCGCCGATAGCACCGAATGTTGTAACAGTACTACATATCTCGGCATATTTGGATATCTCATCCAACATATCCTTGATAGCAGCCTGTTCAGAAGCATCTTTACCTGTCTCAACAGCCTTCTGGAGCTGTTTCTCAAGTTTGAATCTGACTTCATCGACGATACCACTAACGGCACGTGAAACACGTGATGAGTCTTTTACCATTTCAAACATTACATCAGCTGTGAGAACTCGTGCTTCATCAAGAGATGTTTTGCCAGAAAGTATTGATCTGAATTCCTTTACAAGAGTAGAATAACTGGAACCACCATCCCTAAGTTTCTTGAAGATGGGACCAACACCAGAAACTATCTTGATATAGTTTTTGATGTGCCAAAACTTTTTACCCAGAATGAAGTGTTTCTTAGTAGGTTCAAATGATATATTCTCATTTGACACTGCTTGAGTATTGGCCTGTGCAGTATTAAGCTTCTGGGGATCATTCTCGTTGTTGAGGTTGTTGATTGCTTCCGGAGCATTCTTATCAAGGTCGTCATCAAACTTGTCGGTGAATACCGATGCAATAGCTTTGACAATACCTGCCAGAAGACGGGGTATGAAAAGAATTATCTTTTTGAAAGCACTATCGAAAGTATTCTTTCCAGTAGCTTCATCCATGATTTTTCCTTCCATTACTACAGCTTCCTGGAATATGGAGAATTCAAAGAAATCTGACATTTTGTCATATTCTTTTATCATTGCATCAAGTACATTGATAGTTGATTCCTGAACGGAATAACCTATATCATCAATCGATGAGAGGATTTCGTTTTCAACATAAACACTCATTGATTATTATCCTCCTTTCATCAAAATACTTTGTCGTCATTAAACCATTCTATGAATGATTCAGTCAGTACGATATTGTGTTTTGATATAAGATTATTGAGATGCTTATCGAGATCTTCTGCTTCTTCAGGAGAGAATGTTGTTGAGTTGTATATAGTACTGATATTTGTCTTATGAATATCTGAGAAGTTATCAACGATCCATTTGCAATACTTCTTTATTTCCGGATCAAGATCCTTCTGTGCAAGAAGAGTCTTCGCTGCACGTACAGAAGCATGACATCTTTCGAGTGGTGTTGGATAAGATGAAAATACATTCTTATGGAGTTCCATTTCAAGTTTAGCAAGCTCATTAAGCTTCTCTGTTTTGAACTCATTTGGAGTGTACTTTTCCTTACTGCTACCAACGAAGAATGTTATAGGAAGCTGATACATTGAAGCAAAGAGATCACAGTAATATTCTTCATAGAGTTTTGCAGAAGAATAGGTTGATATTGCATCAATGTATGCGAGAGATAATGTCATTGTTCCCAATAATCCAGCAATACCAGCACCGCCTACTATTACAGGCAGTGCAGCACCTTCTGTCATAATCGTACCAACGATACCAGCAGCTGCAATAAGTGACCAGGTGATATACCGTGCAGGACCCGGCTTTGAAGTGTTCTTTACAGACTTCTTATATCTCTTTATAAGAGAATCTATATATGCATCAGCATTCTCAGTTCTCTTTGCATTAGCAGCAAGTTTCTTTGCTGCACTTTCCTTTTCTTCAACCATCGACAATGCAACGAGCTGCTTAACCATCTTCTTCTTTGCAATCTTATCTATAAGCTTGCTATTTGAAACAGCATCAATTGAATCAACATAATTCTGCATGATGATTCTCTTTTTCTTAACATCGTCTGTTGAACCAGCCGCATTAAGTGCTGTTACGAGAGACATAGCCATCTTTGCACTTTCCTCACGTAATACAAGAGAAATGTTATGGAATATCTCATGAAGGAATATCGATACCATTGTCTGTCCGAACAGCTTCGAATTAGAGTTATTAGACTCGAAGAATCTGTTGAATACATATATCGATATTGGCTGACCATTAAGCTGGAAACCTTTTGATTTTGATATAGTGAGATTTCTCTTTATATCACGATGGAGACGTGTTGCAACGTTCTCGTATCCAGACTTATCTGCAAAGAAACGAATGTTGATATTACAGTCGAACTGTTTATTCAAACACTCAACACCCTTCTTGAATGATGGGTTATTCAAGAATTTCTTTGTGTCAAGTTTTTCTGCGTCAGCATCCTGTTCAGAACGAGCGTCATTGAAGAACTTGATTGCTTTAACAATATTTGAATTATCAAACCTCATGTATTTGATGTCTTCTTTTGTTATAACCTTCTTTTTCTTGGGGTTTTTCTTTGTGTCAGTTGCAGATTCAACATATACTGAATCAATGGGCTTAACAAAGTCAAAACCATGTTTCTGAAGAAGATCATAACCGAGATGTGTTGTATCACCCATCTTAGCTATCATATTTACATGATATGCAGATTCCTGTATTTCATCAGGAATACTTGTTGCCTGAACATTAACTTGATCAGCAGCTTCATCGGCAGATGCATTCATATCAACATTTGCAGATATGTCTGAATCTTCATCATTGAAATAATCATCGCCAGGTCTTTTTGCACTTGCTGAAGGATCAAATGTTGGTATTGTGTTGGATGCTCTCAGTTCAGCAACCTTTGCTACGGCAGCGGGTGTATTGGGCATATCAACTGCACCTGAATCATATGCATGAATTTCTCCACCCTCATCATCATTATAAATACCAATGCATTTACCCTTTGGGCCATTTGATAACATTGATATCTTATCGGCCATCTGACCATTCGCAATGTTTCTTGCCTGATAGTCATTGATCTTATCATCTATTCTCTGAGAGATATAATCAAGAACACTTCCTATCGCCTGCATGATAACCTTTGTCTGGCCAGCAGGATTAGCAACAGGAGGAGCTATGATGGTGTCGTCTTCAACTCTAACCGATGTTGCAGCATCATCAGAAATGATATTCGTTGCAGGTATACCATACATTGCTCCAACTGCTTCAAGTGCAGCTACAAGATCGGGAGCTTCGGAAACAAGCTTATTGACTTTTTCCTGTACAGAATTTACTACCTGTTTACTTTCAGCCAATGTACTGCTCGTATTTGTATTGATATTACTCATTGGAGTAATTGTTTCCTGAATAGGTTTAAGCATTATTATTACCTCCCTCTGTATTTGTTGTTGTCGCAGCCGAAGAACTCTGCTGATTTTTGTAATTCTGTATAATTGTTGTATACAGAGCCCATCTTTCCTTGACAATGGGATTAAGGATGTATGTTGTTATTGTACGAGCAAGATCGGTGAAAGCTTTCTGATATGCTTTTGACAATGTGTCAAGCTTTTTCTTAACACCTTCTGCAAGGTTCTGCTCATTCAACTTTGCATCTATCTTAGTTTTGATAGCATCGTTCTTTTTGGCAAATGCCGCAACGGTTTTGTCGATTGCATCGGCAGAACTGAGAACGTCGGAATAGCAATCTTCCCATAGCTGAGGTGTCATATCACCAACAGTGGTCTGCTGTGATTCATCAGTTGTATCAAAGAAGTAATACTTGATAACTCTGTCTGTTATATCCTTCCAGTTTGTCTTATCTGCACCACCACTATTTTCAGATGTGATGATATTATCGGTATTATCAATACCAAGCATAAGAAGAACCAGTTTTTCGAATGAAGTATTCTGATCACCATTATCAGCGAGATAGTTTTCTACTACATTATCATTTGCCTTTTCAAACTTCGGTACAGAGATCTTCCAGTTCTTGTAATCCTTCAGATAAGGTCTGAAATCTCTACCGATTTTAGAACCAATCTCTTTATTGAGAGAATCATTCTTCTTTATGTATTCAATATACTTATTGAGTTTCTCACGAGACTCTTTACCGAAGTTACTGAATATCTTCTTGAACCATTCAGCAATCTTTGCCATCAGCTTCTTGATTCCATCAGTATTTGTTGGTTTGATTTCATTGCCGTTACCATCCTTGAATGTGACGCCTTTATATCCGCTTTCTTCAGCCTTTGATCCCTGAGAGGAACCTGTCTGATCAGTTGTAGGTGCATCAGCTTCCATGATGTAACCCTCACCAATGAATCCAGGAGCAGCAGCATTAGGCATATCATCAGTGCACTTGATGACCTGGGTGTTGTTGTAATACAACCTGAGCATGTTTCTTGTAAGAATCTCACCGAGAAGAACAAGAACATCCTTTGTGAGTTCATAGTTTTCTATAGGTGCACCATCACTATATGCATGAATTATGCCCTTGATTGCTCCAGCGATGCTAATGATGTTTTCAGCAAGCTCGTCATTACTCTTGAGCTCTACACCACCATACATTTTGTAGATCATATCGAGAGAGTTAGTGATGGGATGAACATGATTGTTTCCAACTGCATCACGACGATAGTTTCCATCAAGATAGTTATTACCGAAAGCTATTGTATCAAGCCAATCCACTTTTGTCTGGAATCCAGCAACGTCTTTAAGAGGATCAACATATTCACTTTCGCCATCTTTCTTGAACACATCAGCAAGACAACGCTCATTACATCTATTGATACCGAGGAACATTCTGGCGATTGCATCACCACCATGGAAATTTCTACCGGCATCCTTTGGCGCATATTTGTTAACAAGTATTGCGATAGGTGATCTACCATCCTTCATGATGAAATGTAACGCATCATGTGTATCCTTGAAGTTAGGCGTAACATCCTGAAGAACTACATCTCTCATGTTACAATTGAAAGGAATTCTGTTTCTGATCATGTAGTCATTTGACTTACACATGCAGCATTCAGTCACAACGTTCTCTTTATCAGAATTCTCATCCTTGACTTTCTTGAAAGTATAGTCTGTTGCCGGATTACAATAAGCATACATCTGTAATACTGTGCATGTATTTACAGTAGCTGCAAAGAGTAAGAAATCCTGAACGGTAGTAGTGATAGCCTTCATGATACCTTGAGAATATACACATGCGTCATTCAATATCTTAGGAAGTGCATCAACAAGCTTCTTTGCATTAGCAGCAAAGTGCATGTCATTCATCTTCTTGATATCTTCAGAAGCAAGTTTGATTCTCTGTACCATTTCTCCCTTACTGTAGACTGATACAGGACCATAGTCGTTTGCACATACCATCTCAAGATCCTGAAGGGTTTGTGCACGAGGATCTACATGATCATGAGAATCATCTATGGTAGCATCATCATCTATGGGTGCACTACCATTATCCTCAAAGCATTTCTTAACTGATGCAACGAGGAATGTGTTGAGATCATTCATGTTGTCATGGAAAAATCCTCCATCAACGGCTCTTACAAGATTATCAACAAATGTTGAAATGTCCTTTGGTGCAATAAATCTTGTGTTGTATGATGTTGCACATACACCATAGTCACAATCGATCTTACCAGAACTCATCTTGTTCAATGATTCGAGTGAATCAGAATATGCTTTTACCAATGCATCAAACTTTATTCTGAATGCCTTGGAAAAATCACATTTCAACTTTGGACTCTCCTCAACAGGAGAAATCTTTTTATTGGATCTATTCATATCAAAGCTCCTTTACATATTTTTTATCCCGGTCTTGCAGGGAATTATCATTCCGTTTACGAACATTCTATATATTGATAATATTTATTACGGGGGATGATCCCCCGTAAAATATATATTATTATTTTGAAGGGAATGCCAGGATGAAAACTCTAAATCCAGAAAGGATGATAAAATGAATTCAGAAGTCTTTGAACGGTTTCTCAAATTAGTATCAATTGCAGACAATACTGATCTGATTGAACCAACGAAGAAAGTTATCAGCAAGGAACTTTCGATCAAATTAAAAGACATTGATAGTCTTGAAACTTATGAACGAGCATATGGTTGATGACCTTATGTTTATCATCAATAATTCACAATGTTGGCAACCATTTCATCCTGACATTACCTAACATGTTTTCTATGCTGCCCCGAAATATATGCTACTGGCTATTATTTTGATTTTCTACATATATATTATTACTATGAAGAAGAAAGAAGGTAGACAGTGAAAACTGTCCGGCATATGTAGGTTCATGGGTGTCCTCTTCCACACCATGGCTTTTCAGCAGATGCATGTGTCGCATATGAGACGGTGTCCTCAAGATGTTCAGGAGAAGGCCGTCATAATTTAAGTTGATTGAGTAACCTTGGCAATAGTCGGGGTGAAGATATCAGCTTGACTAAAAATAAAAACAATTTGACACCCGGATGATACACCGGGAGAAAACGGAGGTTATTATGAAAAAGGCATGGAATAAGGCAATAAATAACTGGGAGAACGCCCGCCGCAAAGAAGCTGACTGGATGCGTCAGCATATGATTCTCGGAATTTTTCTGTTGGGCGGTTTTATCGTTCTGAAGACAATTCAGATCGAGCTCATTTCTGAAGGCATTGCCAGTAAGCTGACAAAGCACTTCGAAGAAAACGAAGACGCTATTACGTCGTATGACGAAAAAGAAGACGATGAAACATTTTGACACCATCATCTTATGATGGAGAAAAGGAGAAAATTATGAGAGTTAATTTAGAAATATTCGACGGCACATCCGAAGAAATCACATCACTCATTCAGAAGATGAATGAGCTTGGCATGTGCGTGTCCGTAACAAACTATGCCAACTCAGCTGCATCAGTACCTGAGCAGGAAGAGAAGAAGGTTACTATCAATGATATATGGGAAACCATGCTTGCTGAGATGCCTGGATCATTTGATAAGTATGGCATCGCAAGGTACTGTGCACCTTCAAAGCTGTCATCGAAGGACAGTGATGAGCTCGATAGGTACATCGAGCTCAGGCTCAAGAATGATTTTGTGGTTCTGAGCATTCCGAATCCCGACAATCTGTATACTGACATCACATTTATGAGATACACATCAAGGATCCAGACAAGATTCAATGAGAAGTATTTCGGCGAGCTTCTGGATCAGACAGTTGACGATCCGGAGATGAGAAACTTCATCGAGAAGTATTTCACAAAGTGAGAAAATAACCCGCCTTGCGCGGGTTATTTTTTTTTCATTTTTTATAGGATCCGGAACCGCATGCTAATATATACTATTTAAAATGTATAGAAAGGACTGATAAGTTTGCGTAATACAAGATGTCCGTTTTGTCCAAAAATATTTAATGACAAACATAGGTTCTGTAGACACATTGCATACAAACACAATGACCAAGTACCCGAAGATTGTGATGATGCTTTAGAATGGGCTTATTCATTATTGGTGGGAAAACCAACAGGTCGTTTATGTGTTCAATGTAAAAAGAACCCTGTTCATTTTAACAGAGAGACTCTCAAATACGAGAGATACTGTTCTGATGCATGTAAGGCTGCGTATGCGGATAACTTTCATAACAAACGAATGGTTGATAAATACGGTAAGCCGCATTTATTGAATGATGCGGATATGCAACGCAAGATGATTTTTAATCATGCACAAGCCAGGGATTATTTATGGGATGACCAACACAAATTCAGAATCATCGGATCATATGAAGAAGATTTTCTGAAGCACCTAAAAGATCTTGATTGGTCTCCTAATGATGTCATCTGTCCATCACCTCATAATTACTATTACAAATGGGCTGATGGGACAACACATCTCTACATCCCAGATTTCTACATACCATCTTTATCATTGGAAGTAGAAATCAAAGAGAGTGATAACACACATCCTCGAATGGAACACTCGAGAGAGATTGAACATTTAAAAGATAATCGTCTTGCATATGAGACCAAGAAGACCGGTATTCATTACATAAAAATCGTTGATAAAAACTATACTGACTTTGATCAAATATATGTCAAGTCGGATACAAATAAACCTGAATAAGAAAGGTGGTGTAGTGTATGTTGGATCTCACAATAGTACAGGACTCTGTATATGAAGCAGATGATAACGTTAGAGAATCTATTGACATGATGTATGTCAAACATAAAATGATTCAAGAGTTTGCCATGAATTCTAATGATGAATCATTGGAATATTATGTAGAATCATCTAACATTCCCGTTGGATCATCTAAAACATTCGATCTTTTTTCTTTTAATAATGATCACATTATTCGTGCTATTCGTCATTTCAATAAAGCATATGCTGAATTGGAATTCAGTAGTAAGAAATCAGAATATAATAAATTGAAGAAAGATTTTGAAGAAGGTAACAGACCTCTCAATGCAAAGTCCATTAGACCAACCGGTGAGCTTGTCAAAGAAATGAGAGATAAGTTTATAAAACAAGGTGGTCATTTTGAGAAGGGATTCAAAGAATTGGAAAAACAATTTGATTGTAATTTCCAAATCTACCTATCACATGCATCTGGCACAGGCACTGCTTTAACAAAGTTCCCTAAAGATGCTCCTGTTAGTAAGATAACCATATCAAAGAAAAAGGGTTTTCAATTGGGTGGATTAAATATAATCATCAATGTTAACCCAACACAAATCCTTCAGATCGTTCCTTCTAACAGAAAACTGTTTGGTCAAACATTAACCGCAATTCTCTTGCATGAGATATATCATAACATCGTACACAGTGTTGATATAAGAAACAGGAATCTTCATAATGATATCAAACGAACATTTTCAGGTGTTGGTAGTAATGAGAATAAGGCTTCAATTGATTCAAAGGTCAATGGATTAATATCCAGATTTAAATCAGCATTCTCCATAAAAGATATGGAGTTTAATGAAGATAGATCAAAGAATCGATTTTATGTTTTATCCAAAATAAAAGATAACCCAAATGCATTGAAAAAGTTTGAAAATGATATCAAGGAGAATGTTGATAAAACCAACTCTGAAAAAGAGCTTGATGATTATATCAAAACTTTGAGCATGATAAAAACAGTTACGGGTTTGCGTAAAGGCGTTAGAATGGTTGCTACTGCATGTGCCATCTTGCTTGCAGGTTTAGGTTTTGTATTCGGTTCATCATTAATGGCTGCATCTGGAATAATCTATTTGGCAATAGTAGCTTTATCAATGTTGATCAAAAAGGTTCTTTCTTTGTTCTCTGTTTCTGTTGGTGTACAGGAAGAATACTTCTGTGATTTGTTCGCAGCAATGTATAATCTCCCAATACACATAACATCATTCAAGAGACAGATTCAATTGAACAAGGTTAACAAAGAAAAAGTGTCCAAAGCCAATAAGTTAAATTCTAAAATATATGACAATGTAAAAGATGTTCATCCATTGACATATGATCGTGAACTTGTTTCATATCAAATGGCCAAACAGATACTGGATTCTGGTAAACATCTAAAACCGGAAATCAAACGATATCTGAAATATATCGTAAGTCAAAATGAAGGTATTGATGATATGGATGTTTCGCATACAAAACGTCAAGAGAAACAACTTGATCCTGAAGCAGCAAAAGATCTTCAGAAAACCATTGATGATTTTGTTCGTAAAACAGGCGTTACTGTAACAGAATCATTCATTGATGATGTTGAAGATTGCATTCTTGATTATTATCTTGAAGAAGGTGAATAATATGGCTTTGGATGAAGTAGGAATTACATTATCGGAAGTAACGAAAAAGTTCCCAAGGAGATTTCAAACTCTCGGTTATGATGTTGCTTTTGATACAGACTCGATGAACAAACCAAAAATATTATCGTCTTTTGAACTGGGTGTGAATGTTATACTCACTCTCTTATTCATGAAGCCGGGACAGTTTCCATCAATACCTACATTGGGTATTGATATTGAATCCTATCTTCATGAATATTCTGATGATAAAAAGATCCCTGCTGAAATCAAAAACAAGTTGTCAGATCAATGTAATCAACTTGATATATCAGGATTAACAATTGATGTATTTTTTGATAAAACCGAAGAAGGTATTGATGCATTGGTGATTTCAATATCTGGTACAGAGACTGTCAGTTATGGTAATGAAACAGACCATGTCATCATAGGCATTTCTTATGACAAACTAAATCGTTTGTACGTAAGAAAAATAAATATGTGAGGTAGGTGATATAAATGGATGCATCGGTAAAAAGAAAAAAGATTGAGGATATCGTTACACAAACATTGAAACTCATGGATCCAACGGGTATCAATGCAAAGAAGTATGAATCATTTTTCAAATCAATGAATGATGCTCAATTTGCAAAATGGATCAAAGAATTCCTTGCTGATGAGAAGAGCAACATACGTCTCGATATTGAAGAATTTGGTGATGGTTCAAGAACACTGAAATTCGAGAATATCGAAAAAGCTGCTGATAACCTCGGTATCAAATTATTCGAATATGTATATATTCCACATGTATCATCTAATCCGAACCGACCCATAAGGACCAAACAGCCAGTATTGGTTGGATACCTTAACGTCAAAAGAACTCAGCAGCTTGTTACCAAGAAAACTGGTTTGGCATTGAATGACGATGATCGTGATGATATGACAGGTGCAGTTAAAGGTGATGCTAAGGGAGGAACTACTACTGGTATTGAGAATGAACTTCTCGCCGGTGTTGGTGCCACGGACATCTTATCCGAGATAACAGGTGCTCGTGCTGATAACGTTGCCGAATATGACAACATGCTCAGATCAATTGCAGAGACAGGCTCTGTTAGGTTAGCCGATATAAAGACTAATGCATATGATAAACCCACACTTCTTGCGGCGGATTTATATTTTGCTGCAATGGGATTAAAAACAGACCTCATATCAGAATCTTATTATTCTGCTGAGAAGATAAAATCTGCATTTGAAGGTGAAACATAATAAAATGAAAAGGAGAAGATTTTATGAAGGTAAATATCGTTGGTAAGGGCGTAATCCCTTACATAAACAAGGTTGCACCTGCAATGAATATTGAGGTGAGTGAACCAATACTCAAGAAACTGGTTAAGGATCGCCGGTTCAGAATCTTTGATTCAAAAGGTTCAGGTCCTGTAACAGCTGCTACATTTGAAGCTCCTGTCGTAACAGAGCCTGTTGTTGAGGAGAAGCCCGTTGAGGCACCTAAGCCGAAGAAGAATAAGGCTAAAAAGGAAGAGTATCATCCCGATGTAACTGTAACAGAAGTGCCTGATGAAATCGGCATTGATCTTGCTCAGACTCTTGATAGTGTTATCGAGACTGCTGTTGAGGTTCCTGCAGAAGAGGAATCTTCAGTTGTTGAAGAGAAGGTTGAAGAGCCTGTTGCTGAAAAAGAAGAGCTCGAGATTCCTGTAGAGGATGTTGATCTCGATGAGTTCCCTGCTGAAGAGGCTACTAAAGAAGAAGCTCCTAAGCAGCCTTCCAAGAAGAACAAGAAGAAGAATCGCAAGTAATACATAAAGGAGGAATATATAATGATCTTCCTTGAACAGGATGATTTCACTGAGGAGGAAGCCAGAGTCTTCGTTGAAGCTTATGGTACAAAAGATATTCCTCTAAATGAAACGATCGTAAAACCGATCATGCGTATAATTGCTACACCTAAGAAGCAGAGGGAATATATTGCTTATGGTGAAGAATTCTTACAGGCTAATTCCGAGATGTTGTCTAAAGAGTTTCCAACCAAAGCAGTATCATTTCCTCGTTCTTATGTAGATAATATTTTTGCAATGTTTGGTTTCCAAAAGAACTCATTTAAAGAAAATCTCAAAGAAATTCTCAAAGGTGTTTCTGATAAAACTTCTTTCCAAACCATTATTGCAAATCCAACGAATGTTATACATTCGATAGTACTCATATATTCTGACCATGTAGGCAATCGTAAATTACGTGATTCTGCACGTCAGCAGATGGGTCTTTCGATTTATAATAATACATTCAATCATTTTTTCCATCCGCCTCATCCTATCGAATCGACAATGGCTTATACATACATGAATCTTGATAATTCATGGAATCTTGTTAAATGCGAGAATGTTATAAACTGGATCGATTTGACAATTGAGACGGCGTATCAATTCTGGCGTACCAGACTTGATCTTGATTTGGACACGTCGGTGATGGTTCAATTTCTCAATCGTGTCAGAACATCCTTCCAACAGAACCTACGCTTGCTGGCGAATCAGTATTTTGACACTGTCAATGAAAATAAGGGTAACTTGGTTGGTAGTGATGTATCTTCTGATGATATGTACTTTGAAACCAATAACACCGTTAAACTACGAGAAGGTCTCATTCGTCGTATAAACGGAAAAGACCAACTCTATTGTTCTAAGGGAGATTTGTACAGTGGTATTGCAAAACTCAAGAATGTTAAAGTTGATACTTTATATGAGTTTGCTCAGGAGATAAAAACTGAGGATATCGGTCTTATTATCGATACGATATTTTATGTATTTATATCCAAAGAGGGTAATTCGATTGATGATATAAATTCTGTAAAATATATATCACGTATAACAAATCTTCCTACAGCAATAGATAGGGCTATTGCTGGTAAACCAATCATATTAACGCTGTCAAAGAAATATAAAATAGATGAATCAATCATTCGAGCTTATATTTGTTTGATAGCAACATACATAATGTATCGCATTAACGATGTAAAGGTATAACAGGAGGTGATATTAGTGTTTGACATACTTACAGCCATTGATGCATCCCAGGATGAATCACAGGAAGCTGTTATGGAATCTCTTTTTACTACATACGACAAAGCATTGATGATTCTGGAATATCTTGATTCTGATGACATAAGTTGTTTTTCAATATTTCAGGAAGCCGCAACGGATAATGACAAAGAGGTTTCTGGAAAAGATAAAGCAAAACAGGGTATTCTTAAAAGTATTTTTGGTATAATACCAAAACTCATTCAGCGTCTCAAAGATCTTTCGGCGAAAAAATTCGAAGCAAAGAAAATGAAAATGCTCGAAAAGAAAGCCAAGAAGTTGGGTGTTGATCTTAGCAAGTTATCAGAATCTGAAAAAGAAATGTTATATGCATCCCTCAATAGCCAATTGACGGAGTCTGACATAAATAAGATAATAACAAAACGTAAACTCATGAGTTTCGGTCTGAAAGCTGGGCTTGGTGCAATTGTTATTGGTGGATCAGCATATTACCTCAATAACAAAAAAGAGCTGGTCGTTGAGAAGGTTAATGACTTTAAAGGAAAGATCTATAAGAAACTTGATGAAGATGTTCTCAAGGGTGTTCGTGAAGCAACCGATGCTGCGGTTGAAAAAATATCGAACGTAGCTGATGCAGCAGCAGAAAAAATTAAATCTGCGGCAGATGCTTGTAAGAAAGCTGTTGAAACAGTTATCAATTTCTTAAAGAAACTATTTGATGCATTTAAGAAATTTTTCAACATACATCTACTCAATTATGACAAAACAGAGGTTGAAAAAATTCTTTGTAAAATAGATCCAAACACAGGAACCCTTCATGTCACATTTGATACTGACACCATCAATGAATGGATCAAAGAAACAAAGACCTTTATATCAAACGCATCACAATTCATTGGACGTAAAGTCGTAAACGGCGAACTTGAAAAGAACGTCAATGATGAGGGTAAGATGACACGTGGTGGTGCAATTGCCGCAGTTCAGAAAGAACATGATAGTGCTACTATCATGAAGGGCAAGAATGGAGCAACACTCGTATCGGATTATCGTAATCATCTTGAGAAAATTGCTTCCAAATTTAATGCAAAGGCCGAATATCATCCGATTGACGGCTTCATTAGCTATTCGTCAGAAATAATCGATGATCTAAATAAGGTATGTGATCTGGCGAAGAAACTAAGTGAAAAATATACCTCTATGGTAGATAATCCAAATAGAAAACAGACGGATTACCTTGAAGCTGAGAAAGAGGTTGCAATGACTCTTCGTGGTATTCTCGATACCCAGATCCTTATAACAGAATCGGTTGATGCAATCAATAATTACATCAACACTGTTTCTGAAATGACATCTGCTCTTGAAATCGGTTCTGAATGATTTTACGATACGAAAAGTTAAAGCTTCAAATTAGAAGTTTATTAAAAAATTATACGAAAGGAATGAAATATTTATGAACGAAATCAATGTTCGTAATGAAATTCTTGGTTCTATCGATAATGTCAACGATGTTACTATGGAATCGACACTTGATGTAATGGGTTCATTGGCTCTTGCTTATGATAAAGCGGCTATGATAACCGAGTATTCAAATACTGAAGATCTTTCGATGTTCTCTATATTCCAGGAAGCTGAGGTAGCTGAGGCTAAGAAGGAACCTGGTCTGGGAATGAAGATACTGATGTTTATTCCTAATATCCTCAAGAAGATATGGGAATTCCTCAAGCAGGCATGGAACGGTGAAATTGTTCCTACTGCAAAGAAGGCTGCAAAGGAAGCAGAGAGTCTTTCTGATAAATTCAAAGGTCTTTTCAATAAGATCATCGGTAAGGATGAGAGTTGGATAAGAGAGCATGCGAAAGAACTCGGTATAAGTGGTGCTATGCTTGCACTTGTTCTCGGCGTTGCTACATGGTTCAACAAGGATAACTTGAAGAAGCTCTTCACAGAATTTATTCAGGGTATCAGTGGTTTCTTCAAGAAAACGTCTGATAACTTCAAGCAGTATGGCGTAATATTCGAGATGGTCGTATGGAATAAGTTTAAGACAAACATATCTTTCAAGGGCCTGAAGGATGCTATTACATCACTTCCTAAGTTCTTCAAGGATTGTGCAGCGTATCATGAAAGATATATAAAGGGTGGTCTTCCTGGTTCAACCAACGGTGAGATTAAACAGATCGACTATAACAGAACTGATATCAGTGCTATGGAAACAGAACTCAATGCTCTGAATACAACATTCGACCAGATGACGAATGCTGATATCGTAGTCGCTGATACAGTTGAATACACTATTCCACAGGTAATCGACGGCATTACTGCAGATCTTGATCCTGATTCAGAAGAAGGTAAAGAGCTTATCGCTACAATGGAGAAGACAGCCAATGTAATGAAGCTCACTGATGAACAGATCAATGCTTTCTCACAGAATTTCCCTGCAAAGAGTAATATACAGAAGATTCTGTCCAAATTTGCTGGTTGGTTCCAGAAGGTTGGTGGCATGATCGCTGGTTGGTTCAGGTCTCTGAAGAAGATTTGTACCGACTTCGTCCAGAAGATCAAGGATGCTAGAGATATCGACAAGTCTCTCGATTACGGCAAATCTGACAGTGAGGAGCCTGCTACAAAGGATTCAAATCCTGGTAATGATAAAGCAGCTACTGATGACCTTACTTCGAATCTCGAAGAGGATAGTACTGCAACATACCCTGCCCAGGCTGATGGTGCGGAGACACCTGAGGAAACGGGTCTTGAATCCACACAGGAAGAAATTCCTGAGGGTGAAGAAGCTGTTCAGGAGTCTGCAACAGAGGATGAAGCCGAAGCAGCTATCAATAATCACTGGTATAGATAATATATCTAATGAGGAGATATCCCCATTTCGGGGATATCTCTTTCTATTATACAAACAAAGGAGGTATGATTGATGATTTCAAAAGAAATTATTGATTCAATCGATGAAGTTGTCATCGAATCAAATATCGATGTATTTGAATCATTATGTGCATCATATGACAAAGCATATGATATTCTTGAATACTGTTCTGATGACGATGTTGATTTCGGCATGTTTTCTATCATTCAGGAGTCAACCATTGAAAAGGGTGATACTGAATCAAATGCAGACATTAAGAAGAAAGATAAAAAGCAAGGCAATATTCTTTCCAAGATGCTTGACGCTATTATCAGTTTCTTCAAAATGATCGGTTCAGCAATTGCCTCTTTCTTCAGGAAAGCAAAGGAAGGCATTTCTGATAAACTCAGAAAACTTTCTAAGAAATCTGATAAAGAATGCAGCGATGTTCAGGATAAGATCGATAATGGTCCTGCTGGGGACAAGCTCGACAAGGCAGCTTCTTCTTTTGAAGAAAAAGCTGAAACAAAAGAAGCGCTTACTGATAACAGTGACGAAGAAAAGTCTGATGATGGTGAAAAGAAGCCTGATAACAAGACAAAGATACTTGTAAAGGAAAAGAAGATCAAAACACATATCAAGTTTGATGCTTGGATAAAATTCCTTGAATATAGTTATGCATATACAGAGCGTGTCGTTAACAAAGCAACAGTTCTGACAAAGAGTGATGTCAGGTCTGCAATTGTCAATAGACCAACTCGAGCAATTCAGAAGAATAATAAGCCTCTCAAAGACGAAATCGAAAAAGTCCAAGGTGGAGTTGCTGATCTGGTAGGTGACATCAAAGGTGGTTCGGATGTTCGCAAGGCCCGTCTAAAGAAGCAAACACTTTTCTCAAAGTATTGTAAGAAATATCCCGTATCTGAAGTGGCAGATAGCATAGATAAGATAGATGATCTTCTCAACAAGAATATCGAATCATCCAAGAATGCTTTGGAGAAATTCAAAAAGGTTAAGGTTGTTCTCGATAAGGGAAATAATAATTCCACATTCAATAAGCTCGTGAAGGATATTACCAAGATCCATACAGAGCTTGCCAATATCGGTTCAGTAACTCTGGCTCTCACGAAGTATATTGGTCTCGAGCTCGGTCTTTATGATTCTATGCTTGCAATCATCATTCCTATGTTCGATAAGGAAATGGCTGATAAGAAGAAAGCCGAAGAGGAAGCAAATCCAACATTAAATGTCAATGTGAGAACCAAAAACAATGAGGAATAAATTTCCTCATATCAAACTATATGAAAGGAAGAACTTGTATGCCTATGAAGAGTAATCAGACTAACAAGTATGAGACTGCCTGTTTTATACAGGAAGCCCCTGTTATGTCAGAAATGAATGTTAATGGATATACAATCAAGAAATCTGCAGAAGGTCTTCCGTACTGTGAGTTCGAATCTACTCTGATGACATTTAACGAATACAATCGTATGAGACGTCGTTATGATGCAAATAACATTGATACTGTTATTGCATCTGATGAAAGAATCAACGATCTATTGAGACGTCATCAGTGGAGAGGTGAATGGAACCATCCAAATCCGGACATCAAGGGTCAACAGTATTCTGATATCCGTATGACTATTCCTGAACCAATAAGAACTTCACACTTTATTACGAAACCCCGTCTTGAAGGTGACAGATATCGTGGACATATTATCACACATCCTCGTACAGAGTGTGGTAGAGCTGTTGCATCAGAAATCATTGATATCGGTTCAATCCCATGCTTTTCTGTTCGTCTTCTTGGAAACATGATACCCAATGCTCCTGTAAACCAGCCTAACATGAGAGTGTCAAAGGTTATCACATTTGATATGGTTGACTTTCCGTCACATGCTGGTGCACAGGCTGACATTACTCCAACACCATATCAGGAAGGTGCTGTCATCTTCTTGAAGGAATTGGCGAAGTACTGTTGTGAGCAGGATGAGAATATGAAGGTTGTATGCGAATCATTCCAGTTCTCTACAGATGAGATCATGGGAATTCACAATGGTAACATTGTATTCCAGGAAGCAGATACAAACTCAAGAATTCATATTCCTCTCAAGGGCGATATTCGTAAGGAAGCACTGTCAATAATACTCGGATGATGGAGGATGGATAAATGGATGAAAATAAAATTATAATCAAACAATCTTATTTCACCAATATCCAGACCGCTATCAACTGCATCAATGAGTTTTTCTCTTCACAGTTCAAGAATAAGAATTTCCCTGTTCTCGATGAGGGAATGGATCTTGATCCAACTGTGGAGAGAATTATCTCTCGTCTGAATGTGGTTGATTCATCTTGGGTATTTGATGAAAATAAGTTTCAGGATATGATGAATCTCATTAATGGTGAGATTGATAAAATCGATCCTGAGAATGGAGTCTATGGTACAATCATGGATTCTAATAATGAAGCACTCATACAGGCTGTTGAATCCTATATCGGTTTCAAGTTCCTGAATATGATAGCTGATAACTTCGAGGCTTTCACTAAATTCATCAATGGTATTTATACATTCGAATTATTCTACAAGACAGCTGAATATGCTGATGTACTGGAAGTCTTTGATAAGGTTATTCCTTTTGACGAAGTACCCGGTCTTGATCTTGAAGAAAAGTTCTTCGATGATGCTGCATATGTAGAGGGTCTTATTCAGAACGAGAATGTTTCGTTACCTGATGCTCTCGACTTTGATAGTCAGAAGGAAAGAATGGAAGCCCGTCAGAATCTTGATGGATATGAAATCCTTGTAGATGATACAGTTCAGGAAGCTGCAGAGGTTAATTATTTTATCAATGATAAACCCCAGAACATGAAGTATTCTGATTCCCAGAAAAAGTTCATGATCTCAAACGAATTCGAAAGTGCTGTCAATGATCTTGTATCAGGTCTTCGTAAATGTGATACAACAGACGATCTCCTCAAGTATTTCCAGGATGCAAATACAATTCCTAAGTTGGTAGATCGTATGAGTAGAACGACTATTCCGTATATACTCGTCAAGGTTCTTACTAATCCTAAGAAGACACCTGCTGATCTGTCGGCTAAGTTGAAGAAGTATACTGATTCTTATGCATCAATTCTGTCACAGAATAACGGTGCTCGTAGATTTGAAAACTATGATCTCTTCTCTACTTTCAAATCTGATAAGGAAGGTACTATCAAATTCATTGAGGACTTCTGCAAACTCAAATTGATAAATGATGCTGATGCATCTATTGCGAATAACACATTACTTACAATATTCAATATATTCGATTCCAGAATATATTTGGATCTTGCATATAATGTTGCTCCTGAATCCATCACAAAAGAAAAGATGGAGGATGCATTCGTTAAGGAAATCCGTGGCAGGATCAATAAGAACTCTCGTTCTAAGACAGCATATACAGAAGAGGCTCCCAAGGAGACTGACGAAACAGGTACTCCAACCGAGACTAAACCTGATACAACAGAAACTGTCAATGAGTATGTATCAACTGAACTGAAAAAGTTCGGTACAATGACTCATAATGATATGAGATACTGTGATCAATTCTCAGCTCTTATTGAGAAGGAAATTGATACCATTGATGATCGCATGTTCAATGAGCATGTTTCACCTATACTTGTTGACGAATATATCGGCGAGTCTTATGATGTAGAATCTCTTGAAGCATTCTATGCAGAGGCTTCTGTTCCGCAGCGTCGTATAAGACTTCAGTCTGCAATCAATTCACTGATGCATGATTGCGAGAAAATTGTTTCAATGGATAAACAGCATCGTTGGAATAACAACACATTCTCACGTCAGTACAGAACAACGACTTCAATGTTCTTGTTCTTCTTGTGTCCCAACATCAATGGTTCTTCCGAAGAGCATACCAATATAAAGCAGCTCCATCATTGGCTGGGTAAGGCTGTTAACGGTAAAGCAGGTAACTTCACATCTGAACAGATGTCAACTCTATCTCAACTGAGAGATCTCGTTTCAGACATGTGGGGTACTGTTAAGCTGTTCTGGTTAAATCCCAGGAACTGGTTTAAGAACATTAATCTTACACAGAATACAGGTATCCAGAAACGTGTAAGAAAGATGGCTGATATTGCCAAACAGATAGTTGCTCTCAAGGGTGAACTTGGATTTATTAATGACGAAATGTTCGTTGATGAATATGCATTCATGAAACAGTTCTCCGATGAAGTTATCATGGAAGCAACTACTGAAGAGAACCATAACAGACTCAACAAATCTGTTGGTTTGTTAATGGATGACATGGGTAGAATTGTAAAAATGTCCAAGGAAAATAAATGGACAAACAATTCATGCCTTTCGATGTTCAGAGCCGGTGAGACACTCAAGAATGTAAAAGAAGCGAAGAAGTATGTTGACCGTGCTATTATCGGTTCAGGTGGTGTCAAAGTAAAAGACACTGATACTCTCAAAGAGCTTCTGATCAAGATTAAGGATCTTCTTTCTACCGTAAATGGTATGAAACTCAATCCTTTCATTCATAAGAATATAAAGGAATCAGGTCCTGCAAAGAAAGTATCAGTAATAGCAAATGACATCTTTAAAATGAAACCTTCTCTTGGCTTCTTAAAGGATGCTCCTGTAAAGGAAAGATCCGAAGATAAAAATGACGAGAAGGAAGAAAAAACAGTTGAAGAATCAACTGTTATGGATTTTGAAGAATTCATGGTTGTCATGGAAGCTGCTCCTGAAGATGGAAGTATTCCAAACTACATGAAGAACAGAATAGCTCTATCAGATAATATGAAGACACAAACAGTTCCTGTTGATCTTCCTGAAGGAGTTCCTCAGAATCCTATTCCGGATCTTACTCAATCAATTGATACAAAGCTTTCTACCGATAGCAATGATATCAATGATATGCTTGGTTCAGGTTACACACCTGCAAACAAGAAAGAAGAAGCAAAGACAGTCATCAATATCACAAACAACTATACGAATTCTTTCAATAAGGATTCATATAATACCAGCACAACCACTGATAGTTCTACTGGTAAGGTGACTAACACAACAACCACGAATACGAATTCTCACAATGATTCTTCTTCAAACAAAGATTCCTCTAACAATAAAAGAACCACATCATCAAATTCAGTAAAAACTGATAAATCTGGTTCTAACAATAATAATAATAGCAGCACATCTGCTGAGCTAAAGGAATCGAAGAAGAGTGAAACTTTCTCGAATGGTAAAACCGTTCAAGAGATGTTCGCATTCTTGGAATCTGCGGCGCCCCAATCAGATAGAAGTGATGCTGGAAAACCTCCTAAGGAGGATTCTTTAACTAAGGCTATGGATCGTGACAGGAAAACGTTACCTGCTCAACAGGGAGCGAAGAAAGCTACGACCAAAGCACTTAATACCGGCAAGGCTGTCCTAAAACCCGTTTCTCGAACAAAGCAGTGGATCAACAATGTTGTGAACTCTGTAATCAAAAGAGACGAAGATCAAGTCAAGGCCGAGATGTTCGATAATCCTAGCTATCGTTCTGCTGTACTCAAAGCAGCTAGACTTGCTACCAAGCTTGGAATGACTGGTGTTTTAACTGCATTAAGTCCGTACCTGGGAGTCGGATATGTGGGAGTTCAGGGCCTTAAGGCTATGGATAAACATAGACTCAAGGATGAAATGGCTAATGAGCTTATGACTGAACTTGAAATAACAGATCAGAAAATAAGAGATCTTAGCAATTCAAATTCCCCTGAAGCATTAAAACAAAAGTATGAACTGATGAGAATTCGTCAGAAGCTTATTGAGAAGATTCCTCAAACAAAGAGATCTTTGATTAAGCATCCAAGTGATTTGGCATAACACAAAGGGGGGATATAACCAGTGCCAAACAAAGATCTGTTCTTCATGGTCATGGAGGCTGATGGAGATGAGATGCAAGCATTCGATGAGAATGCTCCTGCACCAGAAGATGCTGGTGCTGATGAGACTACCCCTGCTGCTACTGAAGAACCAAGTGGTGGCGAAGGTGATGTCGAAGCACCACCAGAAATGAATGAGGACGACTTTGGAATGGGTGGTCTGAATGACATGGATAGTGGTGAATCTTCAGAAGGCGAAGAGACTTCTGGTGAAGGTGGTGGTGACGAAGAAGCTGATAAACAGGATACAAAGCTTTCAACTAAAGCGAATGATATTTTGAATCAGTCGTTATACACTAAATTCGTCAATCGTAATAGAGAGATAGAGGACATCATAACAAGTATCAAAGATACTATACCTCTACTCCCAAATGATATCATTAAATCTAATGATAAGTCAATGAACCAACTGAAGGCTGCCCTTCAAAAAGGACAAGAATACGTTATCAATGATTTCGTAGATTCTGGTTATGGTGAGAACTTATTGTTCTACCAAAAACTGGACAGCTTATATGTACTTCTACTGAATCGAATTGATACTAATCTGAGAAAAATTGACGTAGGTCAATAATGAAAGACAATATCTTTCGAAATTTAAATCAAAAGGAGTGTTTTATTCATGGCATACAATGTATCAAATATGAACAATGGCCACGGATCATGGTTCCAGGAACAGATGAACATGATTAACAACTCATCTGCTGCAGAGCTGGATTCACTTAGCGACACTTTTGCTAAGAATTTTCAGGAAACAGTTACTGATATCGCCAACACATATAACGGCATCAACGTAATGAGAGATGCCAAGAAGATGATGGATAACCCCGAGATCATGCAGGAATACAAGGTACAGCTTCTTGATCCTATTCTTGAGGAAATCCGTACAGCTGCTGCTGATCAGACAGACCCTGGTGAGAAGTTCCACCTTGAGAGCGTTGCAGATCAGCTCGAGTCTTCATGGAATGAAAGCCAGAAGAGCTTCCTGGTACAGGAGTCTTATAACACAGCTACATATCTTCCTCTTTCAACTCTCGACTTCCCTGCTCTGATCAAGCAGTACATCAGATTCCTTGGTAAGGATATCATCCCCGTACAGACTGCTTCTTCAACAAACATCGAGCAGCGTATATTCGTTAAGTATCTCGTAAACAACCAGACTGGTGAAGAGTATGAGGTACCTAAGGTATACTGGCAGAAGGAAGCTGACGGCACACCTACATGGAAGAAGCTCTGGAATGCTGGTAAGGGCGTAAGGATCAACGATAAGGATCCTATCATGCTTGCTGACATAGCTGCTGCTAAGAACAAGAAGTATGATATGTTCAATCACCTTCTCCAGGACAACGGTGAGGCATATCCTGAACAGGGTCAGGCTGGTGCATTCGAGAAGACACTGAGAACTCGTCTCTCTTATGACTTCAACATCCAGTACGTTGCACTCGATGGCTCAACAGAGGATAGTTATTCAGCTATCACATTCTCTGGTGCAGGTACAACAGAGTCTCCTTATTCTCCTGCATATGAGTCTGGTAAGTACTACACAAAGAGCGGCGAAGAATATACCGCTGTAACTGGTGATGATGCTCCTGCAGACTGGGGTACAGATACAACTGGTAAGTACTACTCAAAGACTCCTGGTCAGACTGGCGTTAAGAAGGTTAAGCTCCCTGGTGCTGGTATCGCTATTGATATCCAGACTGGTGGTGTATTCCTTAACGGTGACTTCGCAGATGCTAAGCTTCCCGTTGTTGATCCTAATACAAATATTCCTACAGGTGAAGTTACAGATGCTATCAGCGATATGCTTTCTGGTCGTGTTGACTTCGTTAAGGGCACACTGACAGCTTCTTCATGCGGCACAATCGTAGGTCTCTATGTTTCTGGTCACATCTCAAACGAGACAAACCTCAGAACAATCGGCTTCAGAGAGTATCCTCTCATCCGTAAGTTCCTGATCTCCGATGGTTGCAGATTCCAGCTTCCTTTCACAGTTGAAGACTTTGCTGAGGCAAACGCTGCACTCAACTTCAACCTCTACAACAGACTCGTTCAGGAGCTCGTTGTTAACCAGGAAATGTTCGAGGATGAGTCAATCCTTGAGTACCTCGACGAGCAGTTCGAGATGTATGATGGTTACGATTCAGACGTATTCGCTCTCGAGAGCTATACACATACTGAGTTCTGTGACCTTGATCCTACTTCCATTTCACCTACATTCGCAGGCGATCCTTGGGAGTACAGAACCAATGCTATCCACAACGCAATCAACTCTGTAATCTATGAGCTCTGCGATCGTGGTAAGCTTGAGAACCTTGGCTTCGTTATCTATGCTAACCCCAAGGCTTGTCGTCTCCTCAATAAGTTCGTAACATGGACTGTTAAGAAGAGCACAGAAATCGGTGGTGTTCAGATGAACCACAGCTTCGGTATCCTTACTGACAGCGATCTCCCGATCCGTGTTGTTGCTTCTAACCGTGTTGACGCTTACACACTCATCCCTGCATACCAGAAGGATGAGGAGGGCAATCCTCTTCCTGAGGGCACAATGTCTAAGGAGTACTTCTTCAAGATCGTTGCTTATCCGATGGATAAGTTCCACATCTCCTACAAGCACCTCCGTTTCGCACGTCACCTCACAAATTCTCCTGAGAATGCTGGTTACGCTGATATCAACAATCCTGGTGGTCAGGCAGTTCTTATCACAACCTCTGCTCAGTACAAGACAATCTCTGTACAGGGTATTCAGGGTCGTGTTATCTGCAAGAACACTGTTCTCGTTCCTGATATCAAGGCTGGTGTTACAACTCCTTCTAACATCACAGACGGTGGAGAAGACGGCGGCAACAGCATGCCTTAATCGTACATAAAGTACATGAATAATTAAAGTGGACGGGGGCAACAGCCCCCGTCTATTATTTTACACTGTTTCTAAAAAATTCTCTATCATTGCTAAACACATTTTAATTACATATTCAGGTTCTATATCAGAATATGTTTCTAAGGTATTATCTATAATACTTCGCGTGGAATCCCTTCTTGCGATTTTAAGATTCTTTGATAATAAAACCTCCATATTGATATTTTCTAATATGGTTTCTCTCATTGCTTTTGATTCTTCAGGTGAAGGTAATCTAAACTCTTTTAAAAGATTTTTTGTTTTAATAACATTATCAAGTTTCTTTTCAACGTTGTCGATACCACTGGATAACGATCCTATGTTCTTATTGATTATGGTAAGAGCCTTCTTATAATCATTATCCATATTGAATAATTTATCATCTGAATTATCTTGGTTTACTTTCAATTGGTATACTGAGAAAGTCAATGATGATATTATGTCATTATTTTCTTTTTTCATTCTTAAAATAATGACGAAGAGAACTGATGTCAATATCAGTAAAATGGATATGGCGACCAGCATGATTATTAATAAACATAAACAATTTGTAGACATAATGGATCCTCCTTAAAAATATAAAAGATTGGAAGTGTTATTAAATGAACAGTACTGTTATGAATACTATTAAAGCTATGATCGAACATAAGAAATATTCTGTTATAACCGAATATGCGAATGTTGTTCATGGAAAGAATAACTTATTTGTTTCTGAATATGGTGGAAACAATGTAAGACTATACAAGGACAACGATAACAATGTACGAGTTCTCTGTCCTAAGAACATGGATACTGTACAGGAAGGTTACTTGGCAAAAGCTATTGCCGATGGATCTGTGTTTGATGATGCTGATGATATTGATAAGAATGCTTCAGTTATCGAGAGAACTTCAATCCCTTATGATGCAATGATCAATGTTGGTAAAGAACCTCCTAAGAACCTTAAACCCATGATCGCTATCGTAGTTGGTAGAATGGGTGATGATGGTTCATTTAGTGTTACTGATGCTGACAGAACCAACGGCGTTAATTTCGTTAAGGATGTAACTGCTGCTAATGCAAATGGTGATTCTATAAATGGTGTAGTTGACAATTATCTCGAAAAGGATAAGGAAGGTTTCTATACACCTGATATCGGTAAAAATATATCAGGACTCAATAATGAGCTTGATGATGTAAATGATACTGATCCCGGCGATGTTGTATCTGATGATGATACAGTTGATTCATACGATGATTATGATATGGATGAATTCGAACGTGATCCTGATGCGCCTGATGAGGAACCCAGCAATCCTGAAGAGGATGGAGTAAACGATGTTCCTCCTGCCGTTGATCCTGATGCTGATTCAGCATCTGATGCAGAAGATGATGCAGATGAGACAGATAAGACAGAAGAAGTTGAAGAGTGTGGTGACACTAATACTGTTGAAGAATGCGGTAATAACTGCGTTCCCACAACTACAACTGAATCTGATGAAACTGGTGAGGAAACATTGAGTGCATCAATGGACAATAATGAAGAGACCGAACCTGCTGCACCTGAGGAAGATCCTATAGCTACAGATGTTGCTAATGGAATAATCGCAAGATATAAACGTGTATCCGAGTGTGGTAATAACTGTGTTCCCACTGGTAAGGCGGTTGTTCAGGAAGATGATATCGACAATGCTGAAACACCTTCTGATCCTGAAATAGATACACCAACTGATTCTGCAGTTGAACCTACAACAGAACCTGCTAGTGATGTTGTATCTGAAGATGGCGCACCAACAGAGGAAACCACCGCTGATGGTTCAGTTAACAAATCACCAATGCCTATGTCGGCTGAGACAAAAACTATCGCAAACAACCAGATGCATCAGGAAGGTTTCTTAACAAAGAAGCCCAAAAAGCTAAAACCCATCGGAAGAGACGTGGTAGCATACATAACTTGCGAGATGAATGATATACATTCAGCAAATGATCAAGCTATGTTAGCCGGTTATACTTGCTCTAAGATAGAACTGGTAGATTGGTACATCACCGTACTTGATACTCAGGATCCTAAGTATATCGTACCTCATACACGTCAATATCTCGTAACTATTAAAGCACAGCTCGAAAGCCTGCTTGCACAGATATTGAAGATTCGTCCTATCAATAGGACTGATCAGATTTGGCGTGTTAACTACCCAACAGTATAAGGAGGGATAAATCAATGGATGTAAAGAATCTTTCTATGACAACAACCGTAGAGAACAATAAAAATCTCTTCGAGGATGTTGCTAAAGAATATAATAAAGCTAAAGATGTATTCCGAGTTCAATACAAAATACTGAACTATGATAAGATAATAGATGAACTCATATCTTATCTGGACGGATACAAGAAATATGCTGATAACGGTTCGGATAAATATAAAGGAAAGGTACTCACAATATCAAGAGCATTTTTCGACAAAATGTTTACTGATAAAGAGTATAAAAGAAAGATCAACCTTTCGGAATTCAGAGAGATCAACTTCAATTATCTTAAGAGAACCAAGGAGCTCCAATCCGTAGTAGAATCTACATTGAAGGATGCTGAATCAAATGGAGAATTGAATTCTCTGATAAGAATGATAGATAACCAGTTTAAGAAACTGGCAAAGGTTAACCGAGATGATATGAAGATCTATCTTTGGATCGTTAATTCGGATTCAACATTCTTCAAGTTTAAGCTTGACGAAAAGACAAGAAAAGCGTATTATGATAAATCCTCTCCGGTAATGCATAAAGTCGTTAAGAAGTAAGGTGGTGATGATATGAATATATCGGATGTAATAAACGATATTAAATTATCACAAGGACTTCAAAACATTGCACTTCCATTTGATGAACCTGTTGAAAATGTTATTGGGGAGATATTACGAATGACAGTTCGTGAATACTCTGAATTCAAACCATATAAACAGGAATGCTTTGCTGTAAAAAAGAATCTCAGATCTCCTAATGAGATTGCTAAAAAAGAAGGAATATTCTTCTTACCTGAAGAATGTACTCGGGCTCCTGTTAAAGATGCTAAAGCTGAAATAACTGGATCAACTCCTGATGATGCAATGGTTACTACAAATACATTCACTGTTGGTACACCATTTGTGGGTTTTGGTTCATATTATCCTCAGGACATTCTGAATGCACAAATGACAGGTGCTGCAATAAACAAATATTCTGGTTTATCATCACAATTGCCTAACTCGGAATATCTTGGTTATAACAAAATCAAGTTATATAATTTCCCTGAGCAATGTTTCATCAAGTTCACTGTGGAAAGAGTTCATGACTATTCATTGGAGACTCTTCCTGATACTTGCTATGAGACATTCGTTGAACTGGCAACGTTGGATGTGCAGCGTACATTATACAACCAGATTAAAAACATGCAAAATGTTGGTTCTGCATTTAAAGAAATTCAATTAAAGATTGAAGACTGGTCTGGTGCAGAAAAAGAACAAAAAGCATGGATGGAAAAATACCGTGGTACATTCCATCTTGATAAACCCGATCTAATTACGTTCTTCTAATAACCATATGGTTTATTATGATGGGGACATCAGTCCCCATCATATAAGCCTCATCTATATAATAAGGAGGTGAATGTAATGGCCCGTAACTTAGTTACACAGACATTAAATATTCTCCAAGGTGGCGTCAAAGAAGCTGGTAAAGATTATTTTTCTAATATGATATCTTTCTACAATGATGCCAAAAATGTTAAGAATACACTGATAAATTCCGGTACGGATGTATCAGATACGTTTGCTCGTTTAAAGAGAACCAATGTTACTAAAGCTATTTCGGATTGGTTCTACCAGGAAGAATCTTCTTCTGAGATGGAGCTCAATGGTAACACAGATGAATTCGATCCCGGATTTAAAGGTTCTGATTCTGATAGTCCAAAATTAGACGGTGAATCAAGTAAGCCATCTGGTCTTACTGTTGATGCTATGATGAATATCTCCAATAAGCAAACAAATGCTATATTGAAGGTAGGTCGTCGTCAGAACGAACAGTCAGTGGCTAACACCGCAGAAATCATTTCTACAATCGATACTCGTTCTGCAGAAATGATTACTTCTTTGAATAATATCAACAAGACACTGTTGGGAATCAGTAGCCGTCTTGATAAGATCATCGAATTACAGGCTGTTCCACTCACAGATCAAAAGGAAATTGATAAGGGTGGTCTCTATCAGGATGGTAATCTATCGCTGATGAGAATCTTTGAAGCTACAAAACAAAATGTTTTGACAACCGGACCAATGTCATTATTGACAACTGGTATCGATATGCTTCGTTCAGGAGCATTGACACCAACGGCTCTTGCTGGTATTGGCATCAAAGGCCTTGCTGGTAAGATAAAGGTTAACGGTAAATCATTCGATGATTGGGGTAATGCATTCAATGAGTTGATTGGAACTGCAACCCAAACGGCAATGAATGAAATGATCAATTCCAATTTCTTCCAAAAATACATTGGTAAGATAACTGGATTTGAAGGTAATAAGGATTATGGAACGATAGTCCCAAATCATTATGATAATAAACGTGCCGTGTTTGACGGAATGACAAGACAATCTATTGTCAATGTAATTCCGGAAATGCTTGCTAAGATCAATGAGTCATTATCAGGTCAATCATATTCACTTGATAGTCGTGGTAAATGGGTAGCTGGTCCTGCGAAGAATGAGTTCAATGAAGTAACGCGTGCTTCATTTGGTAGCTCTGGTCTCAAGGATAATACTATAAATTCAATTTCCAATGCTGGTGTACAGAGTATTGGAAAGAAGATACCAACGGCTGATATTGAAAAAGCTGCAAAGGCTCTCACGATGACCATCGTTATGGATCAACACGCTAAGGGTGATCGTGCATTTACAATATCACAACTCAAGGGTGATTTAACAAACCAGGTCATTCAGGCATGTGAAGTATTGTCAATGACAGGTGGAGATCCAAAATACTGGGCAAAGGTTTGTAATTCAATCATTATACAACTTTCATCTGGTATGATGGATGCTGCAGGTTTTGTTCGTAATGTAAATGACTCTGTTCAAAGGATGATAAATGAAGCTACTCAGTTTGCTCAGTCTGGTAAACAGAATGCTTCACAAGCAACAACGTTGTCATTCAATATGGCAGCTAACCAGTTCTTGGAACAATATGCACCTAAGGCAGAAACCGCCAAGATTGCTGAATCACATAACAAGGGTACTCTTATCGATGGTAAAAACATCAGAGTTGATGAAAGCAATAAGGTTGGTAAATTCTCTGTTAATCAGTACATCGGAGGTATCTTCTATTTACTCAATAGAGGTATCAATGTTCGTATTGATAAAGACGGTTCTAAATACGATGGTATTAATCTTGCTGATGTAAAACCTGACTCTGTACCATATGTATCTGATGATACGTTTGGCAAGATGGTCAAAGGTATGCTTGCTGGCAATAAAAATGCCGTTAGTGATGCCGTTAAAGAAGAGATGGGTGTTGCTAAGAAGGAAAAAGGATTCATCAGTAAGATACTCGATAATCCTGCAATGCTTTTCAATTCATTGACGAATATGTTCACTGGAGGTAGTGTAAATTTCCAGGGATTGAAAGACAAAGCCAAGAGTATACTTGGTGAAGAAAGATATAATGCCATCGCTGATAAGCTCTCTGGTGTTAAAGATCGCATTACTCATGATGATAGATATATTGCAGCTAAACTTGCAGCAGAAGAAACTGTTGAAAAGTTAAAGAACAAGGGCAATGAGTTATATGATAAATTTGGTCATACACGTATTGGAAATAATATGATGTATGCAAAGGATTCATTAAAACTCAAGGCTGCTGAAGATACCATCAATCATATGAAAATTGATGATGAGATGGATCAAGAAGCTGTGTCAATCGCAAAGTATTATACAAGCAGAGGTATGCTTGATGAAGCAGCTTCGGCAGTATCAGGTATAAAGAATGAGAATGTAAAAACTGCATTTTTGAACTTTGTAAGTATTCAGAAGAAGCGTTTACTTGGCCAACAAGCATTAGCCGAAGGAGAAACTCCTGATATCGGATCAATATTAATTGAAAAAGATATCAAGGAGGGTAAGGATGGCAAGCCAGGTACAACCAATTCATTGTTATTCAAAATACTTGGTATAGTTGGTAAGATTGGTAAGTTCGTTGGTAATATGGCAACTCGTGGTATTACCAACATCTTCTATGGCTTGAAGTCAATGGGTCAAGCTTTGTTCGGTTATGAAGACTTTGATCCTGTTAAAGGTATCAAGTACAAGAACAAAGGTATCTTTAGAAATCTTACAACTGAACTTGTCGCAGCTCAATGGAGAACAGCGAAGCATATAGTCAATGGCATCAGTAATCGAGTATTTGGTGAAGGTGATGCCGAATTCGTTGACGGAAAACTTGTTAATACCAAAAAGAAAACTCTTCATGAAAGATACAATGATAAAATCGACAAACTCGCCAGAACCAAAAATATTGTGGATGAAAACGGTTTTGTCATTGACAGTGAAGAGAGTTGGCTGAATAAAACGGCAATAGGTTCCTATAGTCGTGAAGCAAAGTTTGTTGACGGAAAGTTCCAGGGATACGAACTTCGAAAAGACACTGCCATGACATATGCCGACACGTTGAAACATCCAATTGAGGCTGTTTCCAAGGCTCTTGGAAACTTCAAACAGAATTTGGATTTCGTTGGTGAGAAAGCTGTTGAAGGAGTAAAGACAGCTATAACCGAAGTATCAGGTTTCCTCAAAAATCTGAAAACAAACATCGGAAAAGCATGGACAGGTTTCAAGAATACCAAGGTTGGTAATGCATTAACAAATAACAAAATCACAAGAGGATTCTTCTCTGGATGGAATCAAGCAAAACAGGCTAGACTTGAAAAGCAACAAAAGAAGAAGAAAGAAGAAGACAGATACGAGCATCCGCTTCAAGCAGAAATCGTTGATAGTATATCTCCTACAGAAGGACAAGCCACAGGCCATAAAAAGAAAAGCATATTCCATGAGATATATGAAAAGCTCTTCGGAAGTAAAAATGATAGCGTAGTATCTCTGTTGAAGAAACAGGTTGACTTCCAGGAAGAAGAAGCTTCAGAAAATAAGAATAATACTACCGATGATGAATCTGGTAAGAAAAAGGGAATCATTGAAAGAGGCAAGGATTTCATAGCGTCAGCAAAGGCTAAAGTAACAAGCATGTTTTCATCTGAAAAGGACATTTCTCCTGCTGACGGTGCCGTTAGTGGTGGTGGCATGCTCAGCCATATCGGAAACACCTTAGGTAGTATGGCCAAGATGTTCGGTGGTTTCTTACAGATGTTTGCAGGTGTTGCTGAACTGATTGGTTCGATAGTTATGAGTTTGGAGGGATTCCAAGCATTACGAGATCTTGTAAAGAGTATTCTCGTTGATGGTTTGAAACCTTTGAACGAAGTATTCTATACAATCATAGATCTGATAAAACCTGTTACAAAGGTATTGACGAAGATAGTTAAGGTAATCGCTGAAACTATTAGTACAATAGCAAATGCAATTATCGATACAATCTCGCCTATCATAGAAGCATTAGAACCAATATTTGATTCGTTGTTTAAGATACTATCACCTATTTTGAAAGTAGTTACAGTAATACTTGACGTAGTACTTATGCCTATCAAGATGATACTCGAAGTATGTCAGCCTCTATTTGAAGGAATTGCATACAGAGTACAAGCTATTTCAGGTATACTTGAAATGGGCGTTGGCTTCTTGATGTCTGGCTTAGGAAAGATAATCACTGGTATCGGATTCGTTGCAGATCTATTGGGTAAATTCTTACCCGGTGATGACAAGGAAGTTGATGTTACTCTTGGTGAAGTAGGACTAAACATAATGAATGGTGCGGACGAGATGATGGATCAAGGTAAGCAAGACTTCCTCGAAGGTATCGAAGGTGCCTGGGGCAAACTTCTTGAATTCTTCACCGGTACACCATACGAAGGCAAGTCCAAAGAAGTTATTTCAGAAGCATACGGCGTTCCAGCTAAACTCGGCAATGACTTCGGAGCTGGTGATGTTTATACAACAAACAACTATTACGGTTCAGGTAATCCTATGGATCAACACTCATACGGAAATTTCATGAACATGTCAAATCGTGGTTGTGGACCTGTTGCGCTTGCTGATGCATACGGTCGTCGTTCAGGTAACCAGGTTAATCCTGCATTACTCACAGGCGTAATGGGTGCAAGTGGAACATATGATCCTAGCAGAGGAACATCGGTTTCTTCGATGATGGCTATGGGTAATGCCATGGGAATGGGTATGCGTGCAGGTGGAGTTACTGCAGCTTCATTACAGCAAGCATCTCCTACCAATCCAATCACAATTCTTGGTAGTGGTGCTGGATTCGGCACACGTAAAGGAAGCAATCACTATGTCAACGTGGTTGGTTCTGATAAGAATGGTGGTACATATGTATCCAATCCATTAACAGGTAGAATCGAAAGACATTCAACAGGTAACATCGTTAACAATTCTAAACTCGGTCTATACGGCTCTGGTGACGATAGTGATCTATCAGAGTATGGATTCTCACAGGATGCACAGGATTCACTCAATCGTCTCAAGGAGATTACCAATAAACTCACTGGTATGTTCCTTGGTGACGATGATAGTACTACTCGTGCTAAGAACAAGAAGGCTGTTGAACATATGAAGAACACCCTCAAGAAAGAGGATTACGATGCTGTCGAAACACAGGTTGTTGCTGAACTCAAGAATCGTTATCCAAAATATGAAGACGAAACCGACGATGAATATGAGAAACGTATAAGACTGAAACTCGTTACTCCCGAAGGTACTAAGTTACTTGTTAGCTTTGGTTCTGATAAGATGAAGAATACCGTTGAAGGTAGAATTGCATCACAGAATGAAGGAATCAACTCAATGATGGAGGCTGATAAAGCTTCTCGTGAAGCATTGTCTGCAGCATATGATTCATTTAAATCACAACTTGCATCATCGGGTGTTGAATCAGTTACAGGTGCCGAGATGGCAATGTTTGAACCAATCATTCATCTCACTCCAGAGCTTACAAAACAAGAAGCAAATGGTAGATACATTTCTTCACCTGTACATGACTTCTTTAATGCAACGAGCGTTGAAGGTAAGGTTGGTGCCAATAGATCCGGTGGTGCAAAGGGTACTGTTTATAGTGCTGGCCGTGGTGGTTGGTTCGGTAATTACGGTGGTCCTCAAAACGACGAAGGTGTTGGTTCTACAGGTAAGGTTCATGAAGGTGTACTCCTTCATTATCTCAATGACGCTGGTGATGGTAATGCAGTAGCTAGAGCTATAACCGGTGGTACAGTAACATACGTTACAAAGGATAAAGAAGGTGCTGGTAATGGTCTTGGTAATGCTGTAAAGTGGCGTGACTCTGGTGGTATGTATCACTGGTACATGCATATGGCATCCATCGATAAGGATGTACAGGAAGGTACTAACATCGAACCAGGTCAGCTCATAGGTTACTTCGGCAAGTCTGGTCTATCGGATGATTCTGGAAGCAACGTTCTCAGATATGTTGTTACATCTGCAGGTCCTCAGGGATCTACCGGTGACCAGGGTTATATAAACCCATTCACATATTGGCAGTTCAGAGCAATGTCAGATGACCTGATTGGTAACTCTGAAAAGGAGAAGATCTATAATTATCTCGTTAATCATTTCGGTATGAGTGAAGCTGGTGCAGCAGGTGTTATGGGTGTACTCTCAAATGAAGGTATGCTCGAACCTGAACCATACGCAGCTCAAATGGAAGGTATTTTCGGTAACAATAAGGCTGAAATGTCCAAGAAATATTCGACACTTGAAGCAATGAATGATTATACCGTCAATACGTTATTCCCCAACTATGAAAGAAATGGTGTTGGAATAAACAAGGGAGGTTATCTTTCTGACGGTAAATATCTCCCTGGTATCGGCCTTGCACAATGGACAGGTCCTCGTGCTCGAGCATTATATGACTTTGCTAAATCAAAGGGTATGAACTGGTATGATCTCCAGGCACAGCTTGACTTTATGGAAGCTGAAAAGTCCAGCACATTTAGTTCATTGATGACAATGCTCGGCAGTAAGACGATAAGTCCTAAACAGGCTGCTGATGCATGGATGACTCAATACGAGGCTGGTGCATCAGGTACTAATCCATATGATTCATGGTTAAGTGCAACTCAGATCACTAACCGTGAAAATGCTGCAGAAAATCTTTATCGTGAACTGTATGGTCATGTTGCAAATACTGCCGCTACTGCAAAACCAGATGATGACGGTGTCTATAGAGGAAAGTTCATTGCATCTGCAACCAATCCTAATGCATTTTCAGGAGATGGTTATTTCTCTGCAAACGGCGGAGCAATATTGGCGGATTATGGTAAACCAACAATAACATCAGTAAATATTAACGGAAGCCCATCAGGTAACTCACCACTACATGAGTTCTTTAGTAAGACCGCCGGTGGTAAGGCAATGAGTGGTGAAGGAAACTGGTACAAACAGCGTAACTCTCCAAATAGTAAAGGTCAGGGTTCTTCTGGTGCTGACCATTACGGTATAGATTTCTGGTGGGATTCTAACACAGAAGGTAGAGAACTTCATGCAACAACCGGTGGTGTTGTTGATCAAGTACAAGGTGGCAATGCTTATAACGGTGGCTGCGGTAATAACATTCGTTGGTTGGATGATTCAGGTTATCTACACTGGTATATGCATATGAAAGATACGCCAAAACTCAGTAGAGGTGCTAAAGTTTCTCCAGGTCAACTACTTGGATATGTTGGTAATACCGGTGATAGTAGTGGAGCTCATCTGCATTATAGTATCATCGATAATTCCAAATTTAACGGTTATTCAAGTTCACCTGGTAATGTGAATCCGTTGTTGTACTTCGGCAATTATGATTCCGCAGGTCCACAGACAAATCCGAATAGTCGTGGTGGTTTGACATTCTTGTCTGGCGAAACAACACCTACATCTCAGGGATACATTGCGAGCGCAGTAACAAAGATGTTGGAAGCTCGTGATGCTGCAGATCCAGGTTTCGATATATGGAACGCTGCAAATTATATATCCAATACAGGTGAACCAAGGAATTTGGCATTATCTCAAATAGCATCATACTATAACAACGCAATTAGTACAGCCAATCTGGCAACAACAACTAGAAACAATCCCGGTTTTATGAGCTTATACGGTCCTAGTCGTTGGGATTTTGATAATGGTAAAACAATGTCAATGACAGATCTCAATGATATGCTTGCAGATTATATGTCTGGAAAGAAAAGACCTTTCACAAACTTCTTGTCGGCCCTTAAATCGGCAACAGGTTCAGGTGACATTATGCCTTCTTCTGACATACCACCAATTGATATTAACAAACTCATGGAAGATTCTTCCAATAATGGTTTCAACGCGATGCAGCAATACGTTAACAAGTACGACATTAAAACTGATGACTCACACACAACGGACATGTTGGATAAATTGAGTAGTATGACGTTTAATGTCAGAGCTAAACGCGTAGAGGAACTTCTTGAAATATTGATAGCAAAGGTTGATGGTAACCGCGCTCCAGACGCACCACTTCCTGAGTTATTCGATGAAGGAATTCCCGAAGCTGTTACGAGACTCTCTATGGGTTAATATAAAAAAATATTGCCGGGGATTACCCCGGCAATATTTCTATTTTACATTGTCCCGGCATTTAATTTAGTAAAAGTTCCACCCATTGTTTCGGGCCACATTTACTATCTCTTGGGCCTCTTCAAGGGTGAAGTATTTTTCCCAACCATACATTTCAGCGATCCAATCGCTTACGACCTGTTCGGGGACCTCGCGGAACTCCTCCCATTCGTAAGCGCTCTGGATCATCCTTGCTACCTCGGGGATACTATACAACTTTTCTGACATAATTCCTCCTTACCAAGTTCCGTTGACATTTAATCCTATTTCTGCGGTGTGCTGTGCTGCTATCTCTTCTCGCCAGAACAATGCATCATCTACTAGGTATTTGTACATGTAGGTTTGTGTATAGTGAATCTCATAACATACGTCTGGTTCATTCTTAAATATATACCTTATTCTGTCTTTCAATGTGTCAGCCTTCAGCACGTCTTCGGTTCTTCTGATTTTTGATAACTTTTTGTCATAAAATTCCTGTGGTTTCATATTCACTGTTCTCATAATTTTCTCCTTTCTCTCCATTAAGGAGTTTCGTAAATGGTTTATTTTCTTATCATAGTAATAATATATATGTAGAACTTTAGAATCCTGAAGGGTAGCATAGAAAAAAAATAACTTATGCATACAGGTGGGGCCAAGCCCCACCCATACACACAAAATGGAGATAAAACTATGGGACCCAACGCACAAAGGTCCTAAGTCGTTAGAGGATTACTTCTTGAAAGCGTCTCTCTTGATCTTGAGCTTGGGCTCTTCATGAGCCTTAGTTGTCGACTTGTACTCCTTACCCTTATTGGGTCCATCGATTGTAATGATGCCCTTTGAAACCTTCTCAGGTACCTTAACAACCTTGAGAGTTGCAGGAGCTGTCTTATCGTCAGCTGCAGGAATGTCGAAAGCTCTCTGTTCATCATGCATAAAGCCGGATACGAACTCGGGGATCTGAGTTACGGTGTTTGTGATATCGGGAGTCATCTCATCAAGAATACCGATCTCATCCTTTGACGGATATCCTGCCTTTGCATAGAACTTCTTTGCATCCTGAACGAATGCATGCTGAAGATTTGCAGCAGGTGTTGCTGTGCTGTTGCCATAGTTAGCAAAAGCTGCGAATGAAAAGCCTTTAGTAGTTGCCATTTTAATTTCCTCCTTGGATTTTAATTGTATTTATTTCAAGAGATTATATCTCTTGCTACCGATGAAACTATATGTGTTTTTAAAATTAAAAATTTTATCCACCAATCAGTCCATCTATTACACCGACAAGTCCACTGACTTGCTCTTCTGTTAAAGGCTGACGTGTGGTTATATCTATACATGTGAAACCTTTACCAAGAAGATTCAATACCTCTGATGGTGTGGCAGTTGGTAGTTCACCTACCTTTTTACCACATGCATCAAGTATTACTATAGAATATGTCATGGTAACAATTTCTCCTTTCGTTGTACTCACATTTCTTTTATTTTGTTCTCTTTTTATTTATATATATCTATGATGGTTTTAATCCATCCATAAGTTATGTCCAAAGGTAACTCAAACGGTATATCACAATCAAGTGACATGATAATGTTATTATATGACATTTTGTTCTTGTTACAAACGATGTCATCTATGTATGCTGATAATGTTTCCAAAATGTTATCATCACACGATAGTTTATTATATGTTACACAACATGGGTTTGGTTCATATAATATTTTTATCTCATATAGTTCTTCCGTATGAAATATATTTACATATTCATTGTATATTCTATTTGACATATCAATGTACAGTTCGTCAATATGTTTTATTATTACATCTTCATCAAAAATGGCTTTTCTGTACATTATATGAAATTGTATGAGTGTGTTTATTATTAGTGGTAAAGCTTCTTTTATATTTATCATATCAGCATACACCTCCTTTCCGGAGAATAATATATTTTTGTTAATTATAATTAAATGTATATGCCGGGATATCCCGGCATATACAAAATAATTATTCATTAGAAATCGAGATCATCACGTTTATTATCGGATGTATCTACTGTTGATGAACTATCAGGAAGATCCTTATCGCCACTATTTGTAGTGCCGTTATTACCACCTGACTTTGAGGAAGTGTTGGATGTGGATTTTTCATCATCTTCATCATCCTCAGATCCTTTATTTGCGCGTGTATCATAGTGATCGATCTTGGCTTTAAGATTTTTCATCTTAATATTGTACTTATCGATCATCTTTGTGTATCTATGTTCGATACGTTTCTTGCGCTGGGTTGCGGGAATCTTCTTATATTCATCATAAGCTTTCTTTGCAGCTTCATACTCCTTGGAGATCTTCTCATATTGTTCGATCTTCTTATCATATGATCTGGAAAGGCATGCTGATATAAGTGATATAGGATTCAGCGAAGCAGCTGTTCTGAACACACCATTCAAAATACCGAATACACCTTCGATTACACCGACAACTGTATCTGCTGCTGCAGTAACAATACCAACTGATGCAGCTTCCTGAGTAATTGCATCGCCTTTTGGAGTAATGGGTTTATTCTTCTTAACAGCAGCTGCTGCCTTCTCATACATCTTCAATACTTTCTGATCATAATCTTTTCCGTTTTTAGTTATGAACTCGAAACGAACCTTGTCATCATCAGAAAGATTGGTTGGTTCCTCATATACGAGACCATTTTCTGTTGCCTTTGTGTAAGTGAAGATTGTCATCATTACTGATATCATGATGCGTATTCCGTTTGTAAAACATACCGCATATGCAGTATTCTTGTCATTCGGTTTAGCCATGTATTCACCTATCATTTTCTTCCATATAGGTTTATGCAATGATGCGAACATATCCTTTACACCGGTGATAACTTTTGTTGGTGCATTTTTAACACCATCACCAAGAGTCTTGACATCTTTTGATATAATATCATAACAAGGATGTTTGGTGATATCACCTTTCATCTTGTATTCATCACCGCTCTTGTTTTTGTATGTTCTTTTAACATTCTTCAATGTTATCTCAGTATACTTTTTGAACTTTTCATACATGATATTCTTACCCTCCCTTCATCAAGCACCAAGCATCTTGAATACATCACGAGTCTTGGTACCAACAGTATCAAGTGTTGCAAGCTGTTTGTTTACAGCCGCAAGTGAATGTACATCATAGTCGCTATTCATATCAGGAAGGAGAATCTTAATGGATTCACGATCTGTATCAATGATAATGAGTGACATGAGGAACAGTTCACCACAGAACTTCTTTGCTGCAGAAGGTTTGAGCAGATCAATATCTGTCTGAGCCTTGATGTTATCAACGTCAGTCTGTGTCATTATGATAGAAGCATTAGGGATCATACCATTCTGGAGATCACCTTTACCCTGCTTATCCTTAATAAATACTTTGAATAGTGATTTTCCCTGAACAACAGCAGCAGCAGGAGCATCACCCTTCATATGCGCAAGTTCATATAGACGACGATACCACTTTCTATTGGGATCACGTGAATCAGCAGCAGTCTGTTTCTTTTCCTTTATACGGAATACGAGATCCTTCAAGAACTTCAGTTCTCCTGCACGCCATTTAACCTTTCTGGAAATCTTATCCATTTCCTTAAGAGGATACTTGGCAACTTCAGGAAGAATTGAAGACTGTACCATACGAGTATGACACTTAACTCCGACAACATACTCGATAGGCTGGAGGGAATCATCCTTATTGAGCATATTGAGAGTTACCTTCATCAACAAGGGTTTCATAGTGTTCATCTTTTCACACAGCTTATCATTTACATATGATATGTTAGTGGTCTTAACACTCTGAAGAGCCTTTGTCTTTTCAAGAGAAAGATTGTCAGCCTTCCACTGGTCAACCTTTGTCTTTGCTTTAGCCTGTTTGATTCTATCGCCGGTTGTTGCGATGGTTTGGATTGAATTCGCAATATCACCAGGTGCCTTTGCAAGGTTATCGATTCCACTAGCTATTTGGTTGAATGCCTGTGAACGAGCTACGGGATGAGCCATATCGATTGTTCTTGCATCATGTGCCGATGGTCCTTCCAATCCATGATCAGTTGTATAATTCATATATGTCATGAATGCATTTTCAGGACCATTTCCGACATCAACCTGATGACCGTTCAACATATTGAACAGCTGCTGACGTGTACCATATTGGATATCACCATTGGCATCAGTTTGGAATCTCCAAGGTATTTCAGGATCGCCATTGGCATCCAGTACAGGAAGAGGATACTGAGGTACAAGATCATTGACGGGTGCTTCCTGGAAGTAATGACTGAACTCTGACATTGGTTCATAGTCATATGCTTCATTGATAACCTTGGCATCCTTGTCTTCAATGGACAGAAGATCAAATTCAACCTTACAGTCCTCATTTATATATTCGGCATGACAAACATCATGCTGGTAAGTTGTATCTGTGTATTCGAGATACTTGTTTGTATTTGTTTTATAATCAGCAAACTGCATACCGCGTTTTACTGAATCAGCATCAATAACGGGATTAATGCTTATAGCCATCTGGAGATATGTTGCATAAACCTGTTCAAGCAATGATACAGTTGCTGTTGCATAGTCCATTGGAATTGTATTCGATACAAATACAGGAAACTCAAATAGATTTCCCTGTGCAGCTTTGACTATAGAACCTTTACGCTTGCTCTTTCTGAACTTTGAAGTTGCAGTGTCGACACGGTTTATATAGCCAACAGCTTCATCGTTAGCGGTAGCAAATCTTGATAAAACATCTACATCTTTTGCCATTATATACACTACCTTTCTATTTTATTTTATTTAAACGCATAACGTTTCTGATTGAATCAGGCATTTCTTCCATATAAGTTATCGTTATCTCATATCTCGGATTACAAGAATAATACTTATTGGATATGGATTCAATTATCAAGCAGTCGTTTTCCATGATTCCAACATGACCACGTTTTTCATTCGGTTGTAACATATCGTAGATCGCTTTGTCGTAGTTATCAACATCACCAGTATTTACCCATGGACGAAGTATTCCCATCTCAGCCAATATGGTTTGTGTTTTGGTAAATGAAACAGGTGTCTTACAAAAAATATTAGATTCAATCTTACACGGTGTATCAATGAATAAACCGTGTAGCAACGGTCTAACCTTTTTGTCAAAGAAAGATTGGTTCTTTGCAGCACCTGGTACGTAAACACGATAGCCACACAAACGTGGACGGTGTGATGGTACCGGAATCATAGGAATAGTAAACTTCACTTTTTTCCATTTGATGTTTGTATATACCGCCAAGATTGACGATACGTTTTGTTGTACAGAAGTAGAGGCACTCTTTACGAGTGCCTCAACCGTTTCTTTATTATGCATAATTACTCCTATTAGTTAGCATAGATGCGATAGCTGAAGATGATTTTCAGATTAGACTGAAGAGGTATTGATTTGAAAGTGTAATATGTAACCAGCTTTATTCTTTGTGCTTCATCAACAGTGAGTGATGAAAATGCTTCATCACTAAGCAGGTTGATATAGTTGTCAGTCTCATATACATATGTCTGACTCTGGTTATACATTGCTGCAACCTTTATATTCTCTTTAGAGGAAAGCTCCTCCTTTATTGTATCATAATCAATTGAACCAACGGATGATGTTACAACACCATCGATCGTTTCAATGAACGCATCTATATTTGCCTGTCCCTTGTTCTTAAGTGTTGCTGATAATACTGTAGAGATCTCTCTAGCAAGATCGATAACTTCAGTATCATATGCCTCGGTTGTTGTCTGAGGAGCACCGAATACCATGTTCAAGAATTTCTTGATATGTGTATCATACAACCTTTCAGCGATTGATCTATCACCAGGAATGACATCGAATGCAACAAGACCGAGTTCATTTACAACTGCGGATTGTGTATTTCCTTCATTTTCGAAGTATCCTATACAATCACCATTTTTAGTATCAATTGATAATGTAACTTCAGCATATGTTTCAATACGATTTGTCTTTGGTGTTGCCGAAGGTGCAGGACCGAGATCAGACTGTGTGATGGGATCAATGTAATCCCATCTTTGTCCATCTTTCCACCAGTTATGGAAGACATGTGCACGTTCATCGAATTTCTTGATGTAGTACTTCTTGTCACCATCATATCTGAATACACCGAGATATTTTCCAGCCAGTGAAGGATCAAGTGAATCAGTTGTCTGTTGGAAAGGTATTGGATTACGAAGTTTGGTAAAACAGTAGTTGGTGTTCTTTGTTGATATTGAATCTTCTCCAGAACCACCATTACCAACTAAGAAACCCTGAATGAAATGGTCTGCTGTGATATCACCAACCATTGGTGTATATCCACCGGCGTCTGTTGCAGCTTCAGGGTCTCTTCCTATACCAAGACCGAGAGGCAGATTTGAATTCAGATCAGGTATAACCACAGATGTGTCCTGACCAATATCTTCATATGAGGATGATGGATCATGTTTAGAATCAAGATGAAGACCAAACATTTTCATCAGTATCCACTGCATACCTGATATCGGGATTATATTATCGCCTTCATCCCAAAGAGATCTCTTCTTTGTGACAGGATCTTCGATCTCAATCTTTATGTGTCCTCTAAGTCCTATGTGATTTTCTTTATCTTTGAAAGATAATGAGTCATCAATATGAAACATATTGTCCATTTATTATAACCTCCTTATGTTCATAAAGTAGATTGGCCACTATCTGATTGACCAACCACATATTCTGGACGAGTAGAATATATGCATGTCGCTTCTATTGATTTCACCCAGAATTCATTTCCTTGAGGGTTTATATCAGAATCATATAATATATTTGTGATCATTAATATTACTTTTGTTTCTTGAGAATTATTCCCTATACGCTTACCATCTTCTGCAGCGATTTTATATGGAGACTGTGTCCAATCAACCGATCGGAATGTGGGACCTGTTACGAGTTGTATCAGCTCACCATTGAATGGTTGGAATGAAGTCCAGTTACTACCTTTTGCAGATAGAGGGAAATCGATCTCATTGCATACGTCAGACATTGTTTTGACAGTTGATGTATATGCTATTTGAGTTTCACTTCTACTACCAGCTTTGAATAATCCGAATGTAAATATTAGACCAGTGACATCACGGTTGATATCAACAAAATCATCGATTCTTGGATGTCCTGGATATGTTCCTGGTCCAGGTTCGGTTGACCAGTTATCAGAAGAAGAACCCGATTTACCAGTAAGATCATCAACATGTAGTCCTTTCTGACCATCAGTTCCGGTATCAATTATTTGAATATTGTCACCGGCGTATCTTACTGACAATTTGTTATTCTGATCAAATCCTAATCCATCGCCAACATTCAGTTTTAACTGATATTTCATTATTGACCACCTCCTGCGTTAATCATATAATATGCAACGCAATCAGAAGCGATTGTATTTCCTGATAACTTTGATATTACAACACCATCATTTGCACGAATAAATTCAGATTGTCCTTCATACTTTTTATGACGAGATACAGTTGAATTCATTCCAACAATATCCAATGGAGTAGACATATCGTTGTTATCAGCTGGACCTATGCAGTTTCCAGGAATATTAAATATCCCGGATCCAGATGAGGATCCGGGAGTTGCAATCAGATTACCAGAGGAATCAAATGATAAACCCTGGTTCTCTGCAGATGATAACTTAAGCTTCATAGCTCCATGTTCATCAAATGTTATAGTATTTGAATCAACAGTTACTTGAAGTATCATTTAATCCCTCCTTAGTTACATGATGCATCAGCCGGTACAGTAGCAACAACTGATGATGCAAGTGTTACATTAGTACCAGATGTTTTTAAAATAACATAATACTTGTATACATTGTTCTCGGTGTCGAGTACACGGAACATATCACCAGGTAATATTATATCACATGGACGAATTGATATATCACTACCATCAGCTTGTGTACATGTAAAAGTACGATGTACTATGTCCGGTGCAACAACACGTTTTGGATATGATGTTGAACTGGTTGTTGATGTTATTCCAACCTGAATACCATTGTTTGACCGATAGTTATCAGGGAAACCATCCGTACCAGATCCAGGTTTTTGTTCTGCGTACAAGCCATCCTCTTTAACAACCAATGCTGTTTTGTCACCATCTTTCAAAGATCGTCTTATACGTAATTCACGATTTGAATTACGTTCAATTGAAAGATTGTAATTTACTTTGAGTTCAGGCATATCTTATGTACACCTCCTCATTATGGTTCATCGGTCGGTTCGGGATCAGGTACAAGTATCAAACCAGGGCCAAGAGTAATTGTAACAGGCGATGTTCCATTGTATTCAATGTTGTTTGTTCCATCAGTGATAGTGAGGAGTTCTCCACCTCCACCTCCGCCGGCGTAATTTGGTGAGATTTTGAGATTACCCTCTTCATCTATACAGAGTTCACCATTATCGGTGACATCCTGATATTTCGATAATCTTACACCAAGAACATTGTTGCTATAAATACGCAAACCTTTTGATCCAGAACCTGTTGAATCGAATTGTTGACGACCATTCTCTGTTGTTGAATCATATTCACTGTTCTCATTGACTCTGACACCAAGGAATCCATTTGTATTGAATCTGAGTCCTCCATTGTAATATGGACTGAATGCCTCATCGAAATCTGGATCTGTTGATTTTGTACCATTTGAATAGTCATATATCTTAACAGATACAGATGGTTTGAATTGTCCAGATGTTGAAGAAGTTATACCCTGGAACTCATTCAGATTTATATCGAGACCAGGCATGAATGAACCATCTTCTGCAGTTGAGAATTGACGTACATAACATGGATCGCCAGCTTCATCAGAAGATATGATACCATATTCTTCTTTGATGAATCTTTGCCATGCTTGAAGAGCTGTCTCACCAGGTCTAATGTATCCATCACCGGTACCATTCAGAGCGTAATATTTTAATACACCTGAAGCGTCAACTGCATTAACATTTCCATCATGAGTAATATCTAGGGTGCCAAGCAGTTGTGATGTTAAATCAAGTATTGGTGATATCTCGTAGGTAAGTGTCGACGAATTGTAATGTGCTTCATATGTAACATGGTAATATCTTCCATTATACATATCTTCAGGACGTTCAGTCATATCGGTATATCTCTTACCATCAACATAGTCTATTCGATGTATATAATTCGGGTCACTATAGAAAATTCCGTTATTAAGATATCCTTGAATTGCCGTTTGTTCAGCAGCATATACTGCAAGAATTTGGGATGCCTGTACAGCGGTTACTGGTGAATGAAGAAGTGGGAAGTCGACAATTTCAGGAACTCTCCATGTATATGCCGACACAACTATCTCCATAGTATCTCCGTTTATTGCTTCAACAACATATACCTTGTTTGTTTCACCAGGATTCGGAAGAGATGCATATGACGGATAGTATTGATACATTGGTTCATATGTGGATTCCGATGCATTCCATACATAACGTTTCTTTTTGTCTGCGTCAAAGTAGATTACTTCATTTTCACCATTAACAGGGAATGATTCTACACTGGGATATTCCTGTGTTACCCAACCCTTGAAATAGATATGTGGTGCTATTGAATTTTCATCAGCATTCTTTATTTCCAATGGATTGGTATATGTTTTTGATTCCCTGTAGAGCTGTATTCCAACGACATTGTCATTCGAAATACCAACTGCGGCACTACCGAGACGTGGAACAATTTCTCTACTATTGACACGAAGACCTATTGATGAAACATAATCTGATGATGATCCAGGTGTGATGTATCTCAATCCACCATATAACGATCTTGCAATGGTATGTGTGTTTACATCAGGATCAGAGAAATTCACATCGAATATTGATGGTGTCACGAATCCATAGTTTTTATCAACAACGACATATTGATTTATCTCATAACAGTAATTCTTTTGCGAAATTCTGTCATAATAGAAACCAAAGTTGGTTGGTGTTATTGGATCAGAATATGTTTCACCATCATATGTCTCATAGAATATATTCTCGTGATAGTAACCCGGTGTCGCATTGGATATTCCTTCGTATACATTTACACCAAACCTGTTGAACTTGGACATTCTCATTCCAAGGCCCTTGTTTATTGTAAGACCTGGAGTTATTTTCAATGCTCCATCCACACCTTCTGTGGTTGTTAGACCTCCACCAAGTTGATTATACCATGGCAATTGTCTAAGTGATTCAATCTTGGATATCTTTACTCCAAGTTTATTATCACCTGCATCACCAAGTGAGAAATCATCAACTCTCACATTGATCTTACCACCATCATAGTATCCGGATGCAAGTTTTGCTGAAGCATCGTCACCAACATTTGTACCTATCTCAAGGAAGTTACCAACGTTTACGGCGAGACCACCTGATGATGACATATCACCTGATCCATCGATAGGTGTACTCAAATTATCAGATGTATCATTGTCAGATTTACCCAATAGAGAATTGGTGATAGCCTCTGAATCTTTGATTATCCTTAAACCTGACATGTTGTATGCATTCTTATCAGAAGCAGACATCTTCTTGAGTAAGTTAATACCAAGAAATGATTCTGTTGTTAACGATTGTGATACCGTTGGTACGGAAACAGGCCAGTTTGTTATTGGACTATTACGGTCCGTGAATGAATTGTAAGGTATAACATTCAATGAGAAATCGGGTGCAATAAAAGTACCGTTTGATTTTCTTAAAGTATTATGAGTTTCGCCGATCGGTGTTACTGTATAATGCTCTTTACTGATAGCTATACTAGGATTCTCAAAACTTGCATTGTTAAATGCATTAAGACCTGATATGTTATCAGTAACATTGTTTGAATCTATCTTACCATGGATAAGATCTATACCTATCATTGATGATTGAACATCCATAGATGATGTATGTGTATCATAATACTTGAGGCCCATACCAACATAAGGCTTTATGGTAAAGAACTCAACCGTATATTTAGACCCTTCAACTGATGCGTCGTATACCGTTGTGACTCTGCCTATACAAGACTCCCTACAAACATAATCAGTATCGAGGTTTTGTTTAAGGGTACCGTCTGCGGTTCTGTAATTTTCATCAGAGAAACTCGTGAGTATCAGATCATTAACTTTGAAAGTTTGAGCTGTTTTAGCAGTACCAATCTCGTTACCATTGATCTTTATAAGAATATCCTTTGTATCCGATGACTGTTCATCATCTACATATAAAAGACCATCTGCACCCTCACCTGTTGCGCCATATACACCATCGAAGAAGAATACTTCAGGAGCAATTTTTGATTTATCTATGTACAAACCATTCATTGCTTTTGACGCACTCTCTTCATACAGTTTTAGAGCGTCTTCACCATTTCTGATGTTTACACCAAGACCTCCACCACGTAAATCTTTTCCGTTAACACTTTCGTCGTATATCAACGATGCATCAGTGTAACCAACTACGTTTATAGGTAACATGCTTAAAGCAATAATGTTTTCAGCAGTATCCCAATATGTATAGCCTATATATGATTTACGATCACTATTTGAATATGATTTGATATAGAATGGAATGTTTGCATGACCTTTGTCATGTGACCATGATTCCATTTCAAGACTGAGATCAGCAATTGTATCAAATAGCATTAATCTCTTGATACCGAACTCCGCAGCAAGTTCATCAATAACCCAATCTTTTATTGTTGAGAACGAGACATTGGTAACATTACCAAGGCCGACATCAGCTGCTGTTATTACAACAACACCGTCTCTACCATTTACAGAATTAACAATACGAGAAAGTGTGTTGTTAATAGCCTGCCACATCTTTTCGATTGTTATGCTAAGAGGTACTCCAGCACTTTCGTCATCAACGGATTTTGTGTTAGTGATAGGGTTTATATCAGATAGAGCAACACCATCACCAACGATTTCTTCACGTTTTAACTGAATACGATCCTGCATTATTTTCACTCCTTTATGAAATAAATAATTATGGTTGATATAATTCTCGACCAAACCATAATGTATGTTTTAACCATTTACAGGTAAACTTACCTCGAGGTTTCTTATACATATATAATACAAATGATTTTTGATAGGAGGCATTTTTATGGCTGACGAAAATATCATGCTTAATAACTATTCTGATGATAGTCAAATTAAGTCATTCATGATGAATGTATTGGCTCCAAGAGTATTCCATGATATACCAATAAATGTATTAAACTCGGGAATGTTCTCTTTGACGTCTGAATACATTTCTCAAATTACAGAACAGCTTTCGTTTACTTCGTCATTCTATTTCAATGAAGGATTCATAACAAAGGCTGTATTGCCCGATTCAATATATGCAGAAGCTGCTATATTTAACATCGGTTATTCATTCGCAACACCTGCATCAACAAACATTCTTCTTGAGTTGCGTATCAGTGATATCTACAATAATGCAGTATTCAACGCAACAAATGGACTATATGAATTTATCCTCGATAAGAACACAAAGTTCAATCTTCCAGAAGGATATACATATTCTCTGGATTATGATATTCTTATTCAATATAAGGATAAAGAATCATCAAGTACAGCTTCTTCAATTCCTGCATGGAATGTACAATACACAAATATGGATGAACCTAATGTATGTGCAACAAACAAGAGAACCTATATCACATACAGGGTTACTGATGTTTGGTTATGTCTGATGGTACAAGTAAATGAATATGAGCGTTCAACATATTCAGTTGTAAATACAATGACAAATGGTGTACCAAACGAGGATAAGGTCATATCTTGTCAAAACCATATTGCGGGTTTTGATGTTACCTATATCGATGGAAACGGAAATAGAACCCCTCTACCAAGGAATCATATACTTGCTATACATGATACTGTACCTGATGGAGATCCATATGTTCATTACATAATGGACAACCAGCAGACAATCAGATTCTTATGGCAGTTTAATGGTTCAAGATACTTCATTCCTGAACCAAATTCGTCATTTGAGATTGTTGTTTATACGTGTCATGGTAAATCAGCGAATGCACCAAACTACAAGAATGAAAAACAGCCTTCCGTAATTGCAGCTTCGAATAGATTTACCAATAATGCAAATGTAACAAAAGCTGCATTTGTCATAGGAGGATGTGTTGGTGGAACTGATATAGGTTCTGTCGAGTCAGTACGCAGAGATACAATTGAGGCTTATAATACAGCAAATGTTCTTTCAACCGACCACGACCTTGATGAATGGTTTAAGACATTCTACTTTAAGAATGTTCTGTATCCATATTTCTTCAAGAGAAGAGACGATCCTTGGTGTAGAACATGGAGCGGTTATATTGCATTAAACGAAAATGACAATTATATCTACAAGACAAATACCCTGCATGCTCATCTCACATATAGAGAATTATATAATAATGCTGATAACACCGTATCTAAAAATGAAATAATCATTCCTCCAGGATGGGTTTGGGTATATACTGATGACACCTATAGTGAACGCGATAAATACGTGGTTGTTCCATATACAAAGGCTGACGGAAAAACTATCGAGAATGCAAGAACACTTGCGACAATAAATGATGAGTTTGTTTTCGCAAATCCTTTCGGTATTCGTATACAGAAAGATCCCTTTGCAATAGGATATTTTAATCCATGGGTAAATCAGTTCGTGACAGGTACAAGAATTACTAAGAATGAAGTAATCAATGTGAATGAAATAGATGATAATGATGTTGCATTCAGCTATCATGCATCACACATTATTTCAAATATAGTAAGAACATACAAGGATGACTGCTATACTCTGACAACTCATATACTACCAACAGTTCCAAGTGATTCATCAACAGGAAGTACAGAAGAACTGGTTAAGCATGTACGTGTAAATGTGATACCTCCACAGTTTACAGCGAAAATGTTTGAGTATTTCCAAAATGTTCAAGACATATATGCTGAAACAATCCCAATGCTTGTAAGAACGAATGAAACTGATAGAATACCTTTCAATCCGGAAAGGACATATCTGTGTGCAACAAAGAATCAGGGTGTTCCGGAGAACGGTGATGATCCAAGAATCAATGCAAGTGATTGGATCCTTGGAAGAATATGGCTTGAGGACAATACGAATTCTGATGGTAAAGTATATCAGCTTCCTATTACTGCATCTGGAATACAAACATTTGGTTCGGATGATATTTGGGGAGAAAATGGTATTGCTGAAGGTCAGGAAACAAGTGAGGATGTAACAATCACAATCGCACCTGGTTTGGAAGATGATTCACTGATATCATTTGAAAGAGTTGCCTCACAGAATTATTATGAGATGAGACTGAAAGAATCTTCATCACGTGGTTCTATAACAAAAATAACCGTTGGTGAAGTATCAGAAACAGACTTACAAAAGTTTGGTGAAAATAAACTCGTTCGTTTGGGAAAGAGTTATCAGCCAACGATATATATCAACGTATATTACAATATCACAAACAGTAGTGGTGATCCGGTAACAGAACATGTGTCTTATGCTATATCGAATGCTGCAAATATTTATTCCCCCGGCTACATAAGCACTTCACCAGATCCTTCAAATCCAACATATACTTGGGTAAGGAATGAAGAGGAAGGCGTTTATGAATGTGACTTTAATAATGTTGGCCCGACAGGAATAATTCTGTATGCTGATATGAAACCGGCACCTCAATCAGGATCATATTCATATTATCGTGTAAAGTTTTCTGATATTCCTGCAAACACACCTTTGTTCTATGTACACTCCGATGAATTCCCAATGGATGAAAACTACATGCGTGTCGTTGCACATGCTCTTGTGAACGGTTCTGAAACAGGATATGTTGAGATGCAACCTGTTAAACGTGAATCAGATGGTTCATATGAATATCAGGTTACAATGTATCCACTCAACGAACTCATTGACATTGATAACAGAATCAACATTTCATCCGTATATAATGGCGGTGGTAGTTGGATACCTACAAACGTAGCAACAAGTGTATCATTAGATGCATCTGATCCACAGATAAAGATATCAGTATTGATGAAAACCAAGAATCCTGATAGACCTTCGGAGGTATCTTCTGATAGTAACTTCGCAGGGTATAAGATCGTGGACGAATATATGCTGGATGATCTTTCACTGGTTCAGGAGCTTAAAGAAATGCGCAGTGTTGTTAAGTTTGAAGATACAACAGAACCCACAGAAGATCAATATCAATTGTACAAAGATTACATGGCATTGGTTGATGAGAATCCTTCGTCACCAACGAATCTCTTCTTCATGATTAAATATGCTTACAACAGAGCATATGATAAGATAATTGATCCCGAACCAGTTGTATCATTTGAGATATTTAAACAGGCTGCAAATGAGAATCTCATAAAGTTCTCGATGTTGTGTAAGAGATATGATGAGGTAATGTCTGACTTTGATCGTCCTAAATGGTTCTCCACATACATGGAACTTCTGCATACAATAACAGAAATGACATCATATACAGACGTCGAGGACTGGATGGTCATGTACAATACATTGAACTCATATGTCATGAATGTAAATGCAACATTCGGCGATACAACTGTAAATGTCAACGGCGGTATAGAGATTCAGCTCGTACCATTCGTTGAATCATCTTTGATGACATCTGTTGATAATGATGGACGTTACAGATTTGCTGATTTTGTATCCGCATTTACTCAGGTACATAAAGCAATCGAACCTGTTATATTCAAGAGACTTGATGGAAATCATTATCTTGATTGCAAGCTCATCGGCACATATGGTAAATCTCGTACATATGTATCTGATACAAGTCCCGACGAGTTCTGGCCAAGTTTAAATCTTCAGCTTGAATTCGATGTAAGGTTATTCAATAAGAGTCTGTCTACGAACACTATCAATGAACTCAGATTGATCGTTAAATCATACTTCAATAGAATTACAACAGTTCATTCTCCAAATAGAGATACCAATATGGATAACAACATCTACATTTCACATCTCATTCAACAGATGGAAGCACATGATAATGTAGCATGGATGAAGTTCAAAGGTTGGTATACTAACAAGAAGGATGATACATCATACTACAAAGATGCTAATACGCAGGCCATAGAACTTAAATGGAATCAGCTTGAAGAAATGGGTAGATATGAAAATGGTGAATCTCGTTTAGAGAACTTTACACCAGAGATGTTTATCCTTGAAGATGATAACATTGTGATCAATATTGTATAAAATATATGGGGGCTTTACGCCCCCATATAATTCTTTGTTATTCTTCAGGTGGATACCATTTTTCAGCATCATTAATATATTTAAGAGTAATATTGTTGATGCCATAGATTCGTTTTGGATTGTTATATGCTTGGATTGTTGTAGTTGTTCCGGCCATTTTGTGTTGTATGAGTGAGTTTGGATCAACGAACCTATGCATATTGGCTGTATCAACCACAAAGTCGTTATTACTATTATAATGATACGTATTGGTGTAATCAGAGATAACGACTTTTCCCTTGTACGTACATAATGTTCTATATGACGTGCTGGTAAGATAATAGCTACCTGACGTTACGTATGGCACAGTTGCTGGAATTGCGGCGGACGATATATTGACACTTGTAGGACCACGTCTTGTATCACGGATTAAGTTCAAATCCATGAATAGACAATTGTTATACGCATTAAAATAATTGGTGTTTATACAAAGAAGTCTTTGCTTATTATCGTTAAATGATAATACCGTCGCAGATACTGTATTACCAGAATAATTACTATTGTGCGGAAGTCCACCAATTGTTCCGGTAATATTGATGATGGATGATATGTTTGAATCGTCTATGTAATATATACTACAACTATAGCTAGTTCGATGTGAAAATATTATACATGATTGATCACCATAGATGTGGGGATTAATTAACCTATTCCATCTATACGTCGTATCACTATTTACGTCGGATCCAGGTGCGATGAATTTACACATATCAGAACTCCATCCAGGACTAAATGCTCTATTGTCAGCAGGTCTCGTTGGATCATATATCATACATTGCCATTCACCATCCCATGACGACGTTGTAGGTCCTGTTATGAATAAATATCCCTTCCAACCAACTATGTAGTCTATATAACCCGAATTTGCATTCCATATGTTTTTTGGTAAAGTGAATCTGTCAACTACTGAACCATCATCAAGACTGAATATCGTAAACACGTAATCTGTTTCAGTTGATAATTTATAATCAATCATAACAGCATTGTTTGTATATTTTATTGCATATACGTTAGAAGTGTTCGGTTCACTTGTCCATGGATAGTTTATTGCTTCAGCGTAAGGTTCATAATCAGGAGCTCTACCGTTTAGATTTATGACACATGCTTTAGATGGGCTTGAGAATATAACATAACCTGTTTCTGTAGAAGTTATTCGGAAATTTGTTCCGCTGTCATATTGAATATTGTCTGGGAACGTAGAGCTGACATCAACAATGTATTCTGTCGGAGTCAATGTTGGATCTTGTTCCAATTCACTTGCAGATGGTATATCAAATACTGATACCTTTGATAGTTGCGGTGTAAAATAGCTACCGTTATTACTGGATCTGAATACTTGTAGTATTCTATGTCCTGTTGGTTCGGTGAATCTTAACGTTGGTACTGGTTCTTTACAGTTTCCTATACCACCTGATGTCACTATATCAAATGACATACCCAGATCGGGATAGTATATCTTATTTGACATATATATGTATCCCATTTCATCATTTGATAAGTGGACTCGCTTTCCACACGTACCATAAAAAGTCATCATTATTGCGTTGCCCCATGTAAAAGAGCCAGCATCACCATTGCTATATGGATCTATATTCGATAATGTCACAGGTTGTTCGATTTGTATCGTTGGTATCGTATAACCAGAACGCGTAACCAACATTGGTGCTTTATATTCTAGATTAGCTGATGGACCAGCTGTTGGTGATATACCGGATGAACCATCATATCGTATATAATATTTCTTCGTTCCTTGAGATACTGACACGTTTTTATTATCAGGAATATATTCCCATGATGTTGTATCCCAATATGTGTCAGTACAGAAAATAGCAGCTGTTGTATCAAAAGATGTAATAGGGTATGCCGTGTATAGATTTGCATATATTCTGTCGAATTGTCTACCCCATTCGATACCGTCGGCAGTCTTGTATTTTCCGTACATATATATTCCACACCAAGGATACAGCTGGAACATTGTTAGGTTGGTTGTGTTGTTTCCATTCGTTAATGTTTCTTCAATATCCCAATCATGTGTTAAACCATTATATGATTTTACATATGAGACATTCATATTTGCAACAGGAAGAGTTCCTCGTGCATCAAATTTTGAGTTTTGAACATATCCAAAATTAACAGAAACATCACCGGAAGCGATACTCCTGCAATACACACAATCATGTTCTATTGATTCAGGAGAAGGTAGTTCGATTGGTTTGAATATTGCACCCTGAGAACAATAACTCATACTAGCAGATGTCGTATAGTATGAATTCAGAAATACTGCAACGAACATATCATAGTATTTATCTTTTGATTCAATAAGCGAGTTCACATCAGTGAATGCAATGCTTCGTGTTGAGATTTGATTGGTGTCATCCCATGTACCATCTAAACAAGATGCGACCTTCTTACATATGAGACTCGCTCTACTTGATGTATCATCGTCATAATAATTTATCCTATTTCCAGTACCTCCATAATTTATGTATCTCGGTGATGATATCATTCCTGAACATACTGCATTTACTTGACCTGATGCATAATGCCAATCGCCACCGTTTGATTCACCAAATCCTATACATGCCCAAGGATTCCACATAAATGCATATCCTTTGTTCCACATTCTCGTTTCAAGTTCAGGCTTATGGAAAATGCGTACATATGCAGTGACTATGAGCTTTTCACCAGTATGTTTTGTAAATGTCGTTCGGTGACCTTCATTATCATATAACAACGCATGTGTATAAAGGTATCGGTAATCACGATATACATTACCGAGACCGATTTCGGTGATATCGAGATCGCCAGATATACCCGATAAAACATAATCAAAATAACCTTCGTATACTTTACAATTGGCCCATAGAACCCCATTATCAGGATCCCAATTAACCGTAGAGCCATCAATACGAGTCATATCAGAAAGTGTAAATGTTGCCATACCGGTGTATGTTTGTGCCCTCATGCCAGTATCTGTTGTTGATACATCTTCTGAATCGGCGTATACACCATTTCCAATGATGCACATATTTATGTGCTGATAGTTAGGTATTGAAGATCCTGTTGAAAATCTTGCACGAAAATACTCTTTTAGAGTAACATTCAATGCAAAAGCTTCGCCAGTTACATTACCATCTTTATCAACAGTCTTCAAGAAATAGACATTGTGATTGTCTATTCGTTTAGTATCACCATGAACACTTTTCCACTTTCTGTAGAATTCATTTAACTCATCCGGACACATGTAATTCATTGTCACATACCTCCTTTATATATTCATAATTGTTGCTGCCCCAGCAGATAATTCCACTATACGCAATGTTGATTCAGGTTGACTTCCACCAACAATTGCCGATTTATATGATATCTCAAAATCTGAATCTATGGTAAAATCATACAAGTGCTGACCAGCTTTATCGACTTGGGGAGTAAGTTGTTCTGTGGTATAAGATTCTATATTGAACGTTGGATCCATATAAATGTCGTATAGATGATGTGTGGTATGATCAGTCTGTGGTGTCATATTAGCAGTAGTATAATTATCAATCCTGAATGTAGAATCAACGGATACATCATATAGATGATGGGTTGTCTTAATATCCGTTGTAGTAACATATCTTTCAACCCAGTCTTCAACCGTTGATTTGTTGGTGGTGATGCTTAAAAGATTGAGAGATGGGTCTGTGTATATCGGCGGTTTGTATTCGCCTGTTACATAAACTCCTCTAACAGGTACCAAAGATGAATTACCTGAAGTATCACGTGGCAGTTTATGATATATTTCCTTTGCATTCGATATTGTTCCTGACATATCATCAACTCCAACCTATGATTTGTCCATTTGCGTTTAATATGGGTGCTGGATGTCCGGGTGGTTTTCCATTGTTTATATCATATCCCCATAACGGATTATTTGTAAAACTTACATTGAATGCTTTATTGGATATGCTCTTTGTATGATTGAATGTTGTGATTGTTTTTGTTTTACCTTTGACAGTTATAGGTATACTATTAACTGCCGGGAAAAGATATTGCCCATTACTATAAAACAAATATTCACCGTACAAATACATTCCAAGACCTGCTGTGATAGATGCATTAATAAACCTTTTGTAGACTGTATTGGTTCTAATGTATCTACCGAGATCACATATATACATTGCACCATATTGCCTATAATAAAGACCAGCCATATTTATTACAGCAACCAGTGTGTGACCATTGAGATACTTTATTTCACAATTGAATATTCCCAAATCTATAATACTTGGATTTGAATCGAACGGTGACATGTTTCGAATATTTGTAGGGTTGTCATGTGTGATATAAAATACATGTGACATGGTTTTATCATTCGATCTTGAGTCATAAACCATGATAACATCGTTCACATATGATGCTTTTATCCTGTATGAATCTGCTAGGCTTGTAATATACATCGAATTACATGAATCCAATGTATATGATGAATTTGATATATCAACATGATATGCAGCAGTATTACCATCATAAAACCATAGATGATCAGCATTGCCGAACATTGCGGCAACCGTGTATCCCGATGGAAGAGTGATAGTTCCTATATCAGCTGCATATGTTGTGTCATATAAGTGAATAGTGGATCTATCCGTTGCAGTAATATAAGCTATCTTTGTTGTACCATGTAAACAACATGCACGTACCCATGGATGTGTCTCAACCGATATTGTTGAGTCAGTTACTTTCATTATTACCGTTTCCTTAACGGACGTATTCAATGATTGGAATGTAAACAAACCATTTCCATTGGTTGATCTATATATTTGATTATATGAATTTACATTACCGGAGAAACCGAGAGACTTTTTAACCGATAAAACTGATATATCAGGAGTATTATCATTAAGACCACTGACATCTATAGTATATATAGTGCCATCGTTTGAAGTGTCGAACAAGAATAACCATTTTCCATATGACATCAAATCGATATCGTAGAAAGATGTATCAGAAGGTATGTTATATGATCTTTGTCTATTAAGAGCACATATCTGTCGTCCTACCGTTATACAGTTATAACCCGTATTAGTAGCGCTTTGATATATGCTACCTTTGTTGAGGTTGAATACCGATGCAGGGAATGTTTGATATCCATTCGTACCACCAGGAGAATCGAGTAATACAAATGGTGTAGTTGAACGAGTTGGGATGATACTTAATGCATTTGATGAAGAAATCCAATAACGACAATTTCTTGCTTCAACCGGGATGTTATTGAAATTGGTTATTGTTATCCACGTATCCTGGTCCCAATACTTATCACAAGCAATCAACATTTCATGACCTTGATTAACACTCAATATTGGATTTGTTGTATCAATGTTTTGATACAAATATGCAGTCTGTATTTGTCCATTTGACCAGTAGTACATCGTTTTGTAATAACCCGTCTCCAATCCGACATTCGTATATGACATATTGTCATCGTTTGAAAATGGACAAGGATTATCCCATTCGCCTGTATGATAATTGAAGGTGTAAACCTCCAGATCAGTCATCGATGAGAATGGCGGATATTGATTTGCATTATATGTGCTTGCATCAGTTATGTTTTTACCGATCTTATCAGAGAATCCAGATGATTTTGTCATATCATCTGATGTGAAAGCCGTTAATACAAAAGACTCTGGTTGAGACAATGTTTCGGGAGATATAATTGAAATACTAAGTGAATCATAAATGAAACCATCAATGTATCCATGTTCAGAACCTTCTTGATTCCATAATGTGAATGAACCACTCGTTGTTGTATTAACGATATTAGTACCTGATGTATCATCCCATGTATGTTGAACACCGGTATTACGAACAACACGAACATTTCCTCGTTTATATGTCATGAGATTTGTTTCGAACATTCGATTGAACATTATTGCCGGTGTGGTTATTATTGGAAAAACGTTATTACTCCAAGAATTCATTATGACATGTTCATATAATGATAAGCACATATAAATGTATATCGTGAGTTTCTCATTTTTCTTTTTGGTTATTTGAGACATTTCTCCACGATCGTTATATATGTGAGAATGTGTCCATAAACTGTTATGGTTGGTACCTATACCATATTCGGTTATTAGTGTATCGGTGTCATAGTTTGAAATATTGGTAGGATATGACACCTTACCAAAACTTGATACAAGTGTGATGATTCCCGTATCAGCTTGTAGACCTTTTGAATATATAATCGGAAATTGATAATCCTTGGTTGTTGTTTCGTTGGTGGCCGCAAGGCCACCAAACAATGGTGTTTCAATATACGATGTCGTTTTATCAAATTGAGAAACACCGCTTCCAACGTAAAGATGAACTGTATCGGATAATTCAAAAGAACTTCCGGATTTATATATTGCATTAAAACCTGTATTTGTCATCAGATTCATTCCATATTTAACATCAGTAACATTACCATGTTCATCTGTTGATTCGAAAATGTAGATATTTGAAATACCATGATTTTTTGATTTCATTGTATTTGCAAATTTCTGAATCATTTCGAATTGTTTGTTTTTATCCATTATTATCATCTTCCTCCTCTCCAGTTGTTGTGATTTCATATGATATAATCTGTTTATATTCAGAATTCTTTATGAAATCTTCCGATTGATATATATGATTTGATTCATCAATGTTCATCAATTGTTTTTCAATATATCCAGTATTAAAATGAATACCTATATTGTCAATTGTTATAAATCGATCATCATACACATATGATCCAGGATGGGTGTCATTAGTTTGTATCATTAACACGTTACTTTTTTGACCAACTTTATACTTTGTATAGTTATTAAAGTTAGCGACATATAGCTTGAGATTTCCTATAAAGAAGAAACCTTTAAAGCTTGCAGGACGATACCATGATCTATTATCCATTGCGCCAGTGTTGAATGGCAACGCGGTTGATATCCATTGTTTCACTTTCATATTGTATATGTATAGTGTGGATACATTCCCGGATATTGTTACATAGATCAGACCGTTCGACACTGATATTGTCTTTGGCTGATATGATGTATAAGGTGTCAGTATGTGTTCATCGGGAGTTCTTACATCATGATCGGGATTATCGGAAATTATATACAGATGACCAGTCTGTGTTAGATAAAACTTTCCATCATCATAACATATACATTTTGTACCAGGTTCATATGCATCCCATGGTGATCCAGGAAATGATATACGTGTAAGAGATGTTTTATCATATACTCGTGGACCAACACATTCATCCGATTCCCAAAATGTCAAAACAGTATATTTACCAACACACATCTCATTTCGTCGTCCACCGTTTGTATCAGTATCAGGCACAAATGTAAATGATGTTGTGAGTGTATTAAATCTTACAAAACCATACTGAGTCAACAATAGTATCATTGTCGGTGAAACCCATTCCATTTTTCCATACGCATTAACATTGTAATTTGTATCAGAAGCTGGAGTATTGTATGCAGTATATGGCTTTGAAGGATCTATGGGTACACGAAGAATTCTGATGAGATACTCTCTATTTAGCATACATGAATTGGTTAAATAGATATACTCATCATCAACGAGAATGCTACCACCTGTGCATGCAGTATTTGATTGATCAAGAACTGTAACAGGTATATTATCTCTGACGATATATGATTTATTTTCAATTATATTGAATCTTGTGATTCTAATGACAGAGTTGTTTAACAATGATGCAGTATAGATGTTACGTTTGTATTCACATGATGAAGAATTCATTACCGATGTTATTGCGGTTACTCCATCCGGCATAAAACTTCCTATATGGGTCTTATATCTATTTGGAACAATATCTCCTGTTCCAACACGTAACAAATCCAATTTGTCTATCGTCTTTTCAGGTTTTGTTGGATAATAGTATGATGTTGGTTTGGCCCTTGTTTTGAATTGTACTATGTAAACCGTTGTATCGGAAGATGGAACATCTGACATATCAAATGATAAATCCATGTTCAATCTTCTATTTTCGGCAATACCTGTGATTGTATATTCGAGGTTTATATCAACATTATCATCACAATCAGCATCATATAGATCATCCAATATTTCCAAGGTAGAATACTCGGTAAACTGAACATGTTGTTTTGTTGGTATAACCACACCTCTTATTTTATCAACATCAGTATTGAATCTATCATACACGTAGAATCTGTGTACATCCATCAATCCTTCATCGGATACAATTGATCCACTACTAACGCCATATTCATTAAATACTTCCGGCGTTAATTCGGAAATCGCGATTGATTCCCAAGTATTTGTATCTGTGTTATATGATTTATACGAATATTCATCCTGTGCTATGACATATACAGCCGAAACACTCTCAGCGGTTATTTCAATACATGTCATATTACGAACTGGATTACCGCCAGTAATTAACTGAGTATCTGTCAACCAATATTGAGAATCGGGAATATAACCTGTCGGTTTAAATGATGATTCTGTTAATACATATCCAGATCCACCAGATCCACCTTTATCATCATCACCAGAACCATCAACTTCGGTACCATTACCGCCGAACCAACCATTGCCGCCAGAACCTCCATAACCGCCATTGTAGTAAGTGCCAACACCATTAAATCCGAAGCCTCCACCTGCAGTCGATTGAGCAGGAGTTCCTGTTTGGGTTCCGGGACCATTATTCGTACCATAACCGCCGTTTCTAAATGATGTTCCTGCGAGACCGCCACCATTTCCTCCCAACAGATCATTCGCACCTTGGCCACCGCCTCCACCGGCAACTATAATTCTTGATAATGCTGATTCTTGTTCGTCTTCATACTCTGTTTTCTCAACAACATCACCACAAACAAATGGATCACCTGCTGGTGATGTATATGCTATACCATTAATGATGTCATATAATCCGGACACCTGTTCTTCAGCATCTGGTTTTGATTTAAATGGGACATAATATCTTTTAAGCACATTATTCTCATATATCTTGAATGAATATATTTTTGCATATGCTCGTGCATCTGGTCCAACATCTCTATCATTATAAGCGAATAAATATGTATTCAGTGGCGAAGTAAATGAATTATCTCCTACATTTATAGATCCAACTTGTGTACCATTCATATCATACCATGTGAATGTATTTTTAGCTGTTGCTACAATACGAATCTTTGTATCAAACGGCATGGCACTTCCATAATTATATGAACTGCCTGCACCAACAACCGTTTGATTAGTGCCATTATCTCTGTACAGGACCATGAACATGTCTGTTGATGAAGAATTTCTTTGACCAAATAGAACCATGTATCTCGGTGTTGATGGTACTGATTCAGGATTCTTCAATGAAGTAATAATTTCATACTTCGATGTGTTAGAATTAAAAATATGATTCAAATTGATATATTGTGTACGGTTTGATTCAATATATTCAATCTGATCATATTCATCAGGAATCTTACGTTTTTGAACAGTTAGACGAATATCTGTAGCACCACCACCAGCGGTTGCACCATATAGATGATTGGCATAACTACCCATTTTAACATTGAACCACATTCTGTTGTTGAATATAGAATCATGTGTAGCGGAACCAGATCCCAAGCCAACAAGATATGATGATGAACCAACACGGCAATCCAAATCTGTTACATTCTTCAGATTCATGACTCCTTCAGCATAGCCACCTTTACCTGTATGGGATGCATGCCAACGTACACCACCATCACCACCATAACATTTGATGCGGTATGTTCCTGGAAGTAATGAGATTTTTTGTTTTTCACCAGTGTATGGTACATGCAATATGTTACCAGTGAATATATTGTCAACTTTTTCATACACTGTGATTGACGGACCGTTGAATGCTTGGCATGGTAACATCATGAAATCTCGGAAGTATAATGAAGGTATCAGATCCTCAACGCCATACATATAATCGTCCGGTTTATAGGATGATTCTGTCAATACATATGAAGTTCCACCTGAACCGTTTGAAGCAGTGTAGCTGTTGGAGGATTGTTGTAAACCTCTTAAAGCATATCCGCCATACCAGCCTCCGCCACCACCGGATTGACCTTCCATTCCAAATGCTGTATTCCAAATATATGTCCTATCTTGTGCATTAGCACCTATACCGAATGAAGCACCTGATGTTTGATTTGCACGAGTGTATGCCCAGTTGGTTGATGTTGCACTACTACCAGCAACGACCCATCCACTCTCAGGTCCGCCACCGAATGACAAGAAGTCTTGATATGAATTATTGTTGGTTTGACATCCTGTTCCTCCTCCGCCGCCAGCAACAAATATTCGCGAATACAAACCGGAATCAATTCTCCTTATCACTGAAGGACCAATCGTGAAGTTATTACCGGCATCTTTGGTATATACCTTTCCTTCAACGGCATCATATAAGCCAGATGGATCAGCAGTCAGGTATTTATTGAGTGAGAAACTAGTAACTGCCGCTGGAGTAAAGTTTGTATCATTGGAATAGCGCAAAACAATTCTAACGAACTTTGTATTCGCATTTAACGTTGATATCGTTCCACCAGGTTGCCAGGGACCATCAACAATACATGTCTTATTTTCATCATATTCCATTATTGATACCTGGAGATCATTTGATAATCCAGACATGCATGGATAAGAAGTGTCCACATCGATGTATCCTACTGAACGGACTCTTGACGAACTATAATTATCTCCAGTTGTATATATAGTACCCTGTTCAAAAACAATGTCGGATGTATCCATTGCAACGCCACCTGCGTTCTTAAAAGGAACTAGGTCTCGTACCAGGACATCATCATTATTCATTATTTTGAATGAATATATTTTCGCAATTGTTTTACTATTATCGGGGTTGCCGTTATGATTAAGATCAAATAGTAATAACGGATATGCACCATCAACCTGTGTTGCGGGGTTTGTATATGTTAATATTTCAACATCATTCATATCATACATGGTGACATTGTTTTTATTAACTACAATTTTTACCTTTTGATCATATGTCATAGCAGGACCGCGTGATTGTGAGTCATTCAATGATGCAACTGCGAAATTTATCCTATCGCCTTCAAATCTTGTGAATAATACAAGCTGAGGAAAACGTGATCCGAATAATGCTTGATAACTGCGTCCGCCATTATTTGATACACTACAAACACATTCTATTTTTGTATCTGATTTATGAATGAAATTTGTATTGATATACTGAGTACCATCAGATTGAATGTATTCAACCTCTTCAATTCCTTCGGGTAGCGTATGAGTCTTTTTGTCGTCAATTACAATGATACCATCATTTCGAATACGTATATCGGATGCACCACCGCCGCCAGCTCCATTCTGATAGTCTCTGGTTGCAGCTAAACCACCATTTCCACCACCGTTGAATCCTCCTTTTGGACGTTCATTGGTGTTTGATGTATTTTCACCATTTCCTCCCACGGCAGCATAGAAAGTTTGCTCATGATCCAGGTCAAGTATTCCATATGTCGTACCACCCCATGATTTAAATGCATTTGATGTACTATCTCCACCTTTTGCACCATTTGCAACGAACAGATATGTTCCTGGTGCAAGAGAGAATTCTTCTACTTCACCTGTGTATTCAAATGATTTACGAGGTTTCCATATAATATCTTTATATAAGATAAAATCTGTATCCATATTATTTCACCACCCTTATTCATTTAATTATAAAAAAAATTAATCCTCATTGTCATTCGTTAGAATGTTCGAATATGGTGTATCGGAAGGATTATATTCAACAACAGTAACATTCTCGGGTAATGCATTGACTTCTGTTGGTGTCGGTGAATGATCGAATGTAACGATCTGAGAATCGTAACCAAGAAGCTTGAGATTACCATCAGCGCAATCCTGTTGAACAGTGACTGATGTGTATGATGTTCCACCATTATAAGGAACGACGAGATATGCTATGTCTGTATTTGGATCTATAAGCGCTTGATAACGTTTATATTCTTTTCCAGATTCATATACTTCAAAACCATTTCCGGTTCCACCGCCACCACTACCATGTTTGAGTTCCATAAGATCTTCTGTAAGACGATGAATGATCTGCCTTTGTTGATCCACAAGATCTATTAAGCGACGGAAACACTCCTCGATATTATTTGTATTATTATCTGCCATTTTGAACACCTCCATTATTGATTTTGCTCTTCAACCCATTCGTGTATCTTTTCAGCACAACGATTGAGATCTTTATTGATTTCTTCGAGATCACTATTTATCGGGTTAAGGATATCATTAAATTTACTCACTACATATTGCCAAGGAATCAGTGCAACTGAATCCCCATTCTCAAGATCAAACAACACAGGTTGTTTTGGATCACGTGCTGCCATATTAACAGCTCCTTTCTTTATTAGGTTATGAAAGCGTTCGACACTATAAAAAACAAAAAAGAATATTCGTTGAGGGCTTGTACGCCCTCAATTATATTCTCTAAACATTTTTCATCCACCTTGCCTACGGTGGCTTTATCAATGACTCATAACTTGTCCGTTACACAATCAAAGACTTATTAGCGTTTATATTCAATTTTAATTAATAAACCCGTGTATTATAATCTTCACATGAGTGCACTTCATGCAAGATATAACGGGATTTCAACAGGTTACAGTTGTAAACTTTTGCCGAAGGGTATAATTCGTTTACTTCTGTAACGGTAAGTTTTCCAGGTATCGGCCTGGGCTTCTTAAGACAAATATGATCTCCATATCCGTCGGTATAACAGTGCTTACAAGTGAAACACTGTTTCTTTATTACTCTTCTGATCAAAGGTACAGAACCGAGCTGATCAGAAGATATCTCGGATTCTATTTTATCATTGTTGAGGACATCTTCTGCTTTTCTTATTCTGCGGAATTCCTCAACGGTCTTTGTTAAGATTTCTGTAAACAGTGCCTGAACTCCTCTGATGCCACCGAAACATCTTATGAAGTTTTTGACGCTGTTTTTATCGAGTTCGGTTATTGGTATGACCGGAACTCGATTGTATTTCATTGTGTCGATGAGTATGCCCTGTGCATACTTTATTACGTCTTCCGGGGTGTAACCAACAACCCAGAAATTATTTTTTACCTCATCAAGATATGGCAATTCCCTTATCGATCTTACGAGGGCTTTTATAAGCCTCCTACCTGGTAACCCCAGTGAGTTAATAAATGCCATGATCTTTTTGAGATCTGTTTCACCAATCGTAAAAGTAATTGGTGTTCGAATTAAGAAACCCGAATCATGCATCGGGTTTATTGTCAGAAAATTCCTGGGAATGTTATCTGTTTTTATTCCCAATTTTTCGAAATATCTAATCTCCTTTGTTCTTTCCATTTTCTTTAACTCCTCTTTTTATATTATTAATATGGATGATGTTCTTTATTTCATCCATATTAATAATATATATACGAAGTTAAAGTATATTAGATTAGAAATCGAAGTCAGAACACTCTGCTTCGTCGTCACCTTCGTCGTTTGACATGATTTCATACATGTCATCATCGAATTCTCCAAAGTCATCGTCGTCTTCTTCATCAAGAATATCATTCTTTGATGTGTAAGCAAGATAAGCCACTAAAGCGGATACGATGGTTACTATGAATGCTATAATTGCAAACTTTTTCATACTAAATACCTCCTGACATATTTACCGAGAGCTTCAGTAAATGTGTTGTTAAATTTATCCATATGCTCACTCGTACGATTCTGCAACCAGTAAACCTCGTCGATTGTCATCAGTATTGAGAAAGCAATATGTACTTCGTCATGTTTTTCGAGAGATGAGAATTCAAATGTCAAATAGAATCTTGTAAGGAAATAATCCTTAATCTCTCGAATGATTCTATAGTCACCGTCATGGTGATGAGACATTTTTATCATTTTCCGGATAATCATCGTCAACCTCCAATTTCTCGATGAGCTGTTCGATAGTGTATCCTCTCATGACATCCGTTTGTAATTCAGCAAACGTTATATGTCTGCGTATATTAACAGTTCTATCAGGATATCTTTTATAATGGAACATACAGAACTCTCTAAATGTTTCATCACATACACCTTTGACCTCTAATTGAATATCACATCTGCCGGGACGAATCAATGCCGGATCAAGATATTCCTTATGATTTGTCGTGAGAACATATATGATATTATCAGATGCATAAATGCCATCCATGCAATTTAATATCGATGATAGGTTGGCTTTTCGTTTACGCATCTCAGTATCAGTATCGGGTAAGTCGCCATTGTGGTTGTAGTAACCTCCAGAGAAGAAACAGTCAACGTCCTCTATTGCTAATACCGAATATGATTCATTGTCAGGTCTAACTTGTAATTCTGATAATGAATCTTCAAGCCATCCAATGTCTGCACCATTGAGTACATTGTATTTGGCTTTTAAATGTTCTGCTATAGCTTGTGTAATGACACTTTTTCCTGTACCTGGTTCTCCATATAACAATATTCCAAAATGATATGGAATATTGTTATCGATATACCATTGCCGTTTATTTACAAAATCATCCAATGAGTTTATTAACAATTCCTTATCTTTCTTTGGAATAAAGATGTCATCGAAAGTTCTTCTCTTTCTGATGTTTATGTCTCTAAATCCACCTCTACCACATACATTTGCTCGATTGATTCTTCCCCATCTTTCTTTGTCCTTTTTATTATTATATGCGATCATCCTATCTATGAAAAGATTCATATTGTCTATAAACTTTTTATGTCTGAATGTACGAAGGAAGTAGTTTCCTGTTGTTGCAGTATGATGGTTATCCGATACTGTATCAGGAATCATGTCAAGCCATATTGGTAAACCATGATACATTCTGAGCACACTTCTATGTCTCGTCATAGGAGTTCCATTGGATGGATTAGATTTCCTCTTATGAGGTACACCATCAAAGTTCGCATAACTCAATTGATATCCTACAGATGGGAATATCTCTTCTAATGTTGTATAACCCCACATCATTTGAGTTATATTTATCGAGAAATATAAATTGTCTGTTTGGTTGTTCAATATGTTTGTACACATATCGACACCTTTTTTGATTAATAGATTCTTTATGAATTTTTTCGGTTCATACATTTCCTTTACCTCCATTATTTTTCATATTATTATTTAACGAGATTAATAATATGACGATCGGTATCTAAATGGGTTCTTTTGTTCATCAAATTCCATATGGTGTGCATTTATATTTTTATATCAGATTGGTGTTTAACCGCAGAATACTTCAGATGACGAAGTATCCGGGATGTATATTTCTCCCATGGAATCACTTCCTTTCGCCGATCGTCATATAAATAATATATATTAAAAAATAAAGAATAATAGATGGGGCATATGCCCCATCATATATTCACATTAATATTTTTATCTTTGCCTTATACCTTTCAAACAAGTCATTCAATGTTCTACATCCTGAAGGGTATAACCAGAATAACTTTACAGAAGCATCAATTTCATATGGAGCCAATACAACAACAGTATCAGCTCGGATCGGGATTACATCATCTAATTTGGAAACCTCACCATGTTTGATAAGATCAACAAATCTATCTTCGGTTATAATTCTATCAATGAATTTTAATGATTCCTTATAGATGAATGTTTGCTTTCCTGAGAAATCGATGTACCGTTCTGTTTTCTTAACACATATAGCGGGTCATATCCTGCTTCACTCATGTGTTTGTAATATGCTTTTAATTCCTCGTCTGTCCATTCTTTCATATCACAACAACTCCATCAGATTCAGATCTCCAACTTTCAACTTCATAAAAGCATCAAGATCATATAGATCTATTAGTGACGCTTTAAGTTTCTCAACAACAGATGTTGGGATCATTCGTGTATGACTATCGATATCAATAAGCTGATATGCTTTACGCAAATAATCATGATACTTGGGATCGATGATTGGTAATACTGAATCAATAGTTTTTGGATCTTTTGGTATATCACCACGTTCATATGCTCTTAACAGATCATTTGCAAATGACGAGATACCGAGTTGTGTTATACCAATTAATCCTCTACCAAAGTCTCCTATTACAGCATTGAGCAAAGCATAAAATACTTTGTTCTGGATGAATGTAAACATGATGTCGTTATCAATGTTTGACACTGATTGAACTATCATTGTTGGATCTGACAGCTGATGATTGAACTTTGTCAATATGACTTTTGTGTTTGGTTCAAGCATGTATGTTGTCATTATGGGAGAGCCAGATATGATTAATCTGGCTCTTCCGTTTGTCTTATAGTCATCAATTACATTAGGTACGATGTAGTTATCCAAACTATTACAACGAATAAGATATGAGTTAGGTACATACTTGAGAACAACTTCAACCTTTTTCATTGATTCAGTCCAATAATAATTCAACTGTGCATATCTTTCTGAATCATACTTATTTGCATATGGTGCCAGATATGATTTTATGACTTCACGTTCAGGCAGTTTTCCAAACTCGAAGTCATTTACCATTAAGAACAATCTAACCTCTTGGAACTTGTTTGAAGCCCAGTCTTTCCAATGTTTAAGAGTTGTAAGAGTGTTTTCAATTATATCACTCTCAATCTCATCTTCATTTGCGAATGGTAAAGACTGTAAGAATTTAGATGATGATCCCAATACAGGAATAATTGTATTGAGATCTATGAAGATATCAAGCTTGGAGAAAGAGTTAACAAACTCTTCTCCAACGAATGATGATATCACGGCATATCTCGTTTTGAGATATTTGCCGAATATAGGTCCTACAGAGAATTTATACATATCAACCCTCCATTATAGATTTTCTCCTCCGAATATAAAGTCCTCAAAACTACGAGGACCAACACGGTTGATTTTGTTACGCTCATCAAATATTGCATGTAACAAATGATGACGAGTCTGCTCAAATGCAAGAGCAACAGTAACTGATTCGTGATTAGCCAATGCTGTCTTGAGACGCATTATCTGATATTCAGGATCAGGTTTTGTCCAATTGGGACGTAGGAGTTTATTCTCAATTGAACGTACGAGATGACCAATGATGATTCTGCATGAACAGAATATATTGGTATAATACCATGTATAAGATGTGCGAGTTCAGTTACAGCATCTTCGATTGTGTTGAACTTTGTTATGTCATTCTCCAGCATCTTCATGATGTTCATATAACGTGCAGTCATCATGATGTTTACTGGGATTATCGAACATAGAACTCCTTCTCCAAGTTCAAGTACCTTGTGTGATGATATTTTGTAGTATGTTTCGTCGTTCACAAGAACTTCTTTAAATGCATCAGTTATAACATCAGGAATATGAATGGATGCATATTTTGATACAACGATAGGGAACATATCTTTTCCGATATAGATAGTGAGATTTTCTGATATATTATCGAGATAATCTTCCTTAAAGTATATATCAAACTTTTTATCATCAGTGGGAATGAGTGTTGAATTCTCCATGATGAAGTATTTTTCATATCCATCAGAGAACTCTATCTTTTCTGAATTGGTTTTCAGAAGATGTTTAGCAGAGAGAATTTTCTGACCAACATCCTTTGTCAACAATTCTGTTGTATAGATAAAGCCACCCTCAAGGTCTCCAACCTTCAATGCCTTGGTACCATAACATACATGACAGCAGTCCTCATTCAGATTACATGTACAAGGACTTCTGAACCAGAGCTTCTTTCCGAGTAATGATGTATCTTTCTTATTAAAGATTTTATATGGACCAACATTTTTCTTTTCCTGATAATATCGTCCATCCATCATTTCAAGCATGCACTCATCAATCTCTATCGGGATAGGATTTACTGAACCACAATCCCATACAGTTCTTGATAGAGTTCCATATGTCAGAATCCATAAGTTACGAGCAAAGTAACCTGCTGATCCCATGTATTCTTCATTCATGATGTCAGGAACACGTGCTGCAATGGCACCAGCATACATTACCGGGAGATCATGGTAACCTGCACGGAATCCATTACCGTTCATGATTACTGGTACAATGTTTTTACCATCAGGAATCTGAGAGAAGTTTATGTACAACTCTTCCATCTGTTTAGGTTTGAGGATTGGTGTGTATTTATCAGCTAAGAAGAATGGGTTTCCTCTTTTAATCATTTCAGCTTCAAGCAATTTATACTTTTCCTTGTTGGCTTCAACGATTTCACTTGTCTGCATAGTTGGTGGATATTCTGTATTATTAATATCTCTGATGATTTTCGAATCACGATAATGATCGAGAAACAGATTCTCTGCAGTGAATACCTGCATATCAGCCATGGAGAATATCAATAATAACTCTTTAAGATCCAACGACATTCTTGACATTATTACCTGGATCTCACGTATGGTTTTTCCATATGAAGATAACGTCTCTGCTATTTTGTCTTGGATCTTAACTCTTGCCTTTTTAGACATGTAGTCTTTGAGTAAGAAGTCATTGATATCTATGTATTCCAGATAGTTGATCACTGTTCTCAAGAATACGAGACTGATCATGAATCTATTCAAAGGAAGTTCATATGTGATATCATCTTCAAGAGACTTCTTGAATTTAATGAATGTGAATTGGAGTTTGTTACCCTTGTCGTCTTTGTTGCTCCAGCAAAGTGAAGCAACATCAACGACTCTGTTGTACAAATAGTCGAAGTTATTCTTGAATCTATCGAGAAGAATAACATCGCCTAATGCTTTATAGATTTGATCAACTGAAGTGATTGAATCAAGAACCTTGAGATCTTCAAATTCCGACTCATTGACATCTGTATTGATATTATAATTTATCATTATATTTTCCTCCAGTCATTTCATTAGTTATCGATCATGTCTTTAGTAACCTTGAAGTTCATCAACATTTCCTTACGTGCTGATATGTTCTCCTTTCCACTACCTACAAGATTACCCATAATTGTATTTACATTTGGATTATCCATGCTAACACGGAGCAGTCTTCTTGTTTTAGGATCCATGATAACTTCACGAGATGCATATGCTGGTGAAGAACCAAGTCCCTTGTATCTATCCTTTATTGTCGGATAGAATCTTTCGACATCCTCGAAGAACTTTGATAAAGTTACAGATTTCTTCCTACCAGTATTCTTTTCGGGATATTCAACAATGAGACCATACTTCCTTATTGCATTGATATTGTATTGAAGTTGTTCTATTAAATCATCATCAATAATAACAAGATGATCATGTAAATCTATAACAGCTTTGAGTTGATGTATCTTATGATCATACGTTATTTCAGGATATATTTTAATGATGTTTCCTAACCATTCATCTATGTTATCTTCGAATCCCTCAACAGTATTTCCATACTTCATAAATCCTTCTGCAATAAACTCAAGAAGCTGAGGCGATGTTGAACGAGTAATACTTGTATCAGTCAAGTTTGCAAGGTAATCGAATATATCTGACACGAGATCGCCAGCAGATACCTTCTGTCTAACATCAGGAAGATAGAGTTCTATATTACCGATGGAATTTACACATGCATCAATATATTCTGATTGTGATGCAACGAAGTATACATCCTTTCCTGCCACGAGTCTGTAGAGTGGTGGTTCAGCAATATACAACTTACCAGCTCTAACAATGTCAGGAAGGAACTTGATGAAGAATGATGAGAATCCAACACGGATATGATATCCATCAATATCAGCATCAGTTGCTATGATGATCTTATCAAATGCAAGTTTTCTTATATCAAATGAAGGACCGATACCACATTCAAGAACTTTAACAAGATTCAACCAGGGTTCACTCTTTAAAGCTTCTTCAAGAGTACAATCCCAAGTATTCTTTGATTTACCTCTGAAAGTTAATATCGCCTGATACTTAGCATTGCGAGCAGCCTTTAAACCACCACCTGCTGAGTTACCCTCAACAAGGAACAGTTCCTTTGGATGATCTGATTTGGCTGATGAGCATGGATAGAATGAATCAGGTTTCTGCCATGATCTGAAACCCTTAGCATCTTTAGCAACGTTACGCATCTTTTCTCCTTCAATACGTGCACGATAGTTACCATGAATTACTTCAACGATTTCACCAAGTACACCGGATGTCGAATTAGATAATTTCTTGATTACTGCTTCCTCAATTGCCTTACCAAGTTCTTCGGATACATTCGCTTGTTTAGCTTGAGCAGAGAACATATTAGCTGCATCACAAGATACACGCAGAACCATGCTCATATGACTTTCGATATCTCTCTTGAGGTTTACACCTTCGAGTTTCTTGTACTTGTTAATGAGCTTCTGTTTCATGACTTTGTTATATGCTCTCATAACACCATCAACATGTTCACCATTGTCCTTATTGTGTAACATGTTAGTCCAAGAATGAATAATATCTTCACCCTTGTACTTTTCGGGATCAGCATAAGTGATAACACATTCCATTTTGAATGTTCTTTCCTTCATCTCAGTCTCGCCTTTATCATTGACGATCTCTTCAAGGAATTTACCTTCACATTCAAACTGAAGATCATTACACATTCTTGCATCCTGAGGAATAACAACATCATGGGTTTCATCTGCAAAGAATTCCCATAACTCCTTATGTTTAACATGATCCTCAACACCATTGATTGTGTAGATCATATTGATTCCACGAGGCAATGTATAATTGAAATCCTGTAACCATATCTTGATCTTTTCAACAGGAAACTTGTTTGTGTGAAGTATCTTCTTTGATGGACGGAATGTTGTACGTAAACCACCACGTTTCTCGTTATATGGTTTAACTATCTCATCCACTTTCTCTCCTTCTTTATAGATCAAAGTCATCATCTTCTTTTCAGTAGGTCTGAAAGTAGTGACTTCCATATATGATGAAAGAGCAGTTATACAAGTAATACCTGAACCATTCTCACCAGCAGTGTATCCACCAGATCTTATCATATTAGATCCAGCCTGGTTAGTCTCCAGAAGTATTTGTAGCATGTTCGTTGGAATACCTCTACCATTATCTTCTGCAGTAACTTCTGTGTCAGTTATGGTAGCCTTGATCATGTTGCCAGGTGATTCTGCTTTAAGACATTCATCTCTGTTATTTGAGATCAACTCATTAACCAGATGAAATGCACCGGCTTCACCAATACCGCCAATGTACATTGTTGGACGACGTCTCATTGCATCAATATCATTTTTCTTGACGTAGAAAACATCGTCTTTGATTTGATTAGCCATAGTCATATCTCCTCCTAAGATTAATCGTACGATACAGTTGTCCCTATATCACGCAAAAATAATATATGTCTTTCAATAGACAAAAAAGTAAGTTCGTCTATGAACTCTCTAATATGTACACACTACTGGCATGGTGTGAACCTCCTAGAATGGACTCGGTAAGAAACATACCGGGTCAGTTATTTATATTTGTTTGTGGGGGCATTTGCCCCCACATATTTTTTCACATTTTTACTATGCTACCGGCTATTATTTTGAGTTTCTACATATATATTATTACTATGATAAAGAACATAGCTAATCGAATCTATGCTCTTTCTAGCCAGGCAATTAGTAGGTTGGATTGATCATCGGAGGCGTGAACCGATATTAAGGTCAATCCAACCGAAGATTGCAATAACTTTTAACTCTCCTGATGGAGAGAAAGGAGAAATAGTATGAAAAAGATATTCAATCTCACAGCACATCCAATTTCAATCATTGCTGAGGAAGATTGTCACAGCAATCCGGCAATTAGGAAGTTGGTAGCAGATGCCAATGTAAAACCCATTATGGTAATCCCATCTTACGGTATGGCATCAGCCAAAAACGAAACTCATGAGGGCAATCCCATAGAGGGTATTCCTGTTTTCGAGAAAAAGATTACAGGAATAGATCCTCTGCCCGAGGAAAGCCCTGAGAATATATACATAGTTTCGGCTATGTATGTAGCAGCTTACAGAGCTTTATATCCAAATAAAAAAATACCTCTGTACACTGTGGCTGATCCTGTGTACACTGAGGACGGCAGAACCATTCTCGGTTCAAGAGGAATTATGCTGGCTCTGTGATTCTAATACCGGCTTAACCGCCGGTATTTTTTTTTTAATTAACAAGAAAAAAATATGCCGCGAGTATACCTTCTAGACAGGCTATACTTTTCTTCTAGGCATTGCCGCCACCCAACCCTGCTACGTAATTCATTATCATAGTAATTATATATATTTAGAATCTTGGTATTTAATAAAAAATAAAAGCAAGGAAAATCCGCGGCGAACTTTTTATCTATTTTCTTTAATTCTACTCTCATTCTTGTTTATTTTTTCTCTTTATATATAATAATATATAAAATACTATTCCTACTATTTCCCGTCTTTTATATAATATATATTTTAAAATAAATAAAAAATAGAAAATATATTCAATGAACGATTCGGTAATCTTTAATCTATAATGAAAGGAAGATTATAAATGAAAATAATTGAATTATTTGATATTGATCGTTATATAAAAATAAATGATCTCAAAGAAGTAACATCACAGCATATATACAGAACACAAAACCAATTCAATCCAGAAGGATTATTCTCCGAAGAGATATTTGGTCAAACAGATCAAGTACGTAAATACAGATGTGGTTATATCAAATTACCTATTCATGTATTCAATCCAGACATCACAAAAACCATTATAGCCAGATCAGGTGGTATTATCAGAAAAATGGCATATGGTGAAGTAAGGTGTAATTTGGAAAATGGTGTACTTGTTGCATCAAAAGAAGGAAAGTATTGTGGACTCAAGGATCTATATGAAATATGGGATAATATAGATATAAGAAAAACTATCAATACTAGATCAAAAGACAATATTGATATCCTTACTAAATCACCAAAGAGGTTATTGTTCAATGATAAAGTTTTGGTATTACCTCCGGGATTTAGACAGATCGGTATGAGAAATGGTAAACATACCAAAAGTGAGTTGAACTCTTTATATTCACACATACTTGGTCTGAAGAGCGTTACTTCACATACAACAACGAATGCTGTTCAGTTGTATGCAAAGTTCCAAGATGCTGTTGCTGACATATATACTTACATTCATGATTATGTTGGTTCAAAGAATGGTTTCTTCCAAAAGCATCTTCTTACTAAGACAACTACTTACACGGCTAGAAACGTTATCTCAGCTCCACGTTATAACACTGACAATCCTCATATAGGAATCTTTAGAACTGGTTATCCATTACATACATGCGTTTCATTATTCAAACCATTGATCAAATTCCAAATGCAACAGTTCTTCTCTTATTCAAACATTCAGGATATTCACCCCAACAAAGAAGAAGTAAAACCTGGTGTATTGACAAATATATATGATAACAAGATGATCGATGATTTGTGCAATATTTATATGAATAACCCCGGATCACGTTTCAGAAAGTTATATCTCGATGAAGAAGGTAACGTTCCAATCTTGATGGAATATCTTGATGTAAAACAGAACCAGATGGTTACTCGTCCATTGACATTGACCGATGTGATTTACCAATGTGCAAAGATTGTTATCGTCGATGCAAATCGTCATGTGTATACCGTTAGATATCCTATTGGTGACTACCTTGGAGCATTCTTTACAAAGGTACATATTCTATCAACTGTTGATACGATGGAAATTCAATTCCGTGGCGAAACGTATGATACTTATCCTATTATAAATCCCGAAGCATCCCACAAGATAGTATCAGTCTCGTTTGCAGACACACTCACTCCTTCCAATAGTAGACTTAAAGCCATCGGTGGTGACTATGATGGTGATACAGTTAAGTCAACTGGTTTATGGAGTGAAGAAGCAAACAAACAAGCTGAGGAACTTATGTACTCTAAGATCTACAATATTAAAGCAGAATGTGATTCTGTTTATGTTATTGAGATTGAATGTTTGAATGGTTTGTATGCATTAACCAAACGAGATTAATTTTTTATTCTGATAGGGGATGAATATTATGGACGAAGAAAAGAGACCTAGTCACATGGAGATTTTTGATATCGAAAAAATGAAAGAACCTCATGGGAACAAAAACTTTCGTCGGTTGAATAATATAAACGACTATGATCTGTTGGTACATATCCAACAGACTTTGTCTATAAAAAACCAATGTATTATCGAAATCATAACAGGTAAAGATATTCGTTGTATTAATCATAATGAGACAATTGATCGTAAAGTAAAAAACTTTGCGATGCAAGATATTACAGATGAATTCAGAAAAGAGAATCCAAAATATACCGATGATGAAGGTAATGAAACAGAAACCGATGAAAATTATGAATGCAGACTTTGTCATTTAATAATGCAACATAATCATCCTAGAAAGTTACAGATGATAAAATGTGCAGAATGTATTCATCAATGGATGAACTCTGATAAATGGTAATAAATACAACCTTTTAGAAAAGCTCAAAGATAAAGAGCGTATTTAGAAAGGAATGACACATAAATGAATTTTGGCGAAATGTTCAGTATGCTGGATAACTCTCCATCATATCAACAGCAAGCACAACAGAGCGTTGACACGTATGGTTATGACCCATTCACTCAACCTCCTGAACCACAATATCAGGATCAACCATCAATGACGTGGGAGGAAGCATTCTCAAATTTTAAAACAACACCGGTATTATATAATATGGATGGATTCATATCCCCATATTCATCAAACAATTGGGGTAGTAATAGTAAACTGCTTCAATACATCGATGATCAATCCCGTTTACCGGCTCTTGAAAATAAGGTTGATCCAAACAAGATCTTCACATCGGAAATCAATTCTCTCCGTGCTCTTGAAGCAGATCAGTTAAAACTCATAAAGATGATGGAAAAGAAACTTTATGAGAGTATCTCTGAAAAGGGTAAGATTGGTCTTACTGAAGAAGAGATAGAAGCATTGTCGGCAATAACTTCTGGTAGAAATGCAATAGCTGGTATGGCTAATGCAAGAGTTTCTATAAAGAAAAACATTGCAGATATTCGTATCAAACAGAATCAGCTTGCAAATAATCCCGCTGCTGCAAATGCAACTGGTAACACTGGTTACTCTGGATCGTCAATGGACATCGGTAGATCAATGTTGGATAAGATATTTGAAGTTCCTGCAGGAACGGCAAATCTTCCTACAACTAATATCGATTATTCACCGATCAATTCATCTGATGCTGGAAGAGTACTCGATGATCTCGTTCCCAATGTAAATTCAAATCTCAAATATGAAGGTGTTGAACCAAAGACATATGTTGTCGTTGGTGATTCAGATACCGACATATCATTTGAAACTTACGATAGTGAAGGAAGATTGATACCTGACTATCCTGCACCTGATGTAGATCCTGCATCAATTACTATCGACAGAGATGGCCGTAAGGCAGTTGATGGTTACCTCGTTGAATATCCTTTAAAAGAAAAATGATCATGTGGTGGGGCTTTATGCCCCACCATAATATTTAATATAAACTCATTGATAATTGCGAGCGATTACCTCATGAATCGCGATTCTTCATGATATAAAGCTCTTCAATTGCAATTAATCTTTTAGAAAAGGAGAAGAAAATATGCTTGAATCAAGATATGCTTTAAAATATCCAATGCCTCACAGCGTTGTACATATCATTGACAATTCAATGTATGCAGGTGAACTCCCGACTGTTGTTGCAGACGATCCTTCGTTGTACGCAACATTGGTTGTTACAGGAGCACCTATGGGTGCAGATAACGAGATCATATCTATTAACAGAAGTGACGTTCTGAACGTTGCGTATGGTATGAGAAATCTCAGCCCTGCAGACATTAAGAAGTATGGTCAGACTGTAACATATCCCGGATCCATTCTTAATCAGAATGCTCCGATAAAGTTCATGCGTGTAACACCGCCTGATTCTACATATGCATTTTCTTGTCTGCTTGTTCAGTGGAAGTGGGACGGCAATACAATGCACGTTCGCTTCAAGACTACCTCCGGTAATGGTAACAATGGTTTACCTCCTGGAGTTATTCATTCCAGCTTCAAGAACACTGAGCGTCTCAATAATGCTCTTGTTCGCGGATTCAGTTCTGATGAAACACAGGATGAAACAGACGGAACAACATGGAAGCAGCGTGTATTCATGACAAGTATCGCAGCAGGTAGAGGTAAGGTTTATAATTTCTATAATTATGCTATAAACCTCACACAGCAGACAAGACGTCCTGCTAATGTAAGATATCTGTTCAATACAATAGATACTCGTACATCACAGGTTGTTGAGCAGTTTGCTGCATCACTTATAAATGAAAACAACGTTCTGAGATCAGACTCTATCGATTCTGTAAATGTTGCTGTCGGCAAGAGAGTTAGGGGTTCATCAATAATCGTTCCTACGGTTAATGAGAATGCCATTAAAGAACTCTATACTGAATACATGCTTCATGTTAAAGAAATGATCGATGCTGATATTCCTCCTGTATATGGTACAAAGGATATGAGATTCGTAAATGATGTTTATAACACCATGAATGTTAATATCTTTGATGCTATCTATGGTCGTTATATCTATAACGGCGATACAGATGTTAAGCTTCCATATTACCAGGTTGATATGATCGACCTCGACATTCCTAAGCTGTATCCTTCAAATCGTATCAAGACTTTCCTTGATCCTGATACTGATATCTCCGAGTATGCAGCAAACCCGACTGATCTCCAGTCTATTCTGAATGCAAAGACATATGGTGTGTTCAACGCAAGTGATGCATATCATGTAGGTGACATTTTCTGTAATGCACCAACAACACTGTCACTTCAGATGATCGCTGGTATCAACCAGTATACTGGTGCAATAACATACATCCCGATTTCACAGCTCTATGTTGGCGATGGTCCATATACAGAGACATCTGAGAAGGATATGATCAGGGCTTATACATTCTCAACAAATGATGATACTGCTATCAAGAGCGCTATCACCCAGCTTATCAAGTCCAGAAAACTCCAGCCTCGTGTAAAGGAAGTTAATGGCACAACAAGAAAGTTCTCACATGACTTTGTTGTTGTTGGTCTTGATGGTGTTACAAATGACAACAAGCTCAACAAGTTCGTTGTTTATGAAGTAGCATACATTGATCAGAGTACAGCTGATACAAAGGTTCCTGAGATCGATCCTGATGCAACAGCAGCAATCGCTGAAAATGCTCTGTACGGCAAGCTTGTACTGCCTTCATCGACAGTTACATCATTCGCAGTAGCAGGTTCTGACAGTGAGTATCTCACAATGCCTGGTACTGTTGTACTTGATACATCGGATGGCTCAATCGTTGTAAATGGTTATAACATTGCAAAGGATGAGAACGATGTATTTGCTGTAAATAGCAACAGCAAGTTCTCTATAGGAGCACCTCCTACAAAGGCACCTGTTTCAACTGACATGATTGGCACATCATATGATGATATGATCTATCAGGCTAACTCACAGACAAGTGTTGATGTTCTTTGGAAGGTTAACGGCGGTACACCTACTTCAGAGTCTGGTTCTCCAATAACAAAGTATGTTGTTGGTGATCTCGTTGCAGTTGAGAATCTCACTGGTGTATACTTCAAGATCACAAGCGCAACACCCGTTGATGTTACTGATCCTACAGGTGCACAGAATGTTGAGATCGTAATAGCTGCAAGTGCAGAATCTGAAGACAAGATCAATCCTTCAAAGTATCTGACAACGGATACCTACAGACTCGTTACAGAGCAGCCTGCAGACTTCGATCCTACAGCTTACTTCAAGATCGTTGACAATGCTATTGTAAATGGTGTTGAAGGTGATACTTGGGCTGCCAACATGTGGTATTCAACAATCACTTCAGGTTCTGAAGGAACAGGTCTGCTTATAACAATTGATGCTTCAAACATCACTGTTAGAACAGATCCTAAGGATGCTTCACCTTCATACATCTATCGTTATGCTGTCGGTGGTACACAGGGATCTATCTACAGATATGGTCTTGCCAATATCGATATTCCTTCAAACTACTATTCGGCAACATACGGTATCAATCCTAACTCAGAGCTTGGCGGTATCCCCGTCGAGAATGGTTATGCTGGATTCTTTGATGATAACGTTTCTGATATAGAATTCAAGTGGCACTATTCAGAGCTCCTCGTTAGAGCATACCGTGGTGAGATCGATGCACGTATCACTTCACCCACAAGATGCCCTGCGAAGTATCTGTTTGATGGTGGTACTAATACTATCGTTGGTCAGACAATACTTCCTTACATGGTATACAAGCCTATCGATATCATCAATGCTTCAACTATCTATACCGATGATGAGAAGGAGTCAATCCTGCTCAACAACAAGCTCATCGATAACATCACAGAGTTTGTTGATATAGACGTTAAGCAGGCAATGTATGATCTGATGATCGTGCGTGTCTTCCAGGGAATTCCTGAAGATAAGAGACCTCTCGGTCCTGGTTCAGGCTTGTCACTGCATCTCGATGCTGGTGTAACTGATGCTAACACAGCAATGCTGGTAAATCAGTCATTCAGCAAGAGATTCGACAATGGTAATGCTTCATGGGATATCGGTGGTTTCGTTTCTGCTGCTGATGGTATTGCATATACCTACACAAAGAAGATCGTTGACTCTATCTTCTCACACATGCGTCAGTATACAGTAAATAAACCATTTACTGGCAAATATTCCAATATCGCTCCAACAGAGTATTCATCATTCTTCCCGGATATCGATACTACTGATTGGGAGCTCAGACAGCTGCTCTATAATTCAGGTGGTAATACTTGGATTATGGACATCAACGGAAACCTTCAGAGACAGTCTCAGCGTACTCTTGATAGAGGCGATGGTACATCTGATCTTATCCAGGAGAGCAATATGCGTACGCTTTCACAGCTCATATATCTGCTTCAGAATAAGATCAACTCCTACCTCCTTGAGTATAATGACGATGGTGTTCTCAACACCCTCAAGGATGAAGTTGATAATATGTTCTCTAACTGGGTTGGCAATCTCGTTCAGGATCTGGATATCAATTTCAAGAGAGATATCAATCCCGAAGATGGCGGCGAGATCGTTGTTTGCTATGTAACCGTAGTATTCCGTGGTCTCATACTCAGAGTTCCGATCATCGTTAACGTTCAGAGACGTACAACTTCTGAATGATTTGGTAGAAAGGAGGAATTAATTTATGGCTATTAGCTTACAGACAGGCATCCGTGAGTATCATGGTGACCTTTCACAGTACACAGGTATGCTTGGCGGTCTCACACCCGACATACATACTCTTAGAAGTCTTAATCCGCTTACTACCAACCGCGTTATCGCTGTAATGTATCGTGGTCCTTATTTCCTCATTCATTATTTCGGTAGCGATAAGAATAATGCTTATGATCCGAAGGGTGAGTTCGGTCAGTATAAGAAGATAATCGAGGCATACAACACCGGTATTACTTGTAATATCGGTGATGCTGGTCTTGCTCCGGCTACCCTTCAGGGCGGCTTCGCAGGTCGTAGCATCTCGATTCCTACAACACAGAATCAGCAGTCTGGTCAGTCTATTCAGTTCCAGGTTCCTGAAATGGTAGGCCGTCCTATGGCTAACTTCCACAACATGTGGGTTGATGGTATAGCAGATCCTGTTACAGGTCTTACAACATACCATGGTCTTGTTGCTGGTTCAGTTGATGAGAATCTCATACCTCAGAGAATCTTCGCACCTAACACCGGAGCAAACGTATTGTCATCGACAATCGCTCTTGAGCCTTCTCCTGCATGGGAAGTTGCAGAGTTCCTCGTTATCGTGCTCGACAGAAGTGGTGCACGTGTTGAGGCTGCAACAATGGCTCTCGGATGCGTTCCTTCCGGTAAGGTTGGTAATCAGATATTCAATTCGAACAATACAGGTCAGTCACAGATCGCTACACTTGATCTGAACTTCACTTGTCAGTTCATCCAGAGTGCATATGTAAATGACCTGGCTGCTAGGTATGTTGAACAGTTCGCCATCTTTGGTAACTCAATCAACCTCAATCCTGGTGCTGGCGATGCATTCTTCGATCCCAATGGACCTACTCCGTCTAATGGCGGTACAATCAACACACCTATCTTCAATAATGGTGAGCGTCCTTATCTCGATGCAGTTCAGTCTGGTCTTGGTAATGCTCCTGTTATGACAGCTGGTAGACGTCGTGTTGAGCGTGTTGCACCTGCTCCTCAGTCTCTCGTACCTGAGGATCACTCACGTCTCTACATCAATGAGAAAGGTGATAGTAAATCTATTGCTAATCCATATGAGACAACAGCAACACCTGGTTCGTAATAAGGTTTGTCATTGTTTTCCTCAAAACAAAAAAAAATATGGTGGTGGGGCTATATGCCCCACCTCGTATTTTTATTTTACTAATGAAAATATTTCAAGTATTGCAAACCGTTCGTATACAAGTTTTATTGCAACATAGTGTGCATCATTATATACAAAGAATCCTATTGATACTTTTTGTAATTTCTTATCCGCTTTTGTTACAAGCTTCTTTGATACAACGACACCATTATCCAAAAAGACGGGTGAATTTGATTTACCAATTATCGTTCTTTCATAATCACTATAATTGGCAAACATGGCTGCTTCGGTAAGTTTATCATCACCGATTGTATCCAATGTATCCATTGGATATTTTGCAACCAATAATTCATTTAACAATGAATCATCAGTGAAGATGTATTTGAACTTAACATTTTTTGGTTTATGTGTTTCAACCAATTCTTCCGGTGATAAAATCTTTTTTGCCATATAGAACCATTCCTTTCAATTATAACAATCAATCATTAGTTCCGTGAAATATGAAACATAAGCTTCAACGGTTATTGGATAAACACCATAATCATTATCCGAATCCGGTGTAGCATCATATAATGATTGAAGTATTGCTAGTGATGTAGGATCTTCGCTCGGACCACTATGACGAATTAACCAATCTGAAGTATTTTCAATCATATCTCTTTTGGTACCACCATTCTCAAAACATTCGAACAATGTTGATTCATCAGCAAGTGTATAATCCATTACATATCCATGTGATAATTTAGTTATAGCGCCACCAATCATCTTAATGAATTCTATATCCTGCCTTAGTATGGCCTCACCAAATATTGAATGATCACCAAGATCATTCGCTGCTGACTCTATTGCATGATCAACAAAACTTGCACATGTCATAACTGGGAATACACCAGGTTTATGATTTGACATGAATCGATAGGTTTTCAATATATGTGAACAGTCACTTGCTCTATATTTGTCACCTGAATGCAATTTCAATGCATCATTAACATCATGAAATCCATGTTGTGAAAGGAACTGTTGCATTTCTGTCATATTCTCTGCAAGTACATAATACTGCATGGATCCTTGTTTTTTGACAGATGTAAAGTCAAACCGAATATATTGTTCGGGCATTTTATTTACCTCCAATCTCTTTCATTACAACATTTGCAATGAACGAAAATAATTCAAGATTCGACATCTTATAATCACCAACACGTCCAAATGATATGTAATAATAATCAGGTAGTCTATCCTGTAAATACTTCATCTGAAATCGTGTTATATAATCGATAATCGTATCATCATAGTTTTCTATCTTATTGAATATATCACACAGATATTTATGGATACCAAGAGTATGTTGATTTAACAATTCCTTTGCAACACCTTTATATTCCAGGGTCTCCCCATCATAAAACATTTCAATTCCTTTGAATCTCATATATGATGTCCATGTGTTTGCATGTTTAAATTCAACACCCTCGATGTTATTGACTATCCTCTTCTTTGAATCAAATATACATGCATCAGAATGTAATGATACAACATTTGATTCATCTAACCCATTTGTTTCTAAGAATTTTCTACGTGTTTCCAACTCACATTGTATTAGACGCTGGGAGAATTCTTTATTATCTTTTTGGATCAATCCTACTTCTCGGGTTCTTTGTTCTTTTGGCATTCTTTTAAGCTTTTCTATAATACTCTTGTCTAATAAGTTATATCGTTCGGATATACTTACCGACATAGCTTTCATATCATATTCTACTATATTAGCATGAAACAAAAACTGAATATCTGGATTGAACCACATGAGTTTTTCATTCATATTCACACAACCTTATCAATAATTTAATAGTATATGATTGTCATATACAAATAAATGATATATGTATAGAAATTTAAAATTACATGTATGATTTATTTGTATAATGATACAAATAAAAATCTATATAAAGGAGCATACAAAATGGACGAGAATAACAAGTCTAAAGATCCGTTGCTTGATCTCATTAACAAGCATAAAGCTGCATCGGGCGATACTCCGGTACCAACTATAACTAATTCAACACCTCAGATACCCGATGATGAAGATATCTACGGTGAGAATGATCAGCAGATTGCGATCGAAGCTGAAGACAGAGCTCGTGAAGAAGCACGTGCTGCTGCGGCTGCAGAACAGCAAGCTATTGCAGATGAGGCTGCTGCTAAAACAAGTGGTTTCATGCCTCCTGATGAGAAGGATATGAAATACCATGAACAGGCCATCGGATTCCAGACAGAAAAGCTTGCAATTGTAACAACCATGATCAATAAGGTTGTTGCAAAGTATAAGCTTATATCAGGAGGAATTCCTACAGAAATGATGAAGGATAACACAGGTCGTATTATTCTTGATCAGGTAGCTGTTAAGGCAGAACTCTGTGAATTATATGAGAAGAATGGTGATAAGATAACACCTGAATTCGAAATGATGATTCTTGATAACTGGATCATGCCTGACAATACACTTGCATCCGAAAACATCGTAGATGGTGTTGTAGTTGATGCTACAATGCAGAATGTTCAGAATAATGGTGATGTTTCCAATACTGCATCGGGCAATAAGCCATCCAACGAACCTGTACAGAATCCCACAATCAACATTACTGTTGAGAAGGATACACCTGTCACAGTGAATGTTGATGAGAGCGTAACTGCAAACCTGTCATATACAAACCAGGTTGATATTGTTGTAAAGGAAGTTTCTAAGGACGAAATCCTTAAAGCAAATATCATCGAAAACAGTAATATCGAAGGTATCATTCAGAAGTATGATTCAGGCATCAATGATGTACCTCTCACACTTCCTCTGTCGGGATATCGTTGCGTTGTTCGTTCAATCAACTGGTTTGACTTTATAAAGCTTGCAGCACCATCTTCAAACAGTCCTGTTGACAACGAGCTCAAGAAGTGGTCTGTAATATATGATCACATCAAGAATGTTTCAATAGGTGATTTCAAAGATCTTGAAGACTTCATGAGGAAGACAAAGTATCAGGATCGTGAACTTCTCATGTGGGGATTACTCGTTGCTACATCAGACGATGAGGAGACCATCGAAGTTCGTTGTGCTAACCCGAGATGTGGTAAACCCATAAGGGTTACATATAATCCTCGTACAATTCATAGTATCGGTGA